AGTCAGCTTGTTATCATTACAATGAAGCCTGGTTAACGCGGGACAATTCAAATGCTGAAAGGAAGTCAGCTTGTTATAAGAACAATACAGCGTGGTTAACACAGGACAATTCAAATGCTGAAAGGAAGTCAGCTTGTTATAAGAACAATACAGCTCGGTTAACGCGGGACAATTCAAATGCTGAAAGGAAGTCAGGTTGTTATAATCACAAGTCAGCTCGGTTAACACAGGACAATTCAAATGCTGAAAGGAAGTCAGCTTGTTACCAGAACAATGAAGTGTGGTTAACACAGGACAATTCAAATGCTGAAAGGAAGTCAGCTTGTTATGATGACAATACAGCTTGGTTAAATTGGGTGCATTGAGTCCTTCAAACGAGGTAATCCCACAATGAGAACAATCCAATTCCGTGACATGCAACAATTCGTTATCGCTTCCAATAAATGTAGATTTAGTATATTTGTACGCAACCATTTTCTTTTCTACTGAGAATATGGTTCAGATATAAATCATTTTTTTGTTTTTGCTTTTGCAAATGAAAAAACAATCAATCCGAGTATAGATCGCCGTTGCACGGATTGGAGTCGTTGCCCGAGTTGATGCCGTCCCACACCACGCCGCAGTTATTCGCCCAGGTATATTTGGCACATGTGCCGTCGTTTCCCGTAAAAGGCGCAACCGTGAAATCCATGGTATTGGCACTCGCGTTGTCTTTATTTTTTAGCGACAGGGTATAGTCGGGGTCCTTTTGCGTTTCGGCATCCGCTACATCGGCGGTCTTTAAAAAACACTGCTGCGTGGATGCATTGTGGGTGGCGCCAAAGCACAGGGCCGACCCCGAGCACAGGTTCTTGCACTGGGCCTGGGACACGTCCGCGTGTTCCGTCAGCGTGTTTCCGATGGAATTCGTATTGGCTTGGTCCATGTACATTTTCTCGGAATTCACGAGGTTGCAGGTGCCTAGATTGTGCGTGTTCATGCACGCCGACCCGTTTCCCTCAATGTCCACCCAGTAATCGGGGCAGTCGCCAATGATGGGCGGCCACTGCGTTTCGCCAGCGCCCGACTTGGACAAAGACACGCCGATAATAATCAAAATAACGGATAAAATAAGAATGGCAACAATGACGACCGTTTTTTGAAACATTTTATTTTTGTAAAAAGAAAATCCCTGTTATATTGCAGCAATATTTATTTTGTTAGGTTGTTCTCCAATCTAGGCCATGGTCCAGCTACATGCTTGCAATTTACACAACTTTTTTTCCCATTTACAGCCCAGATATACAATGAATTGTGTATTTATATTGTTTTTTATTTTGTTAGGTTACGACAACATTTCCGCGGGATAGTCCATGTCTTTGAGCACTTTGAGCCCGCCTTTTACCGTGGAGATTCCCTTGGCCAATTTATACGTGTATTGAAACTGGTCTTTATCTCCACCTTCATTACGTTTAATACCCATGTGCATGTTCACCACCCTTTTATTCGCTTCTAAATTCAAGCATAATTGCGTGTAATGCGTCGTCAGCATGCACGTGACTTGCGGTTTTAGCGTGAGGTACTGCATGAACGACGTGGCGGATTCCACGGCTTCCTCGGGATTCGTTCCAGAGTACAGTTCGTCGAAAATACATAGATGTGATTCCTCTAAATTAGATTCGCTGATTGCGTCCAAAATGAGTTTGCAGCGTCTCGCTTCGGCTTGAAACAGGCTGTCGCGTCCCGATGTGTCGGGAATGTTTAAATAGCAGTGAAAGTGCGAAAAAAGAGTGGGAAAAGAAGCGCGCCGAAAGCATCCCGCACCCACTTGCTGGCACAGCAGCGTGTTAATCATGACGCTTTTTAGCATGGTAGTTTTTCCGCCGCCATTCGGGGCAGTAATGACGATATTTTTTGCCAAAGAGCAGTCGTTGGTGATTGTTTTGGTCTCCGCTTCACTCTTCATTTCATTTATAAATTTCGGGTAAAACAACCCTTGGAATTTATTCTTATTTTTTTTGTTAGCTTTACCATCTTTATTTTTATTTTTAAACTTGGACTCGTTTGTTTTATTTTTATTCGAAATCTTGGCCAAATGCATCGCGCCGTCATCCAACTGCTTACCGAGTCCCGCCATATTTTCCATAAACCCGTGAAAGCCAAACGAGTAAGAAACCAGGTCGCTAATGTGGTCACTTGTATGAATCGTGTAAAAGTGGCTCAGCACCTGGCCAAACTGTTTTATTTTCGAGAAAGAAAAGGTGAATCCCGAAATGTGGGCCAGCTCTAGTTTCCATGCGTGCAGCGCAACAATCTTCTCATCTAAATCCTTTTTAAAATCAGCAAAGCTAACAAACGATTTAATTCGACAAGAAAAGTCGCGCATTTGGGCCAAAGAATATTCCGCGTATTCTTGCATGCATTGTAGATGGGCGTGAATGTCTCGCATATTACTGTAGAATCGCACGCACGACAGCACGTTTTGATAAATGGTAAACAGGTAAAAGCTCGCCGAGACAATGGCGTACATTTTCTGCCCCGAACCCAGATCGGAAAATCCCGTAAAGACCTTGGCGACGGGGTTGCTCGCCATCAATCCTTTTAGAATGTTGCCGTATTCGCCCACCGTGATGGGAATTTGTTTTAGTTTTAAAATGAAAAACGGGATGAGCAAAATGAGCAGGGGAGAGCACAGTGAAATAATGGGAGACGCAATGTTGTAGATGCTCATGAGCTGCATGAAGAGGGGATTGGCGTTGAGTCCCTTGGCGAAATCCCACTGAATGTACGAATACTTTTCACAAAAGGACGTTTCGCCTTTGATTTGGGACCATGTTTCCAGCATTTGTTTTTTGATTCGGTCTTTAGCAGCCACATTTGGTTCCTTTTCTTTTCTTTTTTTTGTTAGGCTTTTATCCTTCAACAAGCTTTGAAACTCGGTCAAATAGGTTTTGTCAGACGTGGTATAGGATGCAATTTCCCCCATGATATTTTTACCAACGTCAGTAGTGGGGGAAAACACGTGCTCGTACAAGGGTTTGTCTTTTGTTTCTTCTTTGTTTTTATCTTGGTCATTCTTTTCATCATTGTCTTGGTCATCATTTTGGTCGTCATTTTGTAAAAGCTGCACCAGTTCCAAGTCTTGGATGATGTTTGCATCCAGCTTTTGCGATTTGGCATTGTACTGGATGGGAAGCTTGAACTGCTGCAAATCCAGGTGAGGAATCGTCATTGTTATATTTCACAATGTATTTATTATAAAATTCCAATAAAAACAATATGAAGCTAACAAACGTATAATGTAAAACATGCTGAGAACTATTTTCCGAAAAAAAGACGACCTCAAATTGAGCAACGTGTGTTGTGCCGAAGAGCGTTCTCTACTTTTACACACCAAGTCAGCCAATTACAAGGTTAATACGACAATTCAAGAAAAAGAAAAAGAAAAAAAAAGAACCAAGATAATGTCAAGGAATTGACCTTGTGCCCTGATACAACTTTTACATGTTCGGGTGATAGATGCACCGAAGTATATAAAATGTATTCATTTGTGTGTCCAAGATTTATAAATTTCGCCAAACAAACGTGTCTGAAATTTAAATTTAATGATATCCTAGATATGCCTTTAAGTGCGTCTCAAATCATTGAGAAGATTGAGATTGAAATTGGAGGATGTCGAGTAGAAGACATTTTGTTTTTAGAAAATAATGTGTGCGTCTCGTCTGTAAGGCATCATGTTACCATTAATCAGTATCAGGACCATTATAATCATTATAATTGCGATCATGTGGTCATCGAGGAAACAACCACAACCATAAAGGTTGATGTTTCCAGTCACGATGAAATCATCGTACCTCTTCCCCTTTTAGCTTTAAAATTGAACGAATATGAGTTATTTTTGGCACCAGATAGCATATATGAAACAAGGTTAATCATTCACTTTAAGAATTATTATTGCATCACGTCCACCACTGTTTTATTGCATTCCTTGCCTTAGATATTTTTTTATTTTTTTTGTTGGGCTCAGAAAACGAAAAAAATGATATAAAAGGAATTTATCAATTCGAATATACGGTTCCAAGACAAAAAATGGACAGACCAACCTGGAAAGAATATTTCAAGAGTTTGGTGCTGCTTACTTCCACGCGGTCGCCATGTGAGAGGCTGCAGGTCGGCTGTATTTTGGTGAAACACAATCGCATTATTTCGCAGGGGTACAATGGGTATTTGCCTGGCGCGCCGCACCAATCCAAAGTCGCGGACGGGCATGAGCAGGCAACGGTGCATGCCGAGCAGAACGCTATTACGGATTGTGCGAAACGAGGGGTGAGCAGCGACGAAACCGATGCCTACATTACGCATTATCCGTGCATCCACTGCATGAAGATGTTGTGTGCGGCGGGCATTCGAAACATTTATTACATTCACGACTACAAGAACGATGCATTGGTGCAATATTTTCACGAAATTTCTGGAATAGAACGGCTAGAACAGATATGATTATTTTATGACAATTTTCCATTCAATCCACGCATCATACTATCCACCCAGGCATTGTAGCACATGTTATTTTCCACAATCAACGCCGTGTCCTTTTTTAAATTCATAATTCGTTTTGTAGTTCTGATACAATGGTATGTTCCAACGCTTGCAATCATAAAAGGTACGACGTACGACGCGAATCAGATGCAGCATCTTTATTTATAAATGGTTGGTTTACGTTTGAAATCATTTTTTTATTTATTTAATCCGTGTTTTCTTCGTTTATGCCCGTTATCTCCACTGGCTCGCTGGCGGAAATATCCTGAGCATACTGTGCCTGCTGCTCCACCAACCCGTCCAGTTGCGTCTGCTGATTTTCCACCGTGTTTTCTAAATTGTCTAGTCGCTGGACAAAGGCTTGCTGCGTCTCTATTTTTTGCTCCAGCGACATGATATTGCCTGCATTTTGCTGGGCTAAAATGAGGGCATTATTCGGATCGTTGGTGTCGTATTTTTTAAAATCGTCGCCGTCCTTTTTTTCTTCTTCGTTTACTGTTACATTTTTAGTGTCATCATCTTCGGTGCCATCTGTCATGCCTTCGCATAATTTAAAAGCGCATGAATTGAAAATGCGTAGACGAAAAAAAGAGTACATGGATGCACACACTAACAAAGCAAAAAATACAATTAAAAAAGAAAGAAGGTGTTTTTCAATAAATGATGCCATTATTATAATTTATTGCAATATTTATTTTAATTTTAACCAAACGATTTACATTTCCACCATTTCCATGCACTTGAAAATCAACTTGCTCGCCAGTCCAGGGCATTCCTTGGCCTTGCACTTGGAAAGAGCCAGCACCCGATTGTGAATTTGCGTATTTGGCGACACTTTATCCATACACACTGCCTTTAGCAGCTTGAACAAGATGTACACATACTCAACCAGCTCGTGGTTGCGGTTCTTGGCCGCCGCGTCCATCTTTGACGCATCGATTTGAATTGCCAACTCAATTAGGACGCAAGTCACGTCATTGTGTTTCCCCGTGATGGTCAAGACGTGGCCCAGAAACGTCGTCTCGGCCTTGAGCATGTCGTTGTTTTTATTGTTTTTGCAAGACTGCTCGTACGAGGTGGCGTCCGTGTTGATGGCGATTGCGTCAAACATGGTTTGATTTATTAGGCGTTGCATTCTTTCGTTCAACACAGCCGTCAAGGCGGGATATTCCTTCACTAAATCCACGTACATGTCCGCGAATAGCTTGGAATAAAACTTGTTGGCCGAGGAAATCTCATAGATGGCGTCGCTGAGGCGCACCATGTTTTCTGGCACCATGTCGGGGTGGATAATCTGCGACAAAATATTGGTAATCTTGACATACATGTCGTTCTTGGTCTTGTCGGTGGTTTTGTTCAAGTATGTGCGAATGAGCAGCAGCTGGCTGTCAAACCCAGTGGTGACATTTCCCAAGATGGTTGTGGCGGGGGCTTTTTGCTGAACTGCTGACGCGGCTTCTCCGCTACCGCCACCGCCACCGCTACCGCTACCGTTGGAGGACGGCATGCGCAAAGAAGGATTGGGTTTGTGATGTGACGCGGAAGAAGACGAAGAAGAAGAAGCATGTCGGGGGGGAAACCGCTTATCGCTCCAAGAATTCCCTTTTCCTTTTAATGCGTCCACTACTGACTGAATTGTGTGTAACGTATTCTGCGACGGGGACGAATACGCGGTGCAATCCTCGAAATACTTGATGGAATACTTGCGATTTGCGTTTTCCGAAATGGTCGTCGACATTACTATACTATGTGGAATGTATTCAAGTCGTTTATTTCATTTTTTTCATTTTATTTTATATTATTTATTATAATATACGACGCAAATAATGAATGCAAATAATAACAATAATAATAATAATGAAATAAAAACGGTGTTTATACCGCGAAATAAATTAACGTTGCGCAAAACAAAAGAAATAAAAAAAATAGAGCGAACAAAAACCACCAAGGTTCAAAGCCGCGGTTGGAATCTCAGCGACGAGCAAAAAACGCCCGATTACCAAAGGGCGTTGCTAACAAATTTATTAAACGAATCCAGCGACGAATCAACGTCTTATTTGACCCAAGAAATACTGAAATTGCTCAAAATAAAACAATCCAGTTACAAGTCTCAGGATGTGCGAAAGAATAAATATTGTATCGAATCGTTTGTTAGCGTGGCCACTATCGTTTCTCTTTTACACGAATCGGAACTAAACTGCTTGTATTGTTCGGACGCCGTTTTGGTGTTGTACGAGTATGCCTATGATCCAAAACAATGGACGCTGGATCGCGTCGACAATCAACTCGGCCACAATACCGACAACGTAGTCATTGCGTGTCTGGAATGCAATTTGAAACGGAGAATCACCAACAAAAATAAATTTCAACTTGGTAAAAAAATGGTACTAACAAAACTGGTCAAAGAGAACGCATAAATAATTATGCCAATAACTGCAGTAGTTCAGGTTTTTTCAATTTAGAGGCATCCTCGCACAGTCCCTGTTCCTGCACCAGTTCACGCAACGCGCCCACCGACATTTTTTTGAAATCATTGGTCTTGACTTTTATTAAACCGTCCTCGTTGGTGGCCGCATGAAGAGAATCGATGGGGTCGGATTCAATGTCCATCACCTCGGCATCAATCGTCGCATAAGGTTCGGCCTCAGCCTCAGCCTCGACCATAGCAGTAGCCGTAGAATCCGAATCGGACGACATGTTGGACTCGGAATCCGAATAGTCGTCGTCCGACACAACAATTTTAGCTTCATTGATGTCGCCGTCTAATTCTACAACACTGCTCGTACTATTTCCCCCATCCACCTCTCCTTGGCCCTCTGCGCCCCCCCCACCAATCAACTGTGATTTAATCACCTGAGTGTCGTAGATTATTCCCTGAATCACATTTACCATGGACGCTAATTTATGGTCCTGGTCGGCAATGCGGTGATTAATGTACAGGTAAATCGACCCTAAAAGAATGACCAGCGTAGTAATGCTCAGCAATATATAAGAACTAAAAAAGGAACTAAAAAAATCAGGAATCATGTTTTGCCTTTACATTCTTCAAGATATTTTTTTGCGAATTAAAACGCGATATTTTATTATATTGGTCTAATAAAATGTACAATAAAAACAACAAAAATAAAACGCGCGCAAAATCCTTTAGAAAAAGCGTGCGTAAAATAAAACCGATAAAAAGAAAACGCACCAATAAGTCCAAGTCCAAGTCCAAGTCCAAGTCCAAGTCCAAGTCCAGTCAAATATCGCTAAAACGTTCATCCTATTACAATCCCCCTTTATCCAAATCAACTCGCTCAACTATATCGCCTTTATCTGCTAATTGACTAAAGCATGGTATATTCGTTTTGAATCTTGTTTTGGTACCACTTTTCCTTGACATTGTCGGGCAGCATCACATGATGGTGACGCTCGTACTCGTCGGGACCATAATAATACAAATGTGCGGGATTGGAAGGGAGTCCAGGCCGCAGCCCAGTCGTCATGGATACCTTGAACAATTCGCGGTCGTGCTTTCCCACATACCCAATCAAATCGCCAGTCTTGGCGTGGAGAATCTTTCCACCCATGAAATCGCTGGAAAACACGGTAGTCGCACACGGCTTAACAATCCCTTCCGCGTTCTCCTTGTATACCGTCATGGTATGCGTGTACTTTTTCTTGTTTTGTACAATGTAATCGTCCTCGTCCTCGTAGTATCCATAGTTGAAATCGTTGTTGTTCATGATGCTTTTTTTGATGGGTCGCTTCTCGTTATATTATTATACCAAGTTCTCTTTAATACATTTTTTGTGTTTTTACAAATAGCTGCATTTCAAAAAAATGAAATAGAATTATGGTTCTTTGTGCCATCAAGAAATATATTTCAATGCCGATTTTTAACAAGCTTCAAACCGAACGCCAAACAAAACAAGAAGAATCCATTCGCCGTCAATTATGCCATGCGAGTGTGTTTTGGTTTTTGATTGCACTTATCCTCGCACTGATTTTTACCCTGGATTATTATCCGCTGACGCAAATTATAAATAACTGTACTGGCTGATAAATGATTCCACGTTGGGACTAACGTCCTCGGAAGAGCTGGACGACGGCACGGGCAATTCATTGGACGGTTTCGCTTGTAAACTGGTCCGAATCGCTTCCTTATTTACACCAATATCTTTAGTATCTTTAAAAGCAGAAGCGGATGTTTGCAATTCCTTTTTTTTATCGTCCAAGGTCGCCTGCTGATCTGCGGACAAGGTTGGATCCGAAGTCAGGCCCTCTATAACAAAAGACTTGGCACTATTTTGGGTGAGCCAAAAAATGAGGAGCACCGAGCAAATGCCAAGTATCATGTTATGATGAGAAAAGAGTATTACGCAACTGACAAGAAATAAGCGACCCAACACTGTATGCAGCACACTTTGAACCATTTTTTTGGAAGAGAGTAAAAGAAACCCGACTAACAAAATAAAAAATCCCAATACTTGGTTCATGTTTAGGTTAATCTTTTTAAACATTGTTAGTGTAGTCGGATATTTTATTGGAAAATATTGGAAAAATAAATAAAACAATCTTTCAAGCTATGGACCAAAACCAAAACCAAAACAAAAACAAGAATAATAAATCAACCATGAATATCCAGTGCTGCTTTTGCGGCCCCGTGCGAAACTGCGCCCCCTTTTTGCCCGCCGTCATGCGTAACATCCAGAAGATGGGTTCTCAGTTGTTTCACGACCAGTATGCCATCATCCTCTTTTACGACAAATCCTCCGATATCTCTTTGTCCATCCTAAAAACATGGAAAATCAAATTGAAAAAAGAGGTAGGCGTCCTGATGCATCTGTACATCAATCCTGCCACCACACTGTCTCCATATCGCACGCACCGCATCTCGGCCGCGCGCAACAAATGCCTCGATATTCTGAAAAATAATTATTCGACCACTACCTGTCCCTATTTCATCATGATGGATTTTGACGAGCCCAACAGCAAGCCGTGCCATCCAGAAAATCTGCAAAAGTATTTCGACACAACTAAATCCCTATTAAATAAATGGGACGCCTTGTCGTTTCAGACGGCGCCGCATTACTACGATATCTGGGCCTTGTCGATTGCTCCCTTTAGTTTCAGCTACAACCATTTTCGCAACAACGACGCGTTTTACGGCATCATTCAGACATATATGGATAAAAAGTTGGCGAAAACCAAAGGCCTTGTGTCGTGCATCTCGGCGTTCAACGGCTTTGCCATCTATAAAACCGCCGTGTTTCTTTCGTGCCGATACAGCGGCGATATTCGCACTTCCACGCAATTAAGTAAAAACATCCAGCCGCGATGGATTCAGCAGCACAAACGCGCCACCCAGTCGAAACAGGTCGAATTCCGCGATTACGGACACATCAAAGGCGCGCACGAAGATTGCGAACACCGACCGTTTCACATGCAGGCTATACAGCAAAATGGCGCGAGAATAAAAATATCCCCCGAAGTCATCTTTATTTGAGCAACGAGTCGCACAATTATAAGATAAGATAAGATACGATTAATTCGCAGGTTCTTCTTTGATAATATCATACCAATAAAAGTTAAGCATGCGGAGCGCGACGCAATAAGATACGATTATTTCGCCCCTAATTCATTTGTTGTTTCATAAAATTCTTCAATTCGTTCTTCATGGTATTATTTTTTTTGTTAGGTGGGTCTCTTTTATTTGACTCGTGGTCGTCGTCATACAAAATAGAGGATTCATTCAAAGGAAGGTTGGCGAGTGGTGTTACGCCAGACGGCAGGTCTGAAATATCGGTGGCATTTGGCTGGTCTACCTTTGGCCGATGTTTCAATGTGTCTAAAATAGATTGGTAGGTGTTGGATGCTTCATAATTTTTTACCTTGGTGGAGGTCAAGGTTTCGGTCAAATAAATAAACAGGGTATGGACCGCATAAATGAACAGAAACGAAAATAGTCCAATTTGCAAAATAGTTCCCATCATATTTTTTTTGGAATTTTAATTTACTTTAAGCAATAAAAAATAATCGGAAAAGAAACGTGATAAAATATAAGAAAGAATAAAAGGAGAACATAACAGAAAAGAAATATGTTTAAAAAAGCGGCCAATAACAACACGGTGCTTTTTTCCATTATTTTATTCATGGCGCTTTACGTTGTCATTTCGCAATTTATCCAGCCGAGGTTTTTATACAATACCAATGGGACACTAAAGGAATTCGGCGTGGGGTACAAAAACAAAACCGTCGTTCCTATGTGGCTGTTTTCCGTCGTGCTCGGTATTTTATCATATCTTTTTGTGCTGTACTATGTTACCAATATACATTTTTGATTTGATTTGATTTGATTTGATTTGATTTGATTTCTTTTACTTGGCCTTGCTTTACTTGCATTTTCGGTAAAAGAGACAATAGGCGCTCGGCTGGACGATTACTTTGGCAAGCATTTGCGGATGTTGGTCCAATTTAGTCACGCGCTCGTCGTCAAATATAAACCATTCATTGGTGACGGCGTGTTTAACAGTCGCGACGTAATGCCCGCCCCTTGCGCCGCCATAGTGGTGACACACGCCGTACAGCTCGTATTTATTATTATTTCTCTTTTCTTTTGTTTGGTCGTAATTATATGCGTATTCAGTCATGTCTATATAAAATGGGAAATTCACCATTTGTTTTTGGCGGACATCGAAGCGTTTTAGGCTAAAGACGAGAATAACGGGAAACGACCAAAACCGAATGTGCCGCTGGATGGTTTCTTTTTCTTTGGTTTTTTCGTTCATGTATCCTTCGATGGTCTCCCCCGCACAGTGCTGCTGCAAACAATCATGCAAGGATATTTTTTCCAAAATAGGAGGTACAGACAGGTTGATTTCAAAGAAAGGGTCGGGTTTGAAGCTCAGCGTTTCTCCCGATGCCTGGGACACGATTTCCGACACGTACAGCCCGAAAAACACAGGCAGCAGTTCCGAGTAGTCGTCGGAATACATACTTTGTATCGTTTCGTAGCATTTCACCGCAATCTTGTCCGTGTTGCTAGACGCGGTGCCGCTAACACTGATGCGGACTTTGCGGCTCAGAGCTCCGTGGAACGAATCGACGACCAGAGAAAGAAACTCGGATGCGTCGTTGGGGTTGAACCCGACGAATCCGTTGTTGATTTCTTTTACATTAATGTTTTGCTGAAAGGCTTGGTGAAAGGCGCGCGGATTCACTACGCGTCCTTTAACGGCATCATTCCATAAATGCGTGTGCAAATCTATCCATGTTTGCATCAACCGTTGATTTGCTTGTTTGGTCAAAGAATTGGTCTTGTTGGATTTTTTCGCATGGTTTAGTATATTGTTTAAATCTGGACTGTGAGACAATATTTGCAAACATGTATTCATAAAACACGTGTTTCCGATATTCGCGAGCCCAGTGGTTCCGTTTTCCGTCATTGTAGATTATTCACTTACTTGGATTGTATTTAATTTAATAATCATTTTTTATTTAACTTATTCAAAAAAATGATTATTAAATTCATGTCATATCAAGCAAGAGTAAAAAAATCAAGCATGGTCGCCTACAAATATACTAAATCCACCTTTATTGGAAGCGATAACGAATTGTTGGACGTCACGCAATTGGATTGTTCTTATTGTGGGATTTCCTCGTTTGAAGGGCTCAATGCGCCCAATTTAACCAGGATTGATTGTTCTTATAACACCCTGACTTCCTTTCAGCATTTGAATTGTCCCATGTTAACCGAGATGCATTGTTCTAATAACAACCTGACTTTCTTTCAGCATTTGAATTGTCCCGCGTTAACCACGCTGACTTGTTCTTGTAACAAACTGACTTCCTTTCAGCATTTGAATTGTCATCTTTTAACCACGCTGACTTGTTCTTATAACAAGCTGACTTCCTTTCAGCATTTGAATTGTCCTGCTTTAACCAAGCTGTATTGTTCTAATAACAACCTGACTTCCTTTCAGCATTTGAATTGTCCTCTTTTAACCATGCTGTATTGTCATTATAACAACCTGACTTCCTTTCAGCATTTGAATTGTCCTCTTTTAACCACGCTGACTTGTTCTTATAACAAGCTGACTTCCTTTCAGCATTTGAATTGTCCTGCTTTAACCAAGCTGACTTGTTCTAATAACAACCTGACTTCCTTTCAGCATTTGAATTGTCCAGCGTTAACCACGCTGACTTGTTCTTATAACAACCTGACTTCCTTTCAGCATTTGAATTGTCCTGCTTTAACCACGCTGACTTGTTCTGGTAACAACCTGACTTCCTTTCAGCATTTGAATTGTCCTGTGTTAACCACGCTTCATTGTTCTTATAACAACCTGACTTCCTTTCAGCATTTTAATTGTCCTGCGTTAACCATGCTTCATTGTTCTGGTAACGAATGGGAGTTTATTCCTCCACACATCAATCGCTTACTAAATACAACCAGAAACACACAAAATGTATATTCTGATAAACAAAACGTGCACAACCACCATATCCAAGAATGTATTCGCAGTTCCATCCAAGCAGTCCTGTCGAAAAAACCTTGCATCGCCGCGGAAAATATCTACGAAACCATTTTGGCAGACACGGTGCTAACCATGTTAACCAAGGAAATATTGGTGGATTACTGCAAGGAAACCACCGTGCATTCCACGCTGCGAATCACCTTTGAAGAATTGCTGGTGCATGTATTTAGTCGCATTGAGTGCAATGCGAACAAAGAGGAAATAAAAAATGTATTGAATGCGGAAATGTCCGATTCGGTATGCAAGTGCTTCACGGGCCGCATGTCCCGTCTCATCAACTGTCTAAACGGTTTCGACGACCTGGTAAGCATTCGCATCTCGGATACGGAGCAGATTGGCCAAGTCATTGGCATGATAAAAGAGCAGCTGGATAGTGAGAATAAATATACGGTGGAAAAGCATAGGGAAATGGCCTCGGACGAATTACGGGCAAGAGACTACTCGGAAGAAATCATTGCGGAATGGATCGCGTTTATTGAATAAATTAATAATCGTATTCTTCCTCGTTCAGCAAGAATTCCTTTTTTTCCAGCTCGGGTTCGTTCTTGTTTTTTCCGCTCTTTTTTTTCAATTTCGACGCGGTCGTTGTCGTTGTCGTTGTCTTTTTCTTTTTTTTCTTTTCTGCCGCCGCCGCCGCCTTGACGGATTTCACCACGTCATGAACTTCCTCGTCGCTGCTGCTCACCACAAACCCGTCCTTTAAATATCCGTGTTTGGTCTTGAGCGACGGCGAAAGGTCGGCCAGCTCGTCGGGCTCCATCTCGTCCTCCATGGCGGTTTTGGCCAAATCCTCGAAACCGCCAAACAATTTCTCCTCTATTTTTTTCCAGTCATCCATCGTCAGACTGCTTACAACCATTTTATTCGGGTTGTTTGCATCTTCCACAAACCCCACCAATAGGGCATTGCCAAACAAGAGCGTGCGGTCCGCTGGAGGAGGAAAATCGTACTTGTTTTCAGACAGTGCTTTCCCCGTATCTTTTCCGTATAATTTTACCACGTGCTTTATATTTGCCAAACGCACAGACCAAGTCGCAAAGCAGTGGAATCCATTGGGTGATTTAAACCCGCACTTTTTAAATAATTTTTCTTCGGTGTATTCTTTGATTTGGTACGGCGTCAATACAGCATCCTTTTGAACGATAATCACTTTAAGTGGTGGCATTATTTTTTTGAGAAAGGGAATATTATTTATATATGTGTGTTGTTTTTATATTGTTTTTGTTGAGAAAATAAAAGAAAAAGACAAAATATTCGATTATATTAAATGGTGAGATTTCGTTGTCTAAAGAACATGGTGCAATATCCTCCAAAATCAAAAAAATGCGTGCCAAAAAATAGTTTACAAACAACGCGCAGAAAACGATGTACAAAAGGAAAACAGAGGGAAAAAATCCCCCCCTACGATTGTGTGAAAAATAAAAATATGTTAGACACATTATCTTCATCGATATCTGCCACACCACTCACAGGCCCACTAGTCAAAAGTACCATTATTGGACAGGGAGCATATGGATGTGTGTATCGTCCCTCTATTCCGTGTGCCGTTTCTTCCAAAAATATATCTGAAAAAGAATCCAAGAATCTCATTTCGAAATTCATGTACACCAAGGACGCAAAAAAAGAAATGGAAGAGTTTAAACTGATACACCGCAAAGATCCGAGCAACCAGTTTCACCTCGGGATTCCCACCATTTGTCAGCCAGATTTCGCCGACCCCGCTATTGTAAAAGAATTGAAACAATGCGTGATTAAAGACCCCGAACCCATGTACGATGAATCCCAGAATGCCAGAGAATATAGCGTGCTGACGTTTCCCTACGGCGGGCTGAATCTCAAGGATTTTTGCAAAAAACGCCTCGAACACTTTTCCGCAGCCAAGACAAAGATTTTTTGGAAAAAAGGCGTGCTCAATTTACTCAACGGCCTAATATTTTTTCGCAACAACGACATGATTCATTATGATTTGAAACCGCACAATATATTATTCAACGAAGACAAAATGCAAATGAGATACATTGATTTTGGCATGATGATGAGCCGTTCAGAGTTTATCGCTAGTTCTGCAAACAACACAAATAATAATGGATCGATTCACTGGTCATATCCATTTGAAAATGGGTTTGTAAACGCAGACGTGCTTCGATTGTACACCATCTTGTCTCCCGCCCAAAAAGATAATTTCAAAACACAAATTCGAAAATTAATCGTGGATGGAATCGAGAAACGACATCCGATAGATATTGGGCTGTCCATTAGCCACCCCGACAATGTATCGCATGTGTTTGATTTTACCATTCCTCCGAGCGCCGCTGGCGACAAAACTAAATTTGAAAGGTACGCCGACGATAACATTGATTTATTTTTTCAAGGTCTGGACGAACTCATTGCGCAGGCGATTCCGTCGGATTTTAAACAGATGCAATTCGGCCGCAAAGTCAACATGACGTTCATCAAGATGACAGCGGATGCGATTGATGTGTACGGTCTCGGATTTACGCTGCAATACGTGGCAAACTCCTTTTATAAAAAAGGAAAAATCAGCAGGGAATTCTATACCAAATGCTCGGCCCTATTTGAGACAATGTACACGTTTAATCCGTTAACAAGAGAGTTGAACGTAGATTTGCTGCGCAAGCAATACGAGGAAATCCTCCGCACCACGAAAATATAATATATCATTTTTATAATGTCTCGTCTTCATTTGCAGGTGTAATCGTTACATCCGCAGCAACCAACTCTTCCTTTTTCACGGGGCGCTTTCCCATGTGTTTCAAGGTGGACATGCGTTTTGGACCGTCGGTATTTTTGAGCGTGAATTTTCCCCGCTGATTGTTGTAAAAGAGCGAGTTGATTTTTTTCAGTTTTCCAGTGTTTTTGTCGTAGGAAATGTCCTTGGCCTTTTGAATCATGTTTTTATTGACGCATTCTTTCAAAAAATCATGCAGCATCTCTGTATTCTCCTCGGTGAGCCCGTGTTCCTGTTTATAAGTGCCCACGTATTCCGTCATTTTTTTCATCTTGAGAGATTTGCTTAATTTCGACCACGAACCGTTGGTCAGGTTCATTTGCTTTTCTTTTTGCAAAAAAACCTCTAAATCGTGCAACCCGTTGGAACTACTCATTTTATTGTGCTATTATATAATTACCTAGGTTGTGTTTAATTCGTTTTTATTTTTATTTTTTATTTTTTATTTTTTATTTTTTATTTTTTATTTTTTTATTTTGCGTAAAAATGGATTTGAAGAATATTATAGCACGTTGCTTTTATTTTATTTCATTTCATTTTTAATTTTTGAATTAACGTGTTTGTTAGAAAGAACAGGTCGCAGTCGTTTTCCTGAATGGTATTAAAGTAAATAATGTACTTGCATATCAGCGGAATAATCACATACTTTTTTTCGTCGCCAAGCACGCAATTACTACTTTTTACAAATAGAAAAAATACATCCAGCACGTCAATGACGGAATAACCCACGTCTGTCAAGTTTGCCATGATTTCCATGGCGTCCGACAATCGTCCTCGCTCTACCTTGTCCAAGTATTGCTGAAAAACCGTAAAACTAATATTGGTGCACATTTGCTGCGCCAAATCCAAGGAAATGGAAGAGGTACCTAACAATTTAAATTTCTCCAGATAATTGATTAGAATATTTATATTATTTTTACCAATGCTGAGTATATAGTCCATTACGCTCGCGTCCAACTGAATCATTTCTTTTTCGCAAATGTTATTTAATATGTTTGTTAGTTGGATCCTAGTAAAAGAAGGAATGGAGAAAATCAAACAACGAGATTGAATATTCTCAATGACCTTTTTAATATTGGTGCACGACAGAACGAAATTAATGCGGTCCGAATAGGTTTCAATCAAATGGTTGCATATTTGCTGAACATATATATTTTTCATTTTGATGCAGTCAATGTTGTCCAGCACGATGGTTTTTTTTAATCCGCCTGTAATGGTAAAATGCGATTGACAAAATGTCTTTAAATTTTGGCGGTAAAAAGAAACACCGAAATCACTAATATTATTCACATACATGATATTTTCACAAGTCATCATATTGCCGTCTTCTGGTAAACCATAATATTCACACAACATGGCGTTAATAAGAGAGGTCTTTCGGTTGCCCACCAGTAAAACAGTTAGAGAGCCCGATTGAATCAGCATGCGGATAAAAGTGCGCATCTCGTCTGTCAATTCAAAATCATCCAATCGTTTTGGCATATATTTGTACATTAACATCATAGTGCAAAAATAACGTGTAACCTAACAAAGTTAAATAATAATGAAAATAATATTTAAATAGTTTAAGTTTTTTTTGTCGTAAATTTGAAAAGAAAAGAAAATGTAATATTATAGCTAATAATGGAGGTTATAAAATCACATAGAATGTCTCGGCTCGTATGGAGCACGGGCGAAGAATATCCGCAGAGTAGCCGCTTTATAAATGAATCGAATGAAATAAACAAAAAAAAAGAAAACAACGAAAAAAAAAAGGAAAACCAAATGCAAGGTGACAAATCAAACGATTATTATCAACAAAACGATATTTTCCAAGAAAATAAAACATTCCAGGAAATGGAAAGGGTTAATAATTTCATACATCCCGTCACCGATTTAGTGCGAAACAAACAGCGGGAAAAGTTCGATTTTCAAATCGCCGACCGAGAAATGTTTCCCCAACGCGGCACGAATCCCTTTTTCACCAATTCTTCGTACGCAGACCAAATAACGACGCAAAGCGACATGTTACTAAAGGCAAACGGCACCGACATATAACAAAGCGATAAACAGGCTCGAAAATTATCCGTCGGTGAAATGGAACGGAATGGATTCCATCGCGTTCCATCTCGCTCATTCAATCTTGATAATTATAAAAAATAAAAATAAAATAAAAATAAAAGAAAGATAAATGGCAAAAATGCAGTTCATGTTTAATAAATTTCGGCTGCAGACCGGACAACAACAACAACCGCAGCAAAAATATGCACTTCCTGTGAAAATTACCGCCGATACCTTTACCAAGAAGGCGTCTTATAACAGCATCATTCCCCTAAACATATTTCAAACATGGGACAACAAGCATCATTTGCCCAGGCGCATGAAAATAGCCATGGACCGTACCAAAAAAATGAATCCCGAGTTTCACCACCAGGTGTTTACCGACCAGGAATGCCTGAAATTCATCCAGGACAATTTCGACGCACCCGTGGCTGCCGCCTATCGCCGCATCATCCCCAGCGCGTTTCGGGCCGATCTCTGGCGGTATTGTGTGCTGTATATCAAGGGCGGCATCTACATGGACGTGAAATACGTCCCCAACAATAATTTCTCCTTTATGGAACTGACCGAGGCCGAGCACTTTGTGCTGGACGCCAACAAGCGGGGCATTTACAACGCGTTTATGGTGGCGCTGCCGAAAAACCCAGCCCTTTTGGACGCAATTCATAAAATCGTGGATAACGTAAAAAAAAGAAACCACGGCCGCAGCTTATTGGACGTGACTGGGCCCGAAATGCTGATGAAATATATTTTACCCCAAGATGCACGCACCGACATGCATCACGCAATATATGCAAATAATGCACAGTTTCGAGTGGTGCTGTACAAGGGAAAACATATTTTAAAATGCTACCCAGGATACAAGCAGGAACAGCAGCAAACTGGCGGCGAACACTACTCTACCCTGTGGCAACGACGGCAAGTATTCCGAAAGTGAATCGATAAGATACGGTTTATTCGTCCATTTACAAGATAACGACGCCACCAGGGTAACCAGTTTGGTAGAATTGTTTGGCCGAAACTCCCTTGTGGGCGTACCACTTGAGCATGCGGGAGCTGCTTCCAGCCCCGCCCACGGCGCTGGAAATGAGAGCGCCGATGCTGCGGGGGGCAGTGGCGGACAAGCGGGTGGTGCGCAAGGCGGTGTAGCGGCCCGAGCTGACGCCAGAACGGTATACGGTGAATTGATGAGAGGTCATTATTATTATTATTTTACGGCTATATTTTATTTATTTTTTGCATGATGAATAAATAAAATGATTTGATGTTTTATTTACATGTACATGGACATGGCCGCCTCGCTTCTCACGTCCTTTTTCAAATTCTTGATGAACGTGTCTACCATTTTTCTCGTCACGGTCAAAGGAAATGTGATTTCAAACGAGACATTGTCTGCACCGCACATGGGCGTCCCAGGTTTCACCAGGCGATACAGGTTAATCTTGGAGTAAATAATCTCCAAGTACCGTTTCAGATTACGCACGCCGAATTCCTCCATGTCGTACTGCTTCACGCAGTAATGGTCCACGATATAATGGATGATTTCGTCTGCCATGACCACGTCTGTCGGTAGCAAATTCATCTGTTTGCAAATATTCGGCATCAGATGCAGCTTGCTAATGATGGTTTTTTCTGGGCGCTGGTAGCCCTGCGTGCGAATGTGATACATGCGGTCTTTTAGAATCGGGTTGATTTTGGTCTCGTCGTTGTAGCTAAAAATAAACAGGCACTTGCTCAGGTCAAACTCGAATTCGCTGAAATACTTGTCGTGAAACTGCGAGTTCTGCGTTGTGTCGGTCAGATGCGTCAGGATGCCCGTGATTTCCTCGCCGCGCGGCGTGTCGCTAATCTTGTCCAGTTCGTCGAAATAAATCACCGGGTTCATGCACTTGCTCTCGATGATAATCTGGATAATCTTGCCAATGACGCTGCCCACATAAGTATAAGAGTGCCCCTCTAGAAAACTCGAATCGGTTGCCCCACCAAGCGCGACAAAGGCAAACGGGCGGTTTAAAATCTTGCTGATGCCTTCGCGGACCAGCGTGGTCTTTCCCGTGCCCATGGGTCCGTGAATTGCCACCGACGTGCCAATGGCCGCGGGATTCGAAACTAGTTGACCCAGATACTGCAGAATCTGCATCTTGGCGTCGTTCAAACCGTACGCGACGGCGTCGAGCGTGGCCTGGGCATCGGTCATAAACTCGTGGCACTTGTCTGGCCCATCCGCCATCGACACGGGCTGCTCCTTGTAAATTCCAAAAGGAATTTTCATAAATATGTCGATCCAGTACTTGAGCTTGGAGTAGTCACTGTCTTCGGGGCTCATGTTGACGAAACTAGTAATTTTTTCCATGGCAATTGCTTTAATGGGCAGAGGAATGTGGTCGTTATCCAAGACCTGGATGCGGTGCGGGGTGGCGTTATGGGAGATGTTATTGATTTCGCGCATTTTTTTAATCAATCGGTTTTGCTGGGACGAGTTGAGCGTGCTAAAGTAGGCAGCGTCTCCCCCCGAGCTCTTGTTGGCCAAAATCTGCCGATAAATGCGCCGATTCCGCTCCTTTTCCTTTTTCACCCGAACGCTGCGCTTCACCACTTCGTCGTAAAACTGCGACTTGCATTCTGCAATGCAGCCGTCCAATAGGATACGATTATTACATAGTGTTTTCAGAGTCGGTTTTTTTGTATCTGTATCGGCAGTTTCTAAAGGTGGCTTTAAGTGAAATGCATCCAACTGCTTCCAAAACGCCGCTTCGTCCGTACTCAAGGTGGCAAAATGTTCGTCCGACAGTTCCATGTCTAAATATTTGGCGATTGTTTCATCTTTTGTTAACACATCTTCTTTTTGATTTTTGTTACTTTTACCTTTTGTTTTTGCGTCGGGGCTTTTCAAGTCATCGGAACTCAATGGGTCGTCTTCGTGTTCTACCAAGCTTTCCATCGGATTCCCCCCTCCTTCTCTTTCCGATTCGGAAGAGTAGTCGTCTTCACGGCGATCGTCTTTGCTGGGTAAAAAAATATTGAATATCTTGGGCTCGGGGGTGAATTTAGGTTTCGAAGAGACGCGTTTGGTTTTTTTAATGTGTACACATTTATTTTCACTGGAATTGTTGGATTCTTCGTCTGATTTCGACTCGTCCTCTAAATCAAACTCAGATTCGGAAGTGTAAGAGCTGTCGGCTTCCTCGTTGTCGTCGTCGCTGTTTTCCTTTAAATCGTGAATCGTGTATTTGGACGGAAACAACGTCTGCAGCAGTGCATGGTATTCTGCATTTTTTGTAGTTGTCAGACCTGGGTCCGAATCTGATTCACACCCTTCCGAATCTGATTCACACCCTTCCGAATCTGATTCAGACTCGGAATAAAAGCTGTCTGAATCAGAATCCGAGTCATTTTTTGTTGCATTCTTTGTTGCCTCTTTTGCTGCGTTTCTTAGATTATGCTTTCCCATTATTCAAATACTGCTCAATATCTTTATCTTATTTTTTGCGTTTTTACCAAATTGTAAAAATGCTAAAACAAAAAGAGAAAAAAACGTATTGAATACATATACATTCAAAAGTACATATACGCAAATAAACATGAACAAAACGTCTAAATTTGGTAAAAACTGTCTCGAAATGGATCAAAATAATGGTCCGAATCAATACCTCATCGGGGTTGATACTTCATGGACGAGCAATTTCAATCCAGGAATTAGTTCCGACTCCAACATGATTTTTGTCGAATCAACGACGGCAACAAAGTCTGGTGCAAATGCCCGTTCGAAAAAATAAACACAAAATATTCATGGAAGCTTGGACAGCATAAATTTATGACCATCTATGGAAAATGGAACCAAATATAATATAATATTCACGTATGTTAGGTCAACCATGAAATTACATTTGGCGAAATTCGTTCATTCGACGCAGGGAAAATATCTAATGTCTATTTTGCTCGGGTTTGGCTTTGCCACCTTTTTTCGCGCGAGCTGCCAAGGCTCGGATTGTCTGGTTCGCATCGCTCCGCCCCTGGCTGCTTTAAAGAGAGACAAAATGTACTCGTTCGACGACAAGTGCTATTATTTTAAAAAGAAATCCGTATCGTGTCCCGTTGATAGCAGCAATGTGGTTTCTGTTGTCGCTGAATAATCAAATTATTTGTTAGATTTTATTTCATCAACCTAACAAATATCAAATAAATAATTGCTGTTGTTTTTAATTTGTTGCTCTCGGCACGGTATTTCCCAAAAACTGCGGCTTGGGTCCCCATACGTTAATGCCGCTCGGCGTTTTCCAAAACGATATCCAATCTGGTTTTTTCTCTTCGTTCTCGGCATCAATATCATTGCAGTTTGCTGCCGTCAATGCCTCCGTTACTACTCGCTTATCTGGCGAAACGGCCAACAAAATATAATTGCCAATTACCGTGTTGGATTTCATGACTTGCTCTAAACTCATACGCGCAAACCACTGATACCGCGTGCGTTTTAAAATGTCGGCGGCAGGAATCCACACGCCATAGGCCCGACCGTAGAAATTTAGTATGGTTGTATCCGACCCGAGCAGCGTATCGACCAGGACGGGCCCGTCATTCACAGTTTTCGTGCCGACTTCGGTGCCTGAAATAATTTGCACCGAACCTGAATTCGATTTATTTTTCAACCATCGGTCAAAGTCCCCCAGAAAATTAGGCTGGGCCGTATAGTCGCTGGAAATCTGCCGCTGCATGAAATCCATCAACTCACGACACGCGGACGACCCCTTTTCGCCGCCCATGAACCGCGCATCGGGGCAAAAGTCAAAGTTGGCTGCCGTCACATTCGAGTTGACGTTTTCGCAGACAAAGAGAGAGTGCGTGCGAAGCCCCTTTTCGTAGAGCCCGATTAAATCCTGAAAGCAGAGAAACGAAATGGGCGTGACCATGCCGCCGTATTTGTACACGAGGTTGGCGAGCAGCATTTGGCGAATGTACCCGAGCATGGGGTCGGCCACTTTTCCCAGGTCAATGTCCATGCCTGGCAGCAGTTTGTGAAAGCTGGCGTCGTCAATCATGCAGATTCGAAACGACTCGTCGCACTGCTGGAGAATGCTCTGCACGGTTAAATACAGGTAAGGTTGGTTCAGGTCGTAGGAAGAGCGTGACCCGAAGCTCTGCCAGCGTCGCGCGTTGTACTCGAGGGGGATGTGGATCCACATGATGGGTTTGGCAGAAGCGCCTAATTCGTCGAGCTGGTTTTCGTTCAACAAGTATTTTTGAATGGCCGAGTAGTTGTTGGTGTCGACGAGCTGGTTTAAAGAGAGCTGCTTGTCGGTGTATTTTTTGAACAAAATGGCGGCGAAAAATAGGGATAAAAGCGCTGCGACCCAGAAAACAGTATTGTCCATGGATGTTGTTGACATTGTTATATATAACCTCTATTTTTTATTTTTATCATTCATTCTTTGTTGTGAAATAAAAAAATGATTTATATTTGTACGCAACCATATTAACAGTAGAAAAGAAAATGGTTGCGTACAAATATACCAAATCCACTTTTATTGGAAGCGATAACGAATTGTTACATGTCACGGAACTGGATTGTTCTTATTGTGGGATTACCTCGTTTGAAGGACTCAATGCACCCAATTTAACCACGCTTCATTGTGATACTAACAACCTGACTTCCTTTCAGCATTTGAATTGTCCTCTATTAACCACGCTGATGTGTTCTGGTAACAAGCTGACTTCCTTTCAGCATTTGAATTGTCCTCTTTTAACCAGGCTTTATTGTGATAATAACAAGCTGACTTCCTTTCAGCATTTGAATTGTCCTCTTTTAACCAGGCTTTATTGTGATAATAACAAGCTGACTTCCTTTCAGCATTTGAATTGTCCTGCGTTAGCCACGCTTCAATGTTCTGGTAACCAATGGGAGTTTATTCCTCCACACATCAATCGCTTGTTAAATACAACCAGAAACACACAAAATGTGTACAGCGATGGGCAAAATGTGCACAACCACCATGTCTAAGAAAGCATTCGCAATTCCATCCAAGCAGTCCTGTCGAAAAAACCTTGCATCGCCGCGGAAAACCTCTACGAAACCGTTTTGGCAGACACGGTGTTAACCACGTTAACCAAGGAAATACTGGTGGATTACTGCAAGGAAACCACGGTGCGAAATCACCTTTGAAGAATTATTGGTGCATGTATTCAGTCGCATTGAGTGCAACGCGAATAAAGAGGAAATAAAAAATGTATTGAATGCGGAAATGTCGGATTCGGTATGCCAGTGCTTCACGGGCCGCATGTCCCGTCTCATCAACTGTCTAAACGGTTTCGACGACCTGGTAAGCATTCGCATCTCGGACACGGAGCAAATAGGACAAGTCATTGGCATGATAAAAGAGCAGCTGGATATTGAGAATAAATATACGGTGGAAAAGCATAGGGAACTGGCCCAAAAAGAATTAGAGGCGAGAGACTACTCGGGGGAAATCATTACAGAGTGGATTGCATTCATTGAATAATTGTTAAAACCCTTAATAAATGAAAAAATGGATTTAGAATTTGACATATGTTTTATCTATAGAAGATTCCAAGTGCAAACATGTCGACTCGCGAATTCAAAATTGTTTTGGTTGGTGAAGGAGGTGTCGGAAAAACCACATATCTCAAGCGCCTTTTAACGGGTAAATTTGAGAAGCGGTATATAGCAACATTGGGAGTGGAAGTGTATCCATTGTCCTTCAACACTACTTCTAGAAAGGTGCAACTGAATATTTGGGACTGTGCTGGACAAGAACAGTTTAATGGGCTGAGAGATGGATACTATCGAAATGCAGATGGTGCGATTATCATGGCAGATGACCGTAAATTGTCTGTCAAAAATGTGAATCGAGATGTCCGAGACATTTGCCGCATGGCAACATCCCCCAATGTTCCTATCGTACTGGTTCTAAACAAAAATGATATTAAGGAACACAAGCCAAGAAATTTAATGTCTGATGGTCCATCGTTTGAGTTGTACACGATTGCAATTTCGGCAAAAACCAATTACAACGACCGCGAACCAATTCTCAAGTTGTTGAGACAGATGATGGACTCGCCTGACCTGGAGATAATGGAAAACGATTGGGTTGAGCCACCTGTAGCAATTATTTCATAAAATTTAGTTGTCGTATTTTATTATATTTCTTTAACAAAGCTTGACAATCAATGCTTCGTCGCACAGCATGTAATTATGCGGGCACTTGGCCAAGGATATAAACTGCGGTTTTTTCATCTTGGGGGTTTTGTAAAAGATGTAGTCGGATTTTCCGTTTTTGCCTTGTCGAATCGACATGTCCTTATTAATGATGCGCAATATTCCAGATTTTGTTGCTGCCGAATCTTCCTCTTTTGCCCCATTATCGGTTTTGTTAGGTTCGTCGTCTGTTTTTTTATTTCCTTCTTTCGTTTCCACGATGTCGTGCAAGAATATTTCTTTGTTTGATTTAGTCAAAGATTCCCACGCTATGTCCTTTTTTACCGATATAAAGGCCGCTTTCTTTGTTTTGGAACTTCCCCCTTTATTGTTTTCACTTTTGTCCATAATGACGGGCCCGTTTTTCCCCACAATCAGCATCAGCTTTCGCTCAGGTGCGTCTGCATCGGTAATGGGTATCCCGAATTTTTTATTCACGGCGATTTGATGCTCGTCCGCATCGCTTTTCGCCGAAACCGCCTCTTGAGCCATGTCGATCATGCACGTTTCATATAGTGGTACGCATTTACCTGTCCATAAATCCTCTTTTTTGTCCTTGAAAGGAAAACAAGCAATCGCGTCCAGCTGCGTTTCCATCTGGTTGGTATAGTCGTAGTCAAACAAGGTAGGCCAACGTTCGGTGCAAAACTCGGATACCAGAATGCCCATGGGCTGAATCACCAGTTTATCCTTTTCTCGGCCAAAGACTTGGTCCTTGTCTATTGGGATGATATGTGATTCGTTTGCGCGAATAATGTAGTCGGTCACGGTCTTTTTTGTGCCTGCGATATCCTGTTTTTTCACGTATTCTTTTTCCTGGATTTTATCCACAATGGCCGCAAACGTCGAGGGGCGCGCAATGCCGCGGTCTTTGAGCATCTGAATGAGCCGCGATTCCGTCAAATGCGGCTTGGTTTGCACCAAATGCGGGCTGCAGGTTATCGAGGCGTATTTTACGGCGGGTTCACTTGCCTGATTTTTACTAAATTGCTGTAAATAGCGATAAATGGTGTCCGAAGATGCGGTATGCGGCTCTTTTTTCTTTTGACCCACCACGCACATCCATCCCCATATCGCCACTTGTTCGCAGGCATACGCATATGTATGGTTCAACGGTGCAGAGACCTTGGCTCGCAGAACATGCAGCTGGGCTGGCGCCATGCACGCTTCCAACGCATGTGTCCAAATAAGCTCGTATAATTTCGCCGCTCTTTCATTTGTATCCTTTATAGTTGCATTTACGGTTTGTATTGTAATGGCGACGGGACGAATCGCCTCATGAGCGGCGGCCGCATTTTGACCAGATCCCAAATCTCGCTGCAAATTTGTGCAAATATTTCGACCACATAATGAATGCAGTGATCCAGATGGGCCGCATTCCTTCACCACGGTATCCAAGAATTCCGCGCTGTATTTTTCGCAGTCGGTTCGCATGTAGGTGATGAGGCCGTTTTCATACAGCGTCTGAGCGCATTTCATGGTTTCCTTTGGTCCCATGCGCAGTTCGTTGCTGGCCGATTGTAAAAGAGACGCGGTGGTAAAAGGCGTGGGTGGGGGGCGAATCGCCAAGACAGGGGCAGCAACAGACAACCGATGGTCAAAGTCCATGCTTGTGTTTAAAAAGGCCTCCACCTCGGATTCCTCGAAATCGGTTTGTATTTGGAACGGAATCACTCGGTCGGTGAAAAGTCCAGTGGTCTTGTACCGCATGCTTCCAGGCGAAGCCTTCATCGCCACGTAGTTGTCGTATACGAGCCGCAGAGCAGGCGTTTGGCACCGCCCCGCAGACAATCCTTGTGTTTTTTTTCTTGTTTCGTATTTTTTGTTTGTTTCGTATTTTCCATTAATTTGGGGCGTAAAGGCCGTCCATAGTTTGGGCGAGATGGTAAACCCGACCAACACGTCCAGAATTTGACGACATTGCTGGGCTTGTACGAGTGCCATGTTGAGCCGTGTCGGGTGCGCCACTGCGTGCTGAATGGCCGACTGGCTAATTTCGCGAAATAAGATGCGTGTAGTAGTCTCTGGATTTAAGTTCAACATAATGCACAAATGCCAGCCAATGGCTTCGCCCTCGCGGTCGTCGTCCGTGGCTATAATGACGGTTTCACATATTTTTGGACTGGCCATTTTTTTAATGATTTTCAGCTGGTCTGCCTTGGATTTCATGGGACTGTACGTGGGCGCAAACGTGCGGCTGGCTATATCAATGTTGCGAATGTGTGGTAGTTCGCGAATATGCCCAAAGCTAGCGACACACTCGTATCCCGTTCCCAGATATTCCTTTATTTTTTTACACTTGGCGGGGGATTCGACAATCACGAGCGCATACTTGGACACCGACATGATGGATTATTACTACGACTTACTGTTGCATAATATGATTTTACCAATCATTTTTATGCTTTTATTTTAGATTTGTCTAACAAATAAAAAAATGAAAATGAAAATAAATATCCAACCAAATGAAAGCAAGGAAAAATAAAGGCGAAATCATGTTGCAACGATTCACAACATTTCTTACGTGCACTTGCACGCAAAACCAAGTGGTCGAACAGCCGAACGATTTTCAGAATAAAATTGTTTTATACAATTTCCTTGCCGATAAAGAGGCATACAAAAATAAATGCGCGCCCCTTATTCACGAAATGGACCGCGATAGATTGCTGCGTGATTTCAGCACCTTGAATAAAGAGGGAATCGATTATTTTCAACTGGCACGCAATCTGGACGACGATGCATTCACCGAACGCGATCTCCAACACGTGTTGTATTTTCGTCCTTTATTGTGGTCTATTCTCAATACTGGCTACGAATATATATTGCTAGAATCAGAGAGAGAGATGGATATGCTGGCGAAAATAATCATGAAGAAATATTTATTGGGTGATTCCTCCGCTGGCAGAAAAATATTTGTACGCGTGCGCGTGGGCGACTCGCAGCATATCAAGGTGGTGTCGTACAATAACCGACGAACTAAAACGGGTGATTTAAATTTTACCGATGTAAAAGGATCGATTGAACAGGGGGAATCCGCCCAAGACGCCGTGTTGCGCGAAATGAAAGAAGAGCTGGGCGGCGACTGGCCGCTGTCGCGATATATATTGACGGAAGAAACAGACCGTCATTCGAAATATGTGCTGCAGATTTCCGAGGCCGAGTGCGCCGCCCATTTTGCGGCATTAGACACATCGGAATTAGACCCAGAAATCACCCACATTGTGCTGGAAACCATTGTTTGAAATCAGGAAATATAAAAAGAAAAATACCATTTCATTTATTTTTTTATCGAAAAAATGAAATAGAAACAACTTGCCATCTTAAAATAAAGTAATTTAATTGAGAATGTTGACTCAAACCGAAACAAACGTTGTAGCGGCAGCAGCTAAAGCGAATGTGGAAAACACGGGCATCATTACTCATTTGAATGTTGCTGATAAAAATAATATGGATGAACCGCCAATTAAAAAGGAAGAAATATGGAAAATGATGGCCGATTTGCTGCCCCCACAAAATCTGGTATCGGCCCATCAAATCGACTCGTACAACCATTTCATCCAGCACCAATTCGAGAAAACCTTTAAAATGTTTAATCCCATTTGCATTCGGTCCGAAAAGGATTTCGACTTGGAAACGCATCTATACAGCCTGGAAATCTACGTGTCGTTTGACAACATGCGGATGCATCGCCCGCAAATTTACGAAAACAACGGATCCACCAAGATTCTGTTTCCCCAAGAGGCGCGCACCCGCAACTGTACCTACGGTTCCCAAATCACCATGGACGTGCACGTGGAATACGTGGCCAGACACGGGGAAAAACTGGATCAAGTGAAAACCTATCGCAAGATGTTTCCCCGATACAATATTTGCAACAACATGCCCATTATGGTGCTATCGGATGTTTGCGAATTGAAGCAGTACAAGCACCTGGACATGGGAGAGTGCGACAAGGACGTGGGCGGGTATTTTATCATCAAGGGGTCAGAAAAGGTGGTGCTTGGGCAAGAGCGCTCGGCGGAGAATATCGTCCAATGCCACCACTTACCCAATAGCACCAAATATTCCATAAAGGCGGTGATTAAATGCACGCCCCCCCACAAGCTGATTTCGCCCAAGCAAATCGTTGCCTTTGTTTCCAAGACGGACGGTTCCATATTGATTGAAATACCTCGCATCAAACAGCCGATTCCCGTGTTTATTCTGTTTCGGGCTTTGGGGGTAATTTCGGACCTGGATATTTGTCGGCATATTTTGCTGGGTTCGAATTCGGATGCGGGCCCAGAAAATAAAAAGGAAAGCAAATTATTGAGCGAACTGCAGAGCTCTGTGTTGGCGGCAACCGAACAGTTGGACCAAGACGCCGCATTCCAGTACCTAATGACCTTTGCCGCATTCACCTATTACGTTCCGTCGTTCATCGAAAACAAGGACAAGATAAAAAGAATGAGGACCGAGGTCGGGGCGCTGCAAAAGGAACAATTTGTGCGCACGTTGCTGGAAAATGATTTGTTTGCCCACTGCCCCACGCTTATTCAAAAGCGGTACTTTTTGGGGTACATGGTGAATAAACTCCTTTGTACCAAACTTGGCTGGACCGCCGTGGGCGACAGAGACTCATACGTCAACAAACGCATCGATACCACTGGATTTTTGCTGAATAAACTGCTGGTGAACCAAGTGAATAAAATAAAGAAAAATATTATCAAGGCAGGCATCAAGGAGATTGACGGCGGGGTGTGGAAATCCACCAACGATTTTACCAGCATCATCAACTCTACCAACATTGAAAATATCATCAATTCCACCATTGAGGCAAAGTTCATCCGCGCCCTTTCCACTGGCGATTTCAGCATCACGTACAATGCCAGCGACAACAAAGTCGGTGTGGCCCAGGTGCTGAATAGATTGACCCACATTGCATACACCAGCCACCTGCGCCGCGTCTCGCGGTCCATCGATAAAAATGGTAAATTGGTGGAGCCGAGAAAATTGCACTGCACCTCTTGGGGATACTTTTGCCCTTACGAAACACCAGAAGGCGCATCGGTGGGTATCGTGAATAATATGAGCGTCATGACGCATTTTACGATGCAAACAGACTACCAAACACTGTACAAAACCATCGCGCCGTATGTGATTCTGTTGGAAGACCTTTCTTTCGACATGTTTTGCCAAGCTGGTAAAGTGTTTTTAAACGGAATGTTCCTGGGTATTTCAAAAGAAGACCCCATTCATACTGTGAAGGAATTAAAGAAGCTCAAACACCGCGGAATTATCAATATATTTACGTCCATCTACTACGATTACGCCAACATGGAAATTTGCATCGGGTCCGACGCGGGCCGCTGCACCCGCCCCCTATTTCGCGTGAAAAACAATCGCCTGCTATTTACTCGGGGAATTTTAGCCGATATTTTAAAGGGCGAGACCACCTGGAACGACTTGTTTCTGTGCAGCAAATACGGAAATTCCGTCATGGAATACTTGGATCCACTCGAGCAAAATGGCGCGGTGATTGCGTCGAGCGTCACAGATTTATGCCGCGTTGGGGACAACAATACTGGCTCGCTGCAATACACCCACTGCGAAATCGACCCGTCTCTTATTTTGGGCATGACTGCGTCCTGCGTTCCTTTTCCCGAACACAACCAGTCTCCCCGCATCGTATACCAGTGTGCCCAGGCAAAACAGGCCATCTCGGTGTACATGAGCAATTTTTACAACCGCCTAGACAAGACGGCCTACGTGCTCAATTATCCGACCAAGCCGCTGGTGGACACGCAAATCATGAACATCCTCAAATTCAACGAAACGTCGTCTGGGTGCAACATTACCGTGGCCATCATGTCTTATTCTGGGTACAACCAGGAAGATTCCATCTTGATGAACCAAGGTTCCATTGACCGCGGAATGTTCCAGAGCACCATTTACCACTCGGAAAAAGACGAAGACAAAATGCAAAACGAAGTGAGCGAGGTTCGCGGCATGCCCGACATTGCCAAAACCGAGAAAATCAAAACAGGCGACTATACCAAAATCAACGCAAGTGGGTTTATCCCCAAAGACCAGCTCGTAAACGACCGCGATGTTATCATGGCCAAGGTATCGGTGCTCAAGGAAAACACCGCCACTGCCGCGGCTGCAGGTCAAGGGCAACCGTGCAAATACACCGACAAGAGCATTCTTTTGAAAACATGCGGCGAGGAAGTGTACATCGACAAGAACGTGCTCGAGGTCAACGGCGACGGATACCAAGTCGCCAAGGTGAAAACGCGCGCCACCCGCAAACCCATCATCGGGGACAAATTCAGCAGCCGTCACGGGCAAAAAGGTACCGTCGGCTGCATCATTGCGGAAAAAGACATGCCCTTTACCGCGTCTGGGGCGCGCCCCGACATTATCATCAACCCCCACGCAATCCCCTCTCGCATGACCATCGGGCAACTGCTCGAGTGCACCCTCGGCAAAGTCCTGGTCGAAATGGGATTGTTTGGCGACGGAACCTGCTTCAACGATTCCGTCACCGTCGACTGGATCTCCCAGAAACTGCTCGGGCTCGGCTACGAAGCCCACGGCAACGAACTCATGTACAGCGGCGAAACGGGACAGCAACTCGAGTGCTCCGTCTTCATGGGACCGACCTACTACCAGCGCCTCAAGCACATGGTCAGCGACAAGCAGCACGCCAGAGCCACTGGACCACCCGTCGCCCTCACACGTCAACCGTCTGAAGGCAGGAGCAGAGGCGGGGGACTACGAGTTGGCGAAATGGAAAGGGATTGTGAAATCGGCAACACGCAAATTAGTCTCACAAATGGTCTCAGCGTGAAAATCGGTGAAATGCAAGACTGTGGTTGGGAGGTTTTAGGCTGGGATTCCGAGCTGCAACAATGCGTTCCCGCCAAGCAAACGCATTTCATGGACAAGGGTGAACGTGAATGTGTTCAGCTGACTTTCCAAGACGGACGTACCAAAATATGCACACCTGAACATCCTATTCTTACTTCGGAAAACACCTGGACCAAGGCTAAAGACTTGGTGCCAAACGAAACGCGAGTGAATGCAAGCGTAACATGCCCTCTGCTTGAACTAGATAAAGAAATAAAGGAATGTGATGGGTGGAGTTTAACTTTCGGAAAAATAACTTTGACCACCGACACCAAAGAAAATTATTTAAGAACTATAGCGTTTATGCGTATCTTGGGATATTTAATTACCGATGGAAGTCTTTATTACAAAGACAACGATATTTCTGGCACTATTTACCTTGGCCACATGATTGACGTAAAGTCCATGCTGGATGATTTGGAATACTTTTACGAGTACAAACAAAAACAATATGTGTGTAAAAATTTGTATTATATTCGATTACCATCGCAATTTGCCAGAGACATTATTCAACTCCCTGGAATGTTAACGGGAGCACGAGTGAATCAACCTGGAACGTGGCCAGCGTTTATTTTGCAAGAAACCTGCCCCAGACCTTTGGTGCGTGAATTTCTCGGTGGGGTATTTGGTGGCGACGGCCATACATGTGTGCTTGGTATGCATCGTGGAAAACGCGACATACTTACATCGGTCGAATTTTCCCAGTCTAAGCACATGCAACATGTAGATTCTCTGCACGCCATGATGGTGCAGCTCCAAGATATGTTGAAGAAATGCGGCATTCATAAGACAACCATTCAAAAAGCAAAAGAAACGACTTGTTCCAGGAAAATAAAAGGGAAGATTCGTTCTTATCAAACCAATCTTCATTTGGAGTTGAGTGAACTTATTCCTTTTGCGGAAAATATTGGGTTTCGGTATTGCTGCCACAAGTCGCAACGCCTAGAAGCAGGCGTTGCTTACCGTCGCCTAAGAAACACGGTGGAACGTCAACACAATTGGCTGGTAAAATATGTGGATGAGTCCATTGGATACACGGAATCGAAAAAGAACCATCCGACGAAAAAGCTGAACACGAAACAAGCCATTTTAAATGCAGTGAAAGAGCTGGAAAAGACGGAAGCTTTGGTGCACAAGTATGCAATTCCCACCACCCACGACATGGTGGACCATTGTGTAAAAGGAACCAAGTTTGGCAAATTCGCATCCAAGTCCTTTCCCACGGCCGAGGAATTCATCCAGGAAATCGGGGCACTCTCTTGGTTCAACAATAACGAAGATGATTTGTTGAAAAAGAAACAAATGATGGATGAAATGCAAGAAAAAGAAAAGAATGAATTAAAGGAGGATAATGAATTGAATGAAATAGAAGGGACCAATGCAACTCAATGCACCAATAGTAGCACCGCATATGGCGTGCATAGGGGCTGCGAGGGGCTGCCCGCCATGGATTTAAAGCTGATTGACATTCGTTCCGCTGGCGTGCATCCCGTGTTTGACATTACCGTTGACCGCGTGCACTCGTTTGTGGCCAACGGCATTGTCGCTCACAACTGCATCGCGGCCCATGGAGCGGCCACCTTTATGCGAGAGCGGCTGTACGAATCGTCCGACAAGTATGCCGTGCATGTGTGCAACGAATGCGGACTCATTGCGGCGTACAACGACGTGAAACACGTGCATCTGTGCAACACGTGCGAGAACCGCACCAACTTTTCCAGGGTGGAAATCCCGTATGCATGCAAGTTACTGTTTCAGGAACTGGCGGGGATGAACGTGATTCCGCGCGTCATTACCACGGAATTCCTGGCGAAATAATTGTTGAGAAATTTAGAATAAAATATTTATTTTTTAATATTGGTTATCCTAACAATGAATAAATATTTAGTTGAATTTTTAGGAACCATGCTCTTGAGCGTGGCCGTGTTTGCCACTGGTAATTATTTGGCCATTGGAGCGGCTCTTGCGATTGCCGTGCTGTTGGGCGGCGCCATTTCGGGGGGCGCGTTTAATCCCGCCATTGCCATTAGTATGTTTTACGCGGGGAAATTATCGCAGTCGGACCTGATTCCCTACATCATTGCCCAAATTGCTGGCGCCCTGGCTGGCGTGGAATTGCTAAAACAACTCAAGTAAATAAAAACAAACAACAAACGACGAATGAGAAAAGTAAAATATTGCCATGAAGTAATACATCCCCATGAGAAAACACGCAACAAGGAACGCAACAAGGAACGCAACAAGGAACGCAACAAGGAACGCAACAAGAAAAAGACCGCGTAGAGGCGGTTATTTCGAAACAATCACTTCGTGGTTCGGAACGAAAAAAGCAGATGACGCTGCAGCAACAACACCAGCTCCTGCCGCAGCTGCAACAACAACAACTGCAGCAACAACAACAACGCCAGTCTCTGCGCCCGTACCGAGTCAATTGGATCCCATTACTGGCGGAAAACGCAAGAAACGTAATAAGAAGCGTAAAACACGTAAAAGAAGCAGCAGACGTCGTCGCAGAAAATAAGCAAGTGATATGGTAAATAAATTATATCCATGGTTTATTTTACTTTATTGCATTTGGAAAAAAAGTAAAATAAATTGTATAGTAATGGAGAAATCGGCAACCAAGGCATTTCGCACCGCATCGAGCAAATTTTCCACGCTAAGCACCAATAAAACTTTTTTATATGTGGTCGCCGCTCTCGCGGTATTTTCCGTGGTGGGCTATCTAGCGAGCAACCAGCTGAGAGCCGTGGTATTTTTCGCCCTGATTGCGGTGCTCACGTCAAAATTCACCCCCAACATGTCCATCGTTTTACTGATTGCCGTGCTGGCCACTAGCTTTCTGGTTTCCATAAAGGCGTTTCGCCAAGGTCGTGAAGGCATGACTGACGAAACGTCCAGCACCGAAACATCGGATGCCAATGCGGACGTGGAAGACAAGATGGACCCGCCCGCGAAAAAAGCGCTGGCCATGGTAAAAACCACGCCGAGCATCAAGGACGCCAAAAAGAAAATGGCCAAGGGCGCGGAAGCCAAGGAACTGGTGGACCAGCATCAGATGAGCACAGAGGCCGCACCCAAAGAGGGCGACCCCGAGCCCATGACGTCCATGACAAAGAACCAAAACAACACCAAGGGCGGCGGTGCATCTCGCATCGATTATGCATCCACTCTAGAGTCCGCCTATGGCAACCTGGAATCGGCGCTGGGAAGCGGCGGCATCAAGCAACTGACGGCAGACACGTCCAACCTCATGTCGCAGCAAAAGGAGCTGTTTCAGTCCATGCAGCAAATGACGCCGCTGATTAACGACGCGAAATCCATGCTCAAGGAACTCGACATGAAGAGCCTGTCTGGACTCGCCAACATGGCGGCTGGCGTCGATGCAACAAAGCAGTAATTGTAAATTCAAATTATTTAAAGATATCTATTTTTACATAATCAACACAAAATAAAACATCGGCTCGCCTCGAATGGCAAATAGGCGAAATTATAAAAGAAATACGCGGTCGGACTCACTGCTATCGCCTCGGATTCCGTCAGGTCGTCCATAAACACGCCGTTGTCGCTCACAACTTCTATCGAAACATATCCAATTTCTTTTTTGTTTTCTTTTTTAGTTTTGTTAGTCTGATTAATATTCTGGAGCAAATGTATCCAGGCAATCTGCGCTCCCGCCACAAAGTCATCGTGACTTAACGAGCAGACGCTTGATGATCGCAGCGAAGCAAAGCACGAAATCACCAGTTTGTCTTTTATAAATGTCTGTGTATTGCGAAAGAAATAACACGCCAGTACTTCGTCACCCGATAGACACACGTACGCCATGATGTTATCCGTGCGAATGCATTCCATGAGATTTCCGATGCTTGGTATAATAAAAATATCTTTTTTAGAATCTTTCATTTCTTTTTGCAAAAAATCATATAAAATGCGAATATTCGTCACCGTTACTGGAATCACGGTTGTCCCCGCGTCCAAATCGGTATCCACAACTACGTCCGATACGGGATAGCATTTGGTCATATATGTGGTCAGCGGCACAATACCAGTCAGCTCGCCCTCTCGTTTAAAAAGACTAACGGATATTTTGCGAGACTGGTGACTTTGCACGTATTCGTGCGTTTGAATGAGCTGTGGTGCCACGTTTTGCTTGCGCCGCGTCTTGTCTACGCACAAAAAATCCACGTAATACGCGGGAAATTCTATGGACAAGCTTGCCGACGTTTTTATAAAAATGTTTAGAGGTCGGCTTGTCATGACGCCAATCACCCTTTCCACGTTGATAATTTCATTCTTGTTTTCTTTATTTTCTTTGTTAGGTTTGGTAAGAAATTCTTGGTCCGCAAAGGTGGAAATAAAACAGGGAAACTCGTGCCCAACAAAATACGGAACCAGCTGGTGCAGCGTCGGAACGTATTCGCATGCCTTTTCTCGCAAATAATGCGTCTGCACACAACCCAGAACTTGGTTCCACAAAACCGCCTTGTCTTGGACCGTATCGTTGTTAATGACGGCGGTTTTCACCTTTTGAAAATTCACGTACTTGTTTTTCTCTGGCAGGCGTTGCGAAAGGATGCCGCAATTGCCGCAATTGCCGCAATTGCTTAGCCACAGATGCAGGTCGTAGTAATGAAAGACTGGTTGAATCGCCCAAAAAGGATGCTTGAAGCGGTTCCACGCTAACAAACAGCAAAATAAGAGGAACAAAAAGAAAAATAAATAAATAAAAAGGGAAACCGCAAACATGGGCGTCGAATTCAAGTGCATTTAATTTTTGTTAGGTTGTTTACTATTCCAGGTGTTTTATTTGCTGTAAAAATCGGATTACGGCAGATAAAAGATAATTCATCTTCCCAGCACTTCCTCGGTCAGCGGGTCAATCTGGCAGCAATAATACGCCTCGATATCTTCCACCAACCCCTTGTCCCGCTTCACCACCATGTTTATCGCCGTGCCCTTTCGCCCCCATCTACCGCTGCGTCCAATTCGGTGCAGATAATTGTGCACGTTTGACGGCACATCAAAATTAATCACCATATTCACCTGCTGCACGTCTATTCCGCGCGCCGTCACGTCCGACGAAATCAAGACCCGCGACTCCCCCGTCTTGAACTGGTTAAACGCCCGCTCGCGCTCCCCGCGGTCCATCTTGCCGTGGATGCAGCACGCGGGAAACTGGTCGCCCATCATGGCGTCGTACAGCGTACACACCCGCTGCACCGAGTTGCAGTAAATGATACACTGCGCCATGGAAATATTCTGGTATAAATCCTTGAGCGTCTCGTATTTTTGCTGGTCGTTTTCCACCGACACGTAGTACTGCTTGATGCCGTCTAGCGACAGCTTATCCGCCGCCACGCTAATGGTAACGGGGTCTTTCATGAACCGCGCCGAAATGCGCAAAATATCGGGCGGCAAGGTGGCGCTAAACAGCGCCACGGTGGCAGTCTCAGGAATCATCTGAAAGATGTTGTAAATCTGCTCCTCGAACCCCGTCGACAGCATCTCGTCGGCCTCGTCCAGCACAATGAGCCGAAGTTGGTCCAGCTCGATGAGCTTGCGGCAAACCATGTCGTAGACGCGCCCAGGGCAACCGACAATCACGTGCGGAATCGTGCGCTGCATGTCGCGGGCGTCGTCGCGAATCGCCGTGCCGCCGACAATTGTTTTTACGTGCAGCTCGGGCATCATGGACCCAATCTTGGTAATTACGCCGGCGCTCTGGCCCGCCAGCTCTCGGGTGGGCGAGAGAATGAGAATCTGGGTCTTGTGGAGCGCAGTAACGACGCGAGACAGTGCGCCGATAGAAAAAGCCCCCGTCTTGCCCGTTCCAGACTGGGCCTGGGCAATCAAGTTGCGTTTTTCAATCATGGGTTTGATGGCGGTGCTCTGAATGAGACTGGGCGTCTCGAATCCATAGGAAAAAATGCCGCGTAAAAGATTCGGCGAAATATCCAGCTCGTCAAACGACTTGATGGCTTCTTCCATGTCCTTTTCTTTTTCTTCGCTTTTCGAAATTTCGGCGGTTGTGTCCATTATTTAATTAGCAATGTTGTTTTTAACTTGTTTTTCTCTTTTTTTTGAAATAATTATCTCATGGCTCTGTTTTTAATTCGTTCCAATCTAGAAAGAGTTCCTTGAGCGGTATGATTCGATTTTATCATTTTTTTCTTTTTCTGACATTCTAATTTTGTATTCCTTGTTTAATTTAGCGTCAAAATTCGCATGCAATTCGTTTTGAACCATGGACCGTTTACTGTATATTTTAGGTTCATTTGGTTTGGTTTTCATATACATTATAGGTCCATATTCCGTCTAGTAAATATTTTTAGACACGATAAATTCGCCGATGCACCACGTTTCTTGGTTTTCGTTCATTATTATAATGACTTAAATGTTCTATTCGAGTCGTTTTCTTAAAATCATTGATCGAGCCAATTTATTACGTTTGTAGGATGATTAGCGAAAAAATGTTCGTAAGCTTCTGCCGATTCTGCTTCCACATATTCGTCTAAATCAGCCGCTATTTTGCCCCATTGTGGATGAATTGCTGTAAAGACAGACACCCATACGAAATAATCTTCTTGAATTTTCCCAGTAAGTGTCCAGCCACTTGTATGAGTTCGTGTGTACGTTGCCGTTAAATCAAAATTGCCATTTGTAATGCCGTCTTCACATACTGCATACTCGTCCAATGCTACCGCGTCATAATTACACAAACCTATTCCGAAATCTTTTCCAAAAGTATAAATCATTTGATTAATTGTATTTATATCATTTTTTATATATCATTTTTTTTCATAATTACGAAATAAAAATAAAGGAATAATACAAATGGCTGCAAAAAATATACTTGTAATTGTTCTTGTTATTATTTTAGTCATCATGTTGATAAAATACATAAGCAATAATTCCGACACTTTAACTGGATTAAGTGCGGCTGACACGGTGCAAAAAATAGACGCTAGTGCTTTAGAGACGGGAGTCAATGTGGCCGCCTCCAACTACTCTTATTCAATCTGGTTCTACGTGGATGATTTCAATTATAAATTTGGCGACCAAAAGGCCATCTTTGGCCGCATGAGCCAAGACACGGACGTCAAGCAGCCGTGCCCGGTGGTTTATTTAGGAAGAGAGCAAAACAACATTGACGTCGTTTCCACGATTTACCCAGGCGACAGCACCACCGCCGTTGTCACCGAAGACCAAATGACGATTCACACGTGCTCGGTTGCCAACGTGCCTATTCAAAAATGGGTAAACCTCATCGTTAGCGCCTACGGCCGCACCATGGACATCTATCTAGACGGAAAACTGGTGCGGACATGCGTTTTACCTGGCGTGAGTCGCATCGATTCGAATGCAAACGTGTTTGTGACGCCGAATGGCGGGTTCTCGGGCTGGACGTCGAAATTCCAGTACTGGCCCGAGTCGTGCAATCCGCAAAAGGCGTGGAACATTTACAAAAAAGGCTACGGCGGCAGCTGGCTAGGAAACATGTTTGGCAAGTATACCGTCAAGATTTCGCTCATGGAGGGCGACGTGGAAGACAACTCGTTTGAGTTTTAATTGTTTTTGTTTTGTTTTTTTTAATTTAATGCGTTGGATAGCGTATAAAGGGCATTTCCATAACCAACTTGTAATTCTGAACCGAATGAATTTTCGGGCGAATAGTTTGTGAAACAATCCAACAAAAAGTTAGCAGCCCAAGATGACTGAAGAACGACAAGTTCGACAGAAAGGTCATGAATTCTCATCCACACAACAATAATTAAAGCTGAAAGAACATCGGATGAATTATTTTTCGGATCGTTGATAAACCGCTGAAGTACATGCTGACATGCAAATGCGTCGCCACAACAATCATTGCAATAAGTTAAATAATCTTGAATTGTAGTGGCAAATTCCTGATTATTTGTTAAATCGCAATCAACTATTTTTCCAGAACGAAGTTGCATGATATACTTGGTTTTACACCTTTGCACATTTAAAACGCCGAATTTACGGCGAAAAAAATGCAAAAATGCAAAAATTTGGGTAGTATTCGTCTTGATACGAATATGAATTTAATCGTCTGTTAATCATTTTATTTCATTTTTTCCATCATGTTTTTATAAATAAAATGGTCTAGCGGTTTTGGTTTAAATTTAGATGCGAAATAATAAGAATGACGCTTGCTAACATGCTGCGAAATATGGACGGTTATTGCTCTGCTCCCAATATATGAAAATGCTTGGAAATATCGAAACATGCTGCTATGTTTATATATTTTTATTATTTATGTTGTTTTTTTCGCTATTTTTTCAAAAGATTCTATTTTTAAATATTCGCAAAAATGTCGTCTCACGATATACATTAAACAATTATTTGGGTCCCAATCACTACGCCAGGTTTCATGCGCGTTTAACGAGCGCATGTGCGGATTAAACTGGTCGTAATAATCACACGCAGCCTGCTGTGTTTTAAATATTTTCTTCATATATCCGACATGTTCGCTTTTTCCATTCCATTCAGGATGGCTTTTATGCCCCCTAATATCAAATCGTTGAACCTCTAAAATATATGTAGAATTCATTATTACATACATTTGATGATATTTTCATGTTGTTTTTCTTTTTTCTAATAATAAAATCTTAAAAATCATCCGTGAATTCAAACGCGTTTTCGCTGTCGCGGTTCGCCAACGCATACGAGTCGTTGCGTTTCTCAAAGAAATTCACCTTTCCCTCTAAACTAATCTGCTCCATGAAATCAAACGGGTTTGCCGCCTTGAATATCTTGCCGTAGCCAAATTGCACACTCAGTCGGTCCGCCACAAATTCGATATACTGCGACATGAGTCCCGAATTCATGCCAATCAAGCGACAAGGCAACGCCTCGCAGATAAACTCCTGCTCAATCGCCACCGCCTCTTTTACAATCTCGACGAATTTGGCCTTTTTAATGCGGTGCTGCAGCTTGCTATACAGCAAAATGGCAAACTCGCAGTGCAGCGCCTCGTCCCTGGAAATCAAGTCGTTGGAAAACGTAAGCCCAGGCAAAAGCCCGCGCTTTTTCATCCAGTAGATGCTGCAAAACGCGCCAGAGAAAAAGATGCCCTCGATGCACGCAAACGCCACCAGGCGCACCGCGAAACTGCTGCGGTTGTCGTGAATCCACTTTTGACACCACTCTGCCTTTTTCTTGATGCAGCCATAGTGCGTAATGGCGTTAAACATGCGGTTCTTCTCCTCAGAATCTTTAATGTACGTATCAATGAGCAGACTGTACGTGTGGCTATGAATATTTTCCATGGCAATCTGAAAGCCGTAAAACGCGCGGGCCTCGGAAATCTGCACGTCGTTCATGAACCGCGTGGCCAGGTTCTCCAGGACGATGCCGTCGCTCGATGCAAAAAACGCCAGGATGGTGGACACGAAGGAGCGCTCGTCGTCGGACAGCGTGAGCCAATCCGCATAGTCTTTGGACAGGTCAACCTCCTCGGGCTTCCAGAAACAATCCACCTGGGTTTGGTACATTTTCCAAATATCGTCGAATTGGATAGGAAACATTACAAACCGATTGTCGTCTGGGGTCAGAATGAGTTCGGTTTGTTTTGCTGCTGCCATCGATTCTGTTCTGGGTTGATGGCGTTCCTTAACTATACATGGCACATATTATTTAATTCGTTTTTGTTCTTGTTCTTTTTATTTTCAGGGATTCAACCCCGATAAAACTTGGTCATTTCCTCCACAAAGTCGTCGATTCGTTCCGCCTCGAATTCGTCGTTTACACAATCTAAAATATGACGGACCGCTACAATCGTATGCTTTATAAAAATTACATTATGCAATGCATACCAGTTATATTTGCCACGATTCATCACTTCTAACAAATTAGTTAACAGGTCGCGTATTTCCAAATCGGGTACCTGCGCCTTGTATTTATTTATGGTCAAACAAGCGGACCATATTTTGGCGTCATATTCACGACAATACTCTACCGGATAAATTTTAGACGTGTTTCTGTTCATCATTTTTTTATATTGAATATAAATCGCATCATTTATTTCATTTTTTGTTAGATATCTAACAAAAAGAAAAAATATCACATAAAAATAACGTGTAAGAATAATGACGACGACTTTATTTTGGACCATTGACCCGAAAACATTAATTGGCAGCACGGATATTTTACCCAGTCTGCACATGACGCTCGAGGAAAAGATGAATGCCATTTCTCGTATGGTAATCGGCCTCACGCTGTTTGGTTTTTTGTTGACGCAGCGCCCCGCCTTTTTACTCGTGGGAGCACTCACTCTGGCCATTTTGGCCGCCGTGTATAAAATACAAATGCGCGGAAAACAAAAAGGACTGTTATTGGAGGAAGGATTTGCCAATCCCAAACTAAATCGCGATTCTTTTCACAAAGAAAAGGGAAATTACCAACTGGACCAGGACGCAGCCACGATTGGCGACTTGTTGGATACCGCTCCCATCACGTTAGACACGGTTCCTAGGCAGAATTATCACGCCATCAATAAAAAGAATCCCATGGGCAACGTGCTGCTCACTGACATTACCGACGACCCGAACCGCAAATCTGCGCCGCCCGCGTTCAACCCCGACATTTACGAGGACATCAACGCCGCCACCAAGAAACAAACCCAGTACTTGAACCCAGGCATCAAAAATACCGACAAGCAGCTCTACGGAGATTTAGGCGATAATTTCAAGTTCGACACGGAAATGATGCGCAACTTTTATTCCACCGCTAATACGCGGGTGGCCAACGACCAAGGAGCATTTGCCCAGTTTTTATACGGAGACATGCCGTCTGGCAAGAGTTCTGGACCCGATGGCGCGTTTGCCCGCGTTCAAGACAACCCGAGGTACAACTTGTATTAATTATTTGGTTTTATGTTTCATTTAGAAAATTATACACCATTGGCGCACCATAACTCGCCTTTGTCATCTGGACCAAAACGTCGTATTCCAAGCGACCCTGCGTGTTGACAATGCGGACACACGCAAAAAATTCTGTAACTTTGGTTTTTTTCATGGCATTCGTGGTGCATTGCAATATTTTTATCATTACTGGCATCTATTGCATAATAATAAATATCTGTCATTTTATTTTATACACAAAACATTTCAAGTTGTTTTGCTCGTTTTTATTTTTGTCCATCTAACAAAACCAAAATAATGGTTTAATTTCTTATTTTTTAACATTGCAAAAAACAATGGACGTAAAAAAAGAAAAAGGAGTGAAGGAAATAGAAGACACCAAGGTTGACGAAATAAAAAAAGAGGTCGAGGAAATAAATTCAGAGTTAATTACAACCGCCGTTGAAACCATCCATGCGAATTCTGTCGCACCTTTATTAGTCGCAGAACCCGTCTCGCAACCTTCACCAATCATACCCATACCTGTGAAAATCGTACCTTCAGACACGGCGACCATCAAACAATGTGCCGAAGAGTACTTGAAAATCACTTGTCCCAAGGTGGTGTTTGTGTATACAGGTCTCAAGGTCGGTTCCACTTCTTTGGTGTCTTCCTTTCGCCTTTTCGCGTCCAAGAAAATCAACGTGTTTCACTTTCACAACGAAAACATGCTGCCCCAGAAATTTAAAGACGCGGGCGTCACCATCAACGACTTGATTCATTACTGCGCAACCGTTCTAGACAAAAAAGTCTACGTGATTGACGTGTACCGCACGCCCATTGAAAAGAAGATTTCCACGTTTTTCGAGCGAGCCGCCGTGCACCATTTCAACGCGCCCGAGACAGTCGTGGCGACATATCCCGTAAATAAATTGATAAAACGGTTCAACCAGGTGTTTCCGTACATTGGGACGGAAGATTACTTGAGCGAATGCTATGGCGACAAAGTGCGAGACAAGGTATCCCAAGAATTTCCCAATGGGTTTCCACCTATGCAGCACCATTTAGCGTTTGATTGCGGCATGGTAAAATATATTAAACTGCGGCTGATGGATTCCATGCACTGGGGAAGCATCTTATCCACCATCTTTGGCATGCACATCGAGGTGGTGACCGATTACGCGAGCGACAAAAAGGCGCTGGGCAGCTTGTACGTGGCGTTTAAAAGGGAATACAAGATTCCCGAGGCGTATTTGAATTTTGTGAAATATTCGGACACGCAATTTGCCTTTTATTTGTCCCAAAAAGAACGCGCGGCATATATTGCGAAATGGGGTTGCTGTCATCCAGATACCAATGCAGATGCAGTTCCTTTTACAGACCAAGAATATGCGTTTTACTCGCAGATGTCCAAGGAAAATAGTTATATGGACAAGGTGGAGCGAACCGAGGAGCATTATTTGGACGAGGGATGTGTGTGCGACGCGTGCATGAAACGCCGAAAAGAAGTGGCGGAGAAAATCATCGCGGCGCCGCACCACCCCATTAACGCGTCACACCGAATTCACCACCGAGAAGCCGTGAAAAAACACATGATTCATCGAGTGGCGACAAGTGTATCGACGAATCGCATAGCAGAAAATAACGGCGGAATTCGAATGCGAAATGGAGCAGCAACATCAAATATATTAAGTACAGGTATTCGCTTGCGTAAAAGTGGACGCAATCGCCGAAAAAGCAGGTCGCGCAGTTATAGCGTTCGGATGAAATTGTTTTAATTTACACCATTGCACTTTTCAAGTGCATGGAAACAGTTGCCTTTGTCACTGATAAACCGCCGAGTACTCGGCGGTTTAAATGTGCAAAGGTGTAAAACAATATAAAACCATTTTACATAAATATCATAATGGACAATTATGATATGGTAAGTATTTCTTCGGGACAAATTGTAAAAAAAGTATCATCGAGCATCACCGCGTCTTTACCAGAGGCACACGATTTACCAGAGGCACGCGATTTACCAGAGGCACGCGATTTACCAGAGGCACGCGATTTACCAAAGGCACGCGATTTACCAAAGGCACGCGATTTACCAAAGGCACACGATTTACCAAAGGCACACGATTTACCAAAGGCACGCGATTTACCAAAGGCACACGATTACATGGTAAATAGCACAAATACTGAAATGTCAAACAACAATGCAGATTTGAATTCGTTGAGTGTGCCAATTAAACGGAAAAAACAAGTAATGATTATTGAGCCGGATATCATTGAAAAATATAAATTACGCAATGTAAGAAAGGTCGAAAACGTTAAGGACAACAAGCGCATTTGTTATTCTTTTGTAAAGGTGGCCGTGCTAATTTCGGTAATAAGTGGCACCGTGTTTTATATTTGGAAAAAATAGCCTCAATTGTCATGACGAATCAGTTAACAACAACTACAACTGTTTTCCAAGCTCGCAAATGATTTACACCCTTGATAGAAAAACAAGAACGTCCATCCCCATTTTCAAAAGAAGAGGAAAAGTTGGATCGTCGTAGGTGAAATTCCTACTATTGATTTTGCATTTTTCTTATTTTTTGAAAATGGGGATGGACGTTTGAAATGAGAAAGGTGTAATGAATTCTCCTTGATTATTTTTTATATTCATTACAAATTTTATACTAAAAATTGTTTAACCCTCTAAATGTGCAAAGGCTACTCGCAACCAGCATTGGAAATATATTGCGACATAATAAAAAATAAATATGTTTTATATATATAATGAGTGTTCAAAGTGGTAGCCAATTAAATATACATACAGAAGTTCAGGATAGGAGTTATTGCAATAATTGGTGGAATATACAAAAGAAATATAGATTTCAAATTAAAAATATGTCAAGATGTTTTGTAAGAATAATTATTGCACGAAAAGAATATAACATTACACAGTTCTCAATTGCTGGTGGGCCGACTGGTGTGGCAATTGGAGGTTCTGCGGAAATAAAAAATTGTGCCGTAGAATTGGATTTATATCCAAATAATATACGTGGCAGTGGACCGTTATCCATTTATCAAAATCATAAAAATCCTTGTTATATTAGTTTATTTATTATAGATCCAAAAAATTATCATTCTAAAGATACGTCCAATATAAAAAATTGGAAATCTGTATTTATAAATAATGAAATTGATGTGAGTAAGTTTGACTTAATTATACCACATTCTTATCAAAATTATTTACCTCCATTATCTCATTGGAACCCATAATATGTTCAGTAATATTTTTACACGAAACATTTAGAATATTACCCCTTTTCTCATTTATGAACAGGATTCAATTTTTTCGTCGCGTGGGCATTTGTGCGAAGAAAAATGATTACGGACTATCCATGCCGAATTCCTGCCATTCTTCGTTCTTGTAATCGTATCCAAATGTATTGCAAAACCCATCGTCGTCCTTGTAATCATACATAATAAAGCCATTTTTTGTTGAACGTTGCTGTTTCATAAACTGGAATTTCCAATTCTTAGATACAAACATGGATTCAAACGACACATTCTTGTCGATTTTCGTTTTCCACACGCGCGACTGATGCAAAAAAATAAAATTGGTTCCAGGTAATCTCGCACAGGTAAAATACATATCGTTGGAATCAATCGTTCTGTTGTGAACCAGATTGTCAAATGCCACGTCGGGTCGATACGAAGCAAAAGACGTTCTCAAGTCATCGGGAGCAACAGGAGGGGGGAAAAACGCATAACTCATGGCAATCATTTGTTAGTTCGAGTGACAATTGTTTATATATAGGTGTTGTATTTAACTGTTTTTATTTATTTTTGTTGGGTTTTGTTAGGTTTTGTTAGGTTTTGTTAGGTTTTGTTGATTTGATTTGATTAGAAAAAGTAAAAGTAAAACGCGGAAAATATAATATACGGCCACAATAAATGGAAGCAGCGATTCCCATCATTGCACTAGGAACTATGTGGATTGCATCACTGCAAAATGGAAAATCTAAATCAAACCAAGGAAACAACCAAGCCGAAGCTTTCACCAACATGGGCAAGCGCTCCAATCACCTGCCCAACACGGACATTCCCCCGCGCAACTACCCCGTCATGGACGAAAAGGAGCTGGTCGACAACACCATTCGCAAGTACCCGAACCCCAACGCGGCCACTGCCACCTACCTGAACCAAAGCGCCTACGAATCCAACGAGCGCGCGGGAAACGTGGTCGGCGACAACATCCAAAACATCTACTCTGTTTCGGGCAACTACCGGAATTCGGCGGAATTCAAGCACAACAACATGGTACCGTTCAATGGAGGAAAAGTGCGCGGGCAACTCTACAACAACAACAACGCGGAAGCCGTGCTCGACAATTACGCGGGCACGGGGTCGCAGATGATTAAAAAAATAGAGCAAGCTCCTCTGTTTGCTCCCCAGGACAACGTGCAGTGGACCAACGGCGCGCCCAACCAGACCGACTTTATCCAGTCCCGCATGAACCCTGGGATGCGAAACAACATGGTGAAACCATTTGAATCCCAGCACGTCGGCCCTGGACTCGGCAAAGGATACACCACGGAAGGATCGGGCGGTTTTAACGCGGGCATGGAAGACCGCAATGCCTGGCTACCCAAGACCGTGGACGAGCTGCGTGTCGCCACCAACCCCAAGGAAGAATTTTCCATGCTCGGTCACGAAGGCCCGAGCCAGTCCGTGGTGAAAAACGTGGGAAAGATTGGCAAGGTGGAAAAATACGCCCCAGATACGTTTTTCATCAACACGCAGGACCGCTGGCTCACCACCACGGGGTCGGAAAAAGCACCGCAGATGATTCCTCAGGAGCTGTTTAAAACGAGTCACCGCGAAGATACCACCACTTCTTTCACTGGCACACCCAGCGCCCAGCTGAAAACCGCCTCGTACGTCCCCAAAGTGAGTCAAGCTCCCAAGCGCGCCGAGCTGGCCGCCAACGACGTTGGCCACTCGTCCGCAGGCGGCCGCGGACCCCATGGTGAAAGCGTGGACAAGCGGCTGAAAAGCCACACCAATTTCAAAAACAACCGCTCGGAAAACTGCCAGCCCTCTACCATGCGGAGCGGATTCAGCGGCGCCATCGGGGCAGTCATTGCTCCCATCATGGACGTGTTGCGCGGCTCGAGAAAAGAAGAATACACCTGCAACATGCGGGTCTATGGCAACTCTGGGTCGGAAGTGCCAGGCAACTACGTGCAGACTGAGGGCGACGTCCCCGACGTAACGGTGCGTGAAACCACGTTGTACACGCCCCACGGCTACATCAACAACCAGACAGATGGCGGCGGCTATGAAACCAACGCCCAGCAGCCCATTTCGAACCAGCGCGATTCCACCACCGATTGCGGCACATTTTACTCGGCGTCGGGTGGAGCGGGTACCAGACACGGCAATCGCACGTACGAGGCCGATTACCGCGCGACCACCAACGTGCTCAAGGAAAAAACACTGCACGGTCGCACCAACCACGGCAACTCGAACCTGTTTAGCGGGGCGGCCTCGCAGGGCAAAGTATCCATGTCCAAGCTGGAATCCGACCAGGAAAACGGCCGCGTTCAAACCCCCGCGTCGCTCGTGTACAACGGGCCCAGCGTGGAAACCTTTGGCAAAATCAACGTGCCGCAGTACAACAACCAGTGCATCGGCTGCGAACGCATCGCCCCCGATTTATTAACAGCGTTTAAAGAAAATCCGTATACCCACAGTCTAACATACGCGGTTTAAATGAATGTATCAAACACATTTATTATCTTTTTACGTCGTTGGTCATAAAAATAAAAATAAAAAATGATTTATATCTGAACCATATTCGCAGTAAAAAAGAAAATGGTTGCCTACAAATATACCAAATCTACCTTTATTGGAAGCGATAACGAATTGTTGCATGTCACGGAATTGGATTGTTCTCATTGTGGGATTACTTCCTTTGAAGGATTAAATGCGCCCAATTTAACCGCGCTGTATTGTTCTTATAACAACTTGACTTCCTTTCAGCATTTGAATTGTCCTATGTTAACCACGCTTGATTGTTCTTATAACAACTTGACTTCCTTTCAGCATTTGAATTGTCCTATGTTAACCACGCTTGATTGTTCTTTGAACAACTTGACTTCCTTTCAGCATTTGAATTGTCCTATGTTAACCACGCTTGATTGTTCTTATAACAACTTGACTTCCTTTCAGCATTTGAATTGTCCTATGTTAACCACGCTTGATTGTTCTTTGAACAAGCTGACTTCCTTTCAGCATTTGAATTGTCCTATGTTAACCACGCTTGATTGTTCTTATAACAACTTGACTTCCTTTCAGCATTTGAATTGTCCTCTTTTAACCAAGCTGTATTGTTCTGGTAACAAGATGACTTCCTTTCAGCATTTGAATTGTCCAGCGTTAACCACGCTGTATTGTTCTTATAACAACTTGACTTCCTTTCAGCATTTGAATTGTCCTCTTTTAACCAAGCTGTATTGTTCTGGTAACGAATTGGAGTTTATTCCTCCACACATTAATCGCTTGTTAAATACAACCAGAAACACTCAAAATGTGTACGGCGATGGTCAAAATGTGCACAACCATCATATCCAAGAAAGCATTCGCAGTTCCATCCAAGCAGTCCTGTCGAAAAAACCTTGCATCGCCGCGGAAAACCTCTACGAAACCGTTTTGGCAGACATGGTGCTAACCACGTTAACCAAGGAAATACTGGTGGATTACTGCAAGGAAACCACGGTGCATTCCACGCTGCGAATCACCTTTGAGGAGTTACTTTTACATGTATTTAGTCGCATTGAGTGCAATGCAAATAAAGAGGAAATAAAAAATGTATTGAACTCGGAAATGTCGGATTCGGTATGCAAGTGCTTTACGGGGCGCATGTCCCGTCTCATCAACTGCTTGAATGGTTTCGACGACCTGGTAAGCATTCGCATCTCGGATACAGAGCAAATAGGACAAGTCATTGGCATGATAAAAGAGCAGCTGAATATTGAGAATATATATACGGTGGAAAAGCATAGGGAACTGGCCACGGCAGAATTACGAGCGAGGGAATACTCGGAGGAAATCATTGCGGAGTGGATTGCATTTATTGAATAAAGAAACAAATTAATTATTTTTGCTCCAACGCGTCCAGTCTATTTTTTAATTGCTGGTTGTCGTCCAACAATTCCTGGACTGCTTTTACCAGGACTGCGACCATGTGATCGCTTTTGAATCGATACAGGTCGTCGTTGGTGGTATCCACACAAATATCGGCCAATCCCAATTCATTTTCCACGCGTTTCAAGTCCTGGGCCACAAACCCGACGCGTTTTACGCTGTCGTCTGCCTCTGTTTTAAACAGGTATGAAACGGGAGTGATATTACTAATGTAGTCGGACGCATTCCAGGCGATGGGCTCAATATCCTTTTTCAGCCGCTCGTCGGACGTGGTGGTAATGGGAACTTTGCAGTAAAAATTTGCAGTGTCGTTATTTCCAAGATTAATGGTATTAAAATAATTCCCAGTTCCAATACTTCCAGTTTGTCCGTATCCAATATAAATATTATTATATCCAGTTGTGAGCCCCGATGCAATACCTGAACCAATGCATATATTTTCACTTCCATCGGTGATGGCATTTCCAGCATTGTATCCCAAGACGGTATTGTCATCACCGTTTTTGTTCATATTTAACGCTTTTGAACCAACTGCAGTATTTCTAGAACCATCACCAGCATCACCATTTAGTGATTCCGCTCCAATTGCAGTGTTGTGTGATGCTAAATCAGCCGTTGAATTAACGGCTCTTACGTTTTGTCCAGCATTATATCCGATCGCAGTATTATTATGTCCATATGTGAGTTGTTTTAAAGATTGATATCCTATTGCTAAATTACGAGCTCCCGTGTCTGTATAAGTTGTGGGTTCGGCATTTAAAGTAATCAAATATTTATTTTTTCTTCTTTTTCTTGGAGTTGGCTTTTGCCGCTACTTGTTGCTTTGCCGCTACTTGTTTAGAAATTCCCGTATTCAGCAACGCAATTTCCGCGTCCGTCATGGGCTTGTATTCAAGCTCTCGCTGCACAACAGCCGCTGCGGCTTGCTGCTTCACCGCGTCTTTTTGCTGCTGTTTCTGGGCCAAATTCGCCCGCATCCGCTGCTTGGTCTCTTCTTTTCGCATCATGGCATTCATTTTGGTCGTGTCCATGCGTGTATTCTTTTTATTTTGACCGCCCATGAACTGCTTCATGAGCGTGTCCATGTCCAAGCCCATGGAAGACATCATTTCTTTGATGCCGTTCATGCCTGCTGCAGCGGCTCCACTGCCGTTCATAGCCCCGCTCGGGTTCATCGCCTTCATGAGCCCCATGATTTCCGCCTGCAGCTCAGTTTCGGACATTTCGCCAGACGCCATCTTTTGCTTCATCTTTTCGCCGCACTTTTTCGCCACGCTCATCAGCTTGGCGGGGTCGCTCATGAGTTTCTTAAATACTTCCGACACGTCTTGGGTATTCTCCAGGTCAATGTCCAAATCTGCAGCAGTCTCCTCGGCCATCTCTCGGGCCATCTTGCCGATATTTCCCTCCATCAGCTTTGCCATGTGCTCTTGAAAATTATCGAAATTAAATCCTGCTGGTTTTTCATCTGTATTAGAACCGCTTGGCCCATCGCTTGGCCCATCGGTTGCCGTCGCGTCTGCAGCCGAAGACTCACTATTAAACATATCCTGCATGTTTTTCATGGTTTCCTGCAGTTTGCTCTGGAAATCTTCCTGATTCACATTTTCAAACATTTTCGCGGTATTTTCCTCTAAATCCGCGGGATTCTGCACCGATCCCATGACGGTAATCGCGACCAGCTGCAAATATTTCCAAATGGACGATTTGGTTGCGTCCGAAATGTCGGCGTTCCACAAATCCCTGAAAACAATGCCAGGCAAAAACTCTGTATTCATTTCCTTTGATTCGGTTGAATCAGTGAATATATCGGCATTTTCATACACGATATCCAGAAAACGAGCGGGATAAACCTCTAAACAATGGTTCCACACCAGGTCGCGGTTCTGCTGTTCTTCGGTGGCGCCCCACCATGTTGCGACGATGGGCTCGCACTCGGGAAAGGTGGTGCATAAATCCGCGGTGAATTGCGTGATGGTCTGGGCAATGTCTGGGACCGACATTTTTTTTGATGTTTTAGTATTATGTCAAGTTATTTTTTTGTATTTAACTCGTTTTCTAAATATGAATAAAATCCATAAAACTCACAAATAAAAAAAATGAAAATTATTTTCTTTTTATATTAATCATTACAATTGAAATTTGCTGAATAATTGAATAATCAAACGTTCCACTCCACATCATGGATAGTGTGGAACAAAAGAACAAAGCCATTGTTTTGGCCTTTGCAATGTTGAGAACAAAGACGTCGTCGCAGTTTTATAAAGCGCAGTATGAACTTATTCAGTTCATGTGTGAGTGCCTTCATATCACTGGTTTCGATGAAGACGAATGTACGACTTATGATGGAAACGCTCTTGTTCAAGAGTTCCGCATTCCTCTCTTTTTCAAAAAATCTTTGTCCAAAGAGGTTCATATCAAAAAATGGACATATACGATTGTTCATATTTTCGGGACCATGTTCCTGAACAAACTTGAAAATAAAGTATAAATGAAATAAAAATAAAATAAAGTATATTCATATCGTTTCTAATGTTATTTTTTCACATCATTTCATTATTTAGAAATAGAAAATAAGGTCCACGGCTGCGTCAAACGGTCGCGCAGATACGGCTCCAGCTGCTCCCACTGCGCATGCTTTTTCAAAAACTCGGCGGCGCGAAACGGGCGCCCACACGAATCGCCCCAGCGCAAGCTAAACGACATTTTCTTTGCCATGGCCGTGTCGCACACGTTTCCATCCAATGCTCCGCGGGGCTGGTACGGCAGCGGCCGCCCAGGGTCCGACATGTACTCGCGTCCATCCAGCTCGTAGTGCGCACACACGGTTCGCGAGCACGGATTGTTGGCCTTGTTCAAATATACGTCGTAATGGTCCGCCAGTATTTTCTTGGCGACCGCGGCCGTCAGTCGGCCCTTGTATTTCGCCATGAGCTGTTCCAGCCGTACCTTGCGCGCCCCCTGGTGTCTTCGCACGTCGTTGAACCCCGAATTCGAGCATTCCAGGTTGCGGATTTGCGGGTCGTATGCCGCGTTGAACCCAATGAAATAACCGTCGGACGTGCGTTCCGTGTTGTGAAACTGCAGTCCGAGCTCGATGCGCATGATTTCGTTCTTGTTGATGTCGCCAAACAGCCACGAATTCGCATAGTCTCCCGAGTTGCCGTCAAGCAGCATGTGCTCGTATTCGTCCAAAGATTTACCATACTGCATCGCGTTGCGGATGCGGCAGCAAATGGGGACGTTGTTTTCGTAGGCGTGAAAGCCGCCAATCGTGGTCTCGGTGCCGATGAAACCCGCAGAAGTGACGAAAAAGTCGGTGCCGCTCCAAATCCAGCCGGGGAAGCCCATCATCAGGATGCGCGCGCCCTTATCGGGGCGCAAATCCGTCACGGTGCGGGCGAATTGCCCGTCGATGAAATTGGCGAAATTATTGTGCGCCACGACAATCTTGCCGTCTGCCGTCCAGTCTTTGCCAACCGCCATGAATGCGCTGCACTTGTCGGTTGCATTCTTTTTTGCAAATAAAGTGCTACGACTTGTGTCGTTAGACTCGCTGCCGCTTTTACTACTTGTGCCTCCCTCTCTGGACTTGGTCTTGTTTTCGGGTTTGATGCCGAGTTTCTTGGCTTCGTCGGGCGGCATGTGGCCGACCCAGCTTTCGGTCAGGGTGAAATAATTGTTCCACGCGCATACTTCGTCTAAAGTTATGGGAGTCCCAGCAGCGGTTGCTCCCTCGGCAATTCCCTCCATTTCCTCGTAGAATTCGTGAAACTGGCGTTTGATGGTGGGCATGAGGTATTTGGTGCACGCATCCACGAAGAAAGACCAGTGAATTCCAAAATCCTGCATTGCGGTAAATTCCAGCATCTTTTGCACATCCACCAGTTCGTCGGCAACCAGGTAGCCGTTGGCGAAACCGCGCTCCTTGGGCGACCCATCGATGCTGATGTAAATCCAGCCGTTTTTTTCGTACTTGGACCCGTGCTTGTTGGGTGAGGTTGCAGCGTGTTTGGACCGATTCTTTGTGGTTTTCGCTCTTGATTTAAAACTACGCTTGATTCGTTTCTTGGTTTTGCCCATTTTATTTTACGCAAGACAATGTTGTAATATACTGATATTTTATAAAAATGAATTATTTTTTGCCATCTTGCCAAAATATAAATAAAACAAGCAACATGATGATTTCAAACGACGGCACAATGAAAATATTTGGAAAACTCACTCATGACGACGACGACAATTTAATAATCAACGATGGCACATGTGGCCACAACACCAACACTTGTTGGGCTGCAAAATTGAACAAACCAAAAGCCAAACCAACCACCTATTTGTTGGAAAGCTTGAATTGTTATGTTAGTTTTGAGCTTTCCATGGTGTATAATAAAATGTTCAACTGCGACATGGATTGTGTCACCGATGAAAATATCGAGCGTATAGAAACCGTATTTAATCTTCCCATGTATATACCTATTTGTAAGGTTAAACAACATTTTATTTATACACATCACAACATTTTGAAGCATTTGTTAGACCGCGAAATGAACAAGCAGCGAATTTTGCTGCTTGTGGGCAAAGACAAGCAACCCATCTTGCCGACAGACGTCATGGCGTATATTTGGACATTTATGTGAAATAAAACAAAACAAAACAAGCTAAAACCGAAATTCCACCGCCTCGGCCGTATCCACAAACCATACTTTATTTTTCACGTGCAATTCATTCAGCCTGCGAAAACTCAGTTCCAGTAAAATGCACAGCCACTCCTTGGGCTGCTTTTGTACCGAGGTCGCCGAATACAGCACGGCGTCCGATGCGTCGGCAATCCACTGTATATTATGCATAATGTCCTGCGGGGTCGCCTGGAAGCAATTGGTCCCCTTGAGCGTTTGCTGCGGGGTATGTTTCTTGATTTTTTCCACGTTTTTAATCTTGAAAACCGTGTTGCTCTTGTCGTTGTGAAAGCCGATGAATCCGATTTTCTGGGCGAGCAATCGGTCGTTCACCGTGCGGTTTGCGGCACTCACGCGAAAATACTTGTTTCTGCTGGAGACCAGTTCCGAGTGCAGTGTGTCAGGCATTTGTTCCCATATACTACTATTGTTGCTGCCACTCGTCAAAGTCTCTTGGTAAAACGTCCCAGGAATTTGTCCAATTTGGTCTTTTTTCAAAATGGGGTTGGTGATTAAATATATATAGTTCTTCTTGCGATAAGGAAACACCTTGGACCGAATGTACTGGGTCAAGTCTGCGTAAAACAAGGATTCCCGCAGTCGGTCGCGAATATCGTATTCAACATTTTCCAGATTCTTTGGGTCTTGGATAAAATTCATGAGGTCGAGTTTGTCGGAGACCGAAAAAACATCAAACAAATGATGCGCCGCCAATTTCATCCATGTTTCCGTACTTGTTTTATTTTGCACATCACCATGCGCCGCACTTAAAAAGTGAATCACTTCTCCAAAGGATTTGGCTGATTTTTGAGACGCTACCACCGTGTCCATCTTGGAAAAGGCCTCGATTCGCTCGTATTCGCGAAACATATCTATCAAAATCGCTTGGCCAGGAACCGTGTCTATTTGTTTTGCAGCCGTGGCTACGGCGCTTCTTGGTTTTGGTCCAGTCGTAGCTACTACTGCATTTTCCGTACCTACATCTTTGAATGGTATCACGTTGTAATTCACGTTTAATTTCATGCTGCGGTGTTGCACCGACAAGTTGGCCACATTAATCACGTCAGGTTGAAACAGATAATAGTCGCCGATATTCACAAGGGTACCGCTCCTGCCATATTTATCTTTAATCGGGGTTTTGTTAGTGAGGATGGATGACAAGGCCAAGTCAATCAGGTGCAAAGGGAATTGTGTTTTATTTTTTGATTCATTGTTGATGAATGCAACCAGGTGCTTTTTCTTGTAAAAGAATCGGTCCGTCATGAGCAGCCTAATAATTTTCACGATTTTCTCAATATTCGTGGTTGAAAAATACACGTTGTACGTTGTGTCGTTAATTTCCAGTTCATCCTCTTTTTTTTCCAAAGAAGGTAAGCAGTCGTAGTCGCAGCTGGACAAATAGTCGCAGCTGGCAGAAAAGGGCTGGTCGCCGAACCGAAAGTTACGGATGACGGCGTGGTCGGCCAGCTGTATGTCGACGGCTTGATTAAAATTGTCTGCGGTGAAATTGGTTTGACCGTGGTTCAGCATGCAATCCACGGAATGCTGCTTGACGATGCGGGATATTTTGCCGATTTGGATGGCTTTTTTCTCAGACAGGCGGTACTGGTATAGGTCCATGGACTCTTCTTCGTCACGGTCCGATAGGATGGCGGCATGCAGGAAAATTTGCACGTTGCGTTTCTCAAAAGGTAGGCGGCGGTGACTAAAGTTGCGCACGCCGCGGCCGATGATTTGCTCGGTTCGGTTCAGGTTGAACCACGGGTCTAACACGTGGATCTGGCGAATCATCTGCAGGTCAATTCCCTCGGATCCCGAGTCGGAGATGAGCGCCACTTTTATTTTATCGCCATTAATATTATCTGCGTGGTTGATTTTTTTAATGATTTGAAAGTCGGGGGTCAAAAGGGGCGTGCCAGTAATCATGACGTATTTTAAACCGTTTGACTTTCGACCCGCTTTTTTGGACATTAAATTGCCGCGACTAGACGCGTTGGTAAAACCCAGCTCTTCCAGGGCCAAGGCCATAGGAATGATGCCTGCGAAAATATACTTGGAATAAATTAGCACGATGCCTTCAACGCCAGCATTCTGGCTACCCACTGGGCCACTTTGTTTATCGACTCCGTCTTGACCTTGTTTTTTATTGGTACTATCTAACATGCGACTGATGGCATATATTTTCGAGCTGTACGTTTCCAAATATTTCATTTGGAACATGGGTGGTTGGCCAGGCTTGTAATCAAAATTCCCCAGTTCCGTGCTATTTCTCGTATAATTCATGACGGATTTCAGTCCGCTTTCGCCAATGTTGGTGATTTCGGCCGCGGTTACTCTTGTTTTATTTTTAGTCGAGGTCAGCGGTAAAACATATTTATCAATAAATGCTTGGTCAAACGCTTCTTTAAATTGGTCCTCATCTAAATCATTGTCCAATTCCATATGCTTTTGCAGGTCAAACTCAATATTAGTATGGGATTTGGCAGTCGATTTTGGTTCTACTTTTACTTTTTCCGCATCACCAAGTGAAACGTCGGACTCATTGGCGTCCTCATTGGCGTCCTCATTGGCGTCCTCATTGGCGTCCTCATTGGCGTCCTCATTGGCGTCCTCATTGGCGTCCTCATTGGCGTCCTCATCCTCAGAATCCGAGTCTACATCTTGCAGCACGGTTTTATGATTGGGATAGGCAATGATGGAGCACTGGATACACTTGGAAATATTGTAGATGGAGTATAGCGGTGTTTTTTTGATAAGCGCCTGGTCCACGATTCTGCGATAGGTATCCATCTGATGGTCACCCAGCACGGTTAAATACGGTTTTAAGTGCATGATGCCGTGGTTCAAGATGGCACCAGTAGGTTTTAGGCGAGGATACGGCACGTCGGGAAACGTATGCGTGGGCGCAAACACGTTGGGATAAATGCGAAAGGGAAACGAATACGGATTTTCGCCGCGCACGTACGACACGTACCCCGTCATTTTGCGCACGAGCAGTTCTTTGCCGCCCTTTTTGAACTCGCCATTGTCGTGAAACACGTCGCCGATGGAAAGGATGCCGCGACCATCATTCACGTTCAACAAATTAATGAGCCAGACAATCTCGGTATAGTGGTTAAACATGGGGGTGGCCGTAAGCAAGAGCAGCTGGGTGTTTTTCGACATTTGTAGCATGTGAAGTAGGTTGGTCGAGATGGTCGAGTTTTGCTTGCGAATGTTGTGGATTTCGTCAATGACGACGAGGCGGTTGTTGAAAAAATTGGTGTTGCGCTCGACTTTGCCTCCAATCAAATTGGAGAATTTCTCGTAGCCCATGAACGCATACGACGCGCGAATAATCTTGAGGATTTCCTTTTCCACGTGGTCCTTGATTTCGCCCGCACTTCCCGTGAATGGCACGCCGCCAGGGTTGATTTCCTCGATTAAATTGTTTCCCACGCAGCCGTCGTACGTGCAGTTGCCGTCTTTGTCGACGCGCAGCTTTTCCCTATCAAAGAGCTGCAGCTGAAAATTGTCCTGGACCGACGGGCTCGCCACCACGTACATTTTCGACAGGGGTGTGTTCATGTGTCGCATATACGTTCGCCTTTCTTCGCAGACGCCAATGGCCGAGCACGTTTTGCCCGAACCGAGGCCGTGATATAGGAGCAAACTGTTGTAAGGGGTGTACATGGAGAGAAAATTCTGCACGAAAATCTGGTGGGGCGACAGCTCAAACGACGCTGCGGCCAGCTCATCAGACCGTTGAACAATGTCCACAATCGCGCCGTCGTATTGCGTGTCGTGGAATTCGCGTTTCTCGGCGATTTGCCGATTGAATCCCGCGTCGTCTAAATGCGGATACAAATGGACATTTTCCAAGCCTTTCTTGACTTTAGCCAAGTCACGTCGGTTTTCAAGTTCGTGTTTGTTTAATGCCTTGTTTATTTTATCCTTGGCTTTTGCGTCCTCTTTTTCATTTCTTTTTATTGGATCCATGTTATTGGATGTCTTGCTGTATTAAATTGATATTATATTTTCCGAAAAAATGATTTTAACCAAGACGCAAAAACATGTATAAAAAGAAATGTCATCATCCAGCGTTGAATTGCCGATGCGTTTGGCAAATTGGGTTAAAAAAGATAAAATATTGAATTATAATTTGTCCAACAACCCGTCCAATGGAGCAATGCAACTGCTTGAAAAAATCAAAATAAAATAAATTGGGGAATTTTATCTCGAAATCCCTCTGAAGGAGCAATGTGGTTGCTGCAAAATAATCCAGATAAAATATATTGGGGAAGTTTATCGACAAATCCTTCCAACGGCGCGGTTCGGTTGTTTCAAAAATACCCAGACAAGAACGTCCATCCCCATTTCACATTTCGTCTTTCACCACTTCCAATAATAAAAAAGAAGAGGAAAAAGTTAGACCATCGTAGGTGAAATTCCTACTATTGATTTTGCATTTTTTCTTATTTTTTTGCTCAGCAAAATGGGCGTTTGAAATGAGAAAAGGTGTAATAACCTAACAAATACATAAAATAAACCATTATAATAAATGGTTAGGTGCAAAACTAAAAAACGCAACAGAAAATATAAAAGACAAAGAGGAGGACAAACTAAAAAATCAACAAACAAAAGCAAAAGCTTCAAAAAGCTCAACTGCAACCCCACCACTAAATTTCGCAAAACCGCCGCCGACCAAACCTGCTACGACAACAGCCAGCTGAAATACATTCGGTCGCTGTGGAATGTGAAACACCCCGACGACAAAATTGATGCATCGGCGTCCTCGGCAACCATCTGGGCTTTGTTGAAAAAGAAATATCAAGCCAAATGCAGCGACGAAAAATGCTGGATTGACGAACTGAAAAAAGGTTCGGGAAATAGTAAAACAAAATCCTTGGAAAACGCCTTTGCTCCAGATGCCCCCGACGAATGGAAAAAGAATCCAAATGCGTGGTTGTCTGACAAGGACATCAACGACGTCATGAAGCAATACGAGCAGGCTTATAAATGCTTTGAGTTCATCGGCCCGTCCCCCATTGATTTTGACACACGGGTCAAAGACCCGACGGAAAAGCAATCGCCCGATGACGACTGCGTCTGGGAAGAGCTGTGCAAGTTTAGCGTGAAGAAATACTTGAAAAAGGGTAAAACAAAGATTGGCGTGATTTTCAACACGGACCCGCACGACAAATCGGGGGAGCACTGGATATCCCTTTTTATTAATTTGAAAAAAGGCAAGATATTCTTTTTCGACAGCGTGGGCAGCAAGGCGCCGAAAGAAATCATGGTTTTGGTGGACCGAATCGTTAAGCAAGGCCTGAAGCAGAATCCGCCGATACATTTCGAGTTTGACCAAAACTATCCCGTGGAGCACCAGTACAGCAGCACGGAATGCGGGGTGTATTCCAATTATTTCATCATCCACATGCTAGAGGACAAGCTGACGGCGAAATACTTAAAGACTCACATTCTGACCGACAACTACATTTCGAAATTTAGAAAAAAATATTACAATTGATTCTTTGGATGTCTTACTAACAAAACGAAAAAACATTATTTACATCGTGTCTTTTTATTTTTATTTTATGTTTTTGTTAGGTTGTTCCAATTATATACACTAAAATATTTCACATACTTACCTTTGCTCTGTGGCAACCAGGGTTGCCTGTGCATCCTGAATCAGCTTGATGATTCCTGCAAAGTCGGTCTCAACGTCATGTTTGCGCGACTGCATCGTCCACTCGATGATTTCCACCGCGTTTCTTGCTGGGTGGGTATGCGGCGCAATCGGATGCTCCGCCCTGAATCCCAAGTTCAAGTTGGCCGCCGTAATCATTTCGAGCAACAATCGGACCGTGTCCCATCGCATGTAAAAGACCGCCGCGACAAAGAGTGTCATAGGGTCCGAGTTGAATCCGTGGGCGCTCGTGTCGTACAAGGTTACCGACCCGAATTTTTCGCAGTAATCCCGTATGTGCACACGTGCCAAATCTTGTTGGCGCATCATCATGCTCATCATTTCGACGCGAGCTTCGCGCGCCTCTTCCATGAGCATTAGATGGTAAATTGTCAGCATGTTGTTGTTGGTTAATTTTAGTTCAATTCTTGTTGATGAATGAAAGTAAATGCGGATTTTATTTCATTTTTTGTTTCTGGGCGTTTTTTTGTGAAAAATAATAAAAACAAAATAGAAAGTATTGCGTATTGCGTATTCATATAACATTATTGAAATATGACAGCGCATAAATACATGATTTCACACTAAAATTTTACATATGAGCTGTATTGATAAATTTTGCGTTTATAGGCCAAGAATTTGTACTATTATTCATGACGCGTCTCGGTTTCGGATACCAAGGGCTCGCTGCGTCGTCCCACGTCAAGTATCGAATGGTGCCAGGAACGTCCGAGTCACTCGTCGGAAAATAACTCGGCCCGCTTGGCTGAACCACCGTTTGGCCCGTGCATACATTTTCCTGGATGTTGCACAGCATGCTTCCGCCGTCTAAAATGACCAGGGGGTCGATGGACTTGGAGCAAACACTGAGGGGCAGCGTCGTTTCCATAACAGCATGCGAAACGGGGTCAATCGCAATACGGCTAGCATTTGCGCGTTTCAGCAGTTTTGTGTTGGGATTAGATACGGTTTGGGACTGAGACGCCCAGGTGATGTGGCGATTGGTCCATTGGCCGCGCGCAATCTTTGCATAGCGTTGCTGTTTTGTTAGGTTGGAACTGTTGTTTTTGTACTGCAAAACGTTGCCCTTGTTTTTCATCTGGGTCGCCTCTGCTTCAGCAAACGCATGGTTGTCCCCCGATTCATCTAAGGAGCAGCTGTTTTGCACGCGAGACCAAACGCGGGGCGGAATGGGAAGGTATCCAGCGCCTAAACAAGACATGTTTTTTATTCTTTTATTCTTATACTAACAATGATTATAAAAAATAACATTCATTGGACTTTTCTTATTTATTTGTTGGCACGGTACATGACGAGTACAATGCGGTTATTAGTAGTAGCACTCTCAATAATGTCCCGAATTTTTGCCCAGTCGCCCCCAGCCAGTCCCGCGCCAATCTGAGGAATGCCAATTACCTTGTCTTGAAAGTCGCGGTCGATTGCTTCAAACACCCGTTTTACCGCATCGTAATCCACTTGTAAGCCGCGCCCATATAAATATTGCGTATAAGCGTTTAAAATAAAACGATTTGCTAAGTCAATTTTGCATGCGCTATACGTCCCTAATTTGCTCTTGTCTCCTTTTACCGTGGCCAAATCAGCCTTGAATGCATCTGGATAATTAGTTTTTATTTGTCTGGCTATTCCCGCTCCCATGGTATGAAAACAGTTGCATCCGTGCACCATCACGTCAAACTTGCCCGTTTCAAAATGCTTTAGCAAATCACCATGAATCACTTCCATTCTTTTTTTGCCTACTTGCTAACAAATTCTTTTTTGCATTTATTTCATTTTTCAAAAAAATGAATTATAAAATACGCGAATGAAAGATAATGTAATAAGTAAAGTAAAAGAAGCATGCCCAATGATTCAGAAAAGGAACAGGTATCATTTAGAATCGTGTCGCTGGACGGCAACATTGGCTCGGGAAAATCTACGTTGTTGCAGCACCTGAAGAAGGAGTTTCGGCATCGGTCCAACGTGGTCTTTTTGCCAGAGCCCGTGGACGAGTGGAACACGATTTGCGACGCAAACGGCACCACGATTCTGTCCAAGTTTTACCAAGACCAGGACAAGTACGCGTTTTCGTTCCAAATGATGGCCTATATCTCGCGCCTGGCCTTCATGCAAAAGAAGATGAAGGAAATCGAGGACAACCACCATCTTGTGCCAGAGGGAACTAGGCAGAGCTGCTATTATATTTTCACCGAGCGAAGCTTGTTGACGGACCGCAAAATCTTTGCCAAGATGCTGTACGACCAGAATAAAATCGAGGACGTGAACTACCAGATTTACCTGAAATGGTTTGACCATTTTGCTTATCTGCCCGACATGTACGTGTACATCAACACGCTCCCCGAAATATGCGTAGGGCGCGTGGAAAAGCGAGCCAGAGAAGGCGAAGACGCGATTTCCTTGGAGTATTTGCAGCAGTGCCACGCCTATCACGAAAACATGTTTACCGAAATTAAAAAGAATGCAAATACAAATAATAATAATAGAAAACTGCTGGTGCTAAATGGAGACGAAAACAACAACCAAGACTACCTGACGGTTCAGCTTCGTATGTTCTTGGATTTTTAATTGTTGGGCTACATAAACAAACCAACCAAAACAATGAAAAAACAAAAAAACGTATACCAGTGTTTGCTGGAAGATTATTGCGACACGCGCGAATTTAAAAAAGCCAAACAATTGTGGAGAAAAATGAACCATGTATTGTGTATGAATGACGCATACACCATTCTATCCCAGCAGTTTTTTACAAAAAAACATCCACCCATCATTGCGTGGATGCAAGCCCTGGGAACAGATCATTTGTTGCTAACAACAGTAGAGCATGCTTTTTCTCGTGCCTGCGGTTTCTTTAATAACCAAGCATATGTCGAGTACATGCATCGACTCAACCAAACGCGGGACCGTTCGCATCCGTATTATTTGGACGAATACGTGTATATCCATGCTTTTTTTGCGGCGTGCAAGCATGGGCGAAAACCAATGGGCGAATATTTGCTGCGTGTGTATGGGTGGTTGCTGCAACGGTCCGAGTATCTGAATCAAGGGCTGGTACTTGCCCAGCAAGAAAATCAACACGAAATGGCGGCTTGGCTGCGGCACGCAAAAAATGAAAAACAGCAAGAAAAATCAAAATAAATCAAAATAAAATAATAAAAATAAATAAGAAAATAAAAAAATGAAATTAAATCAGGTGTAGATACATACCATTAATTGTTTTAAACATTACCTTCCTTCCTTCTCATATTTATCCTAACAGCAGCAACATCCATTCATCATTATGTTTCACACGGATTACTTTGTCCTCTTTGCCATCATTTACTACGTGCTTTGCACGGCTTGGGTAATGTATAATTTGTCGGCGACGATTCGCTCTTTGCAAAAAGATGTGGCAGACCTAAATGCGGACATGGATGTATTTTGTAGAAAAAAGTACAGCATTGATTCAGAAACGGAAACAGATGCAGATGAAAGTCGTGATTCAAACACGGATGATGAAAGCAGCGAAACAAGCAGCCTAGGACCTTGTCCCAGCATGACGGTGGAACTCCCCACTTGCGAATCGAATGACCAAGCGATTCACGCGAGATTGACTCGCATAGAAGATGATTTGGAATTGCATCTCGACCGAACATTCATGCTGGTTGGCTTTGAGCCATACACGGGCATGCCATTGTACGTGACGCAACACGACGACGACGGCACTGTCGTAGTTCGTGATGCAGTCGCGGATTACTGGAGGTCGGGAAACATGCCAGCGTTTGTGGGCCGACAATTTGACGGCCCAGATTCCGAGGGGTCAGAACTGGACGATAGATAAGCGATAGTTAAGGTTTAGAAAATAGAAAATAGATAAACAAATAAAAATAAAAAATTGTGTATATATTATAGTATTTTTTTATTTTTATTTCGTTTTATTGTTTTTTCATATGCAAAATGACATAAATACTTTGCGTTATAATACATAAAATACAATGCAAAAAAGTAGTGGGACCGCAGTGGCCAAAGCGCCGAAACAAAGTAGCGATGCGGCTAAAACGCCCAAAAAACGCGGCAGAAAAAGCAAGCAAGAATTGATAGACATCATCAACGGGACAACGACTTTAAGCGACCCAGCTCCTCCAACGGTAGTACCAGCAATTCAAACGGCTGCAAAAGCAGCAACAGCAACAGCAGCAGCAGAGGAAAAAAATCCGCGCACTCGCCGCGGAAGAAAGCCAAACAGCGTGAAAATAATGGACAATGTGCATGCCATTAAAATAGACGCGTTGAATCCGTTTGAAAATAATAATTTACCCAGCACGATTTTGCATTTAAAATGCCGCGTCAAAGATACATTGGAAATGAACAATTATATCTTTTGCGATATTTCTCAAAATAACAAACATTCCACCCTAAACCATAATTTATTTGATTTAAACCAAGACACCAAAACGCAAAACACAGAACCTTTAATAAACTACAATTATTCCCAAATTTTGGACCAAACCAATAATGATACGCAATTTGACGTTTTCCCCAATGAAATCAAACAACCTCATGTCGCAGCGTTAACCCAAACAACAACAGCCGCTGCCGCAGCGCATCAACCAAAATACAAGTTGAAGGAATTGAACAAGAAAATCAAGCATTTGGATTTTATTCTTAGCTCCAACATTGAGATTAAAAAATCGGCGTGTTTTTGGTGCACGGAAAAATTCGAGGGCCCCACTATTTATATTCCAAAGGCTTGCACCAATAATGTATTTCATGTGGTTGGCAATTTTTGTTCGTTGGAGTGCGCGGCGGCCCATCTCATGAAATCGTCGGTGCACCAATCGACGATTATGGAACAGTACGCGTTGCTGCATTCGCTATATTTAGATCGTCAGCCCAATTTTTCAGACTGCATCAAGCCTGCTCCCGAGCCGCGATATATGCTGGATAAATTTATGGGCAATTTGACGATTGAAGAGTACCGAGAATTGAACCGCAACGGTCGTTTTTTTATCTTGCTCGACAAACCCGTGGTAAAAATCACGCCAGAATACCACGAAGAATATTCCAATTTCAAAATCCAGGAAACCAACATTCCAACCGCGTCTTCTTAACCATATTTTACAAAAAAACCGAATAAAAATAAAATGAATATTTATCTTATTTTTCATCTAAACAATTTCCAGTCATCTAAACAATTTCCAGTCATCTAAACAATTTCGCCCATGATGGTAATGTACTCGTCGTAGATTTCGAATCGGTAATCAATCACATGGATGGCGGCCGTGTCTCCGACGCGGCCCTTGAACTCCTTGTCTTCAAAATTATGGTCCTGGTACACATACACCACGAAAATATTGGGACTCTGGTTGCTTTTCAGCTCAATGCCCGCGCTTTCCAAAATCTCCGTAACCACGCACTGGTCCAGCACCATTCCCGCACACGGCAGAAACACCTCACACGAATAGGACACATTAAATACCGCATCGTTGGCGCGCACTAGGCCGCACGAATACGAAAGTATCTGCACGGAATGCTGTTTCACGTACCCTTCCACGATGCATTTCGCCTCTACCAGTTCCGCCACCTTGTTTCGCAGCACTTCCTTTAGGTTTTTTCCCACCTCGGTAATGGGCAGCGACACGGTCTTGGACAAAATAGATGTAATAAACAGGGTAGACGGAACGGTATTTGTATTTTGCGGCGGCGGTTGTGCTGGTTCTGGCTGCGGCCGATATGTTTGCTCGGCGGTTTCAATTACAGCGGGAACAGCAGGTACGACAACGACGTCTTCAATGATAGGCTCAACAATAGGAACAACGACGTCTTCAACGATGGCTGTTTTTTTGGTTGGCTTGCGTTCCTTTTTAGGCGGCATTTCCTTTACTTTCTTACCTAACAAGTTATTTTCATTTTATTTCATTTTTATGTTATTCATTTTCCAAAACACGCATGATTCTCACTTTTTTATACAGGGCATGCTCGTCGGAAAATAAAAACAATCGAAATTTCCCCTTGTTGGTCAACGATGGTTCATTTGATTGTTTTGTTTCCATTTGCGCCGTGAATTTCGTGGTGAGATGCAGACTGGGAATATACACCATGTTTTCGTCAAACACGTGTCCGTCAAATATCTCGTCCGTGATAAAAGGCGTATTGGTGATTTTATCCAGCAGATTGCACGTGTTTTGGACGCTTTGAATTGCCTTCATTTGTTCGTTTAGCCCCTCTAGCCATGCTGCTGCCGTGCATCGGTTCTCAAATGAAAAATAAGATGGCGATTCGGAAAAACATAACCAGCTCATGTTGATGACATCCACCAGCCGTCTTATCGGCGACGTCACGTGGGCATACGCATCTAAATCCAACGTTGCGTGGCGAAACGTTGCCGTGTCGGATTCATCGTACATGACATATTGTCCGTGCATGCATTTCCAGTTGTAAATGTGCTTTTGCGCGGGCGAATTAATAGTATCATATTCACCAGAATCCTCCTTTTTAGTCACGGTGCGAAAAATGCCGCGTTGTTTTTGGATGAGCAGCGCGGCACTTTGGGCATTCATCCCAATCATCATGCGTTCTACCATCTCGTGGCTGTCTACCGCATCCGAAAAGGTTTGCTTTAGTAGTTGATAATCCTTGTTGTGCAACAAGGCATTTTCTTCATACACGAAATTGCGTTGCACGCGAACCAAACAATTATAATGGCTCAAATAGGTCATGGTATTATTTTTCAGAGAAAACTCCATGGCAAACGTCACGCGATCACTTCCCGCTTTCAGGCTACACAATCCCTCGGACAAAATGGGCGGCAGCATGGGACGTTTTGTGTTTGGCAAGTAGATGGTCGCCGTTCGCTCCGACAGCTGGTCCCATAACTCCAACGTATCCAATATGACGGGAACATTGGCAATGTAAATAGTCAGGATTATCTTTTCACTATTACCATCTTTATCTTTACGAATACTAAAGGCATCGTCGAAATCCTTGCATCCCGCGGGGTCAATGGTGTATACATGTGGTGCGTCTGCATTTCGACAATCTCGCACGTGGTATTTCGCGATCCACGCATCGGTAATCTGCAATTCTGGCGTTATTTTTTTCCGAATTAACGTCTTTGTTAGATTGGTTAGCGAAATATTCAGATTTTTACAGATAATTTGGTATTCGTAAAAGGCATTCACATCATTGGTCGGGCCGAGAACATTGACCAACGTTCCCTTGTTTTCGCAAGTTTGGTTCGACGTCACCAAAACGTATAAATTAGAAAAAACCTTGGTAAACCCCATGGATTTCATTTTGTACGGGACCAACATCGGGGACAATTCGGGATTATTGGGCACGCACCTGTATATCGGCACGTTAGACTTGGTCCTTCCGTATGTTTTTTGCCCCGCTAATAATAAAATCGCGGGGATTTCTTTTTCCATTTTGTTCGATACAAAAGACATTTCATTTAAATATGCATGTTAGTTCCAAGTCGTTTTCTTCATTTTAGGCAAAAAATGAAATAAAAACAAAACGTAAGGAACAAATAATAAATGCTTCTCGATATATCGTTGAATGAATTATCCATACACGATATAAACGCTCCGCCCGTGGTGCTCAGCCACCTGCAAAAATGCAAAATAGTAAAAAATGTAGTCATCGACCATCGATTCAGCACCGAATTAAATACTTGTACCGACGATTTGGGTTGCGAATTAAATACCGACGACGGCAGCAGCGATTCAGAGGAGAGCAGCGATTCGGAAGATGATTGGGAACATGAACACGACGACGATGCCCACCATTTGATTTCCCTGTTTAATTACCAGCACCTATCCCACCAGGAATGCGAGACGGTATTCGATACCTGCAGCCACCTCATGATGGACTGCGTGACCAATACCCCCACCCATTTTACCAATCCCGCGTTTCATTCCATGTTTGAAGCCACTATTTATTCCGCCACTTTTGCTACGCTCGCCGAGCAGACGTTTTTCCACCTGGACCTGAAGCGCGAAATCAACCACATCATTCGCGTGGCGCTCAAGCAGTTTTTCCAGCGGCACGTTCCCGTGCGATCCTTTCCCGACACGCGCATTTTGTATTTCCTGGGGCCCCAACAAAAAGAACGGTTGATGCGGCAACTCAACGTGCTGCGCGGCAAGCCGCAGCCCGAGCAGCGCACGCCCGCGTGGTACGAGTTTCGCAACAACCTCATTACCGCGAGCAATGCGTACAAAATATGGGAAAGCGACAAGATGCAAAACAGTCTCATCTACGAAAAATGCAAGGCGACGGCCACCGACGAGGACAGCGTGTCGGCCCAGGCGGCAACGTCCGCCATGTTTACCAACACGTCGTCGCCGATGCACTGGGGGCAAAAATACGAGCCCGTGTCCGCCGCCATCTACGAGCACATGTTTCAGACAAAGATTGAAGAATTCGGATGCATCCGCCATGACCGCCATTCTTTCGTGGGCGCATCGCCAGACGGCATCAACGTCGACCCCGAATCGCCGCGGTTCGGGCGCATGCTCGAGATTAAAAATATCGTGAACCGCGAAATCAACGGCATCCCCAAAAAGGAATACTGGGTGCAGATGCAGCTGCAAATGGAAGTGTGCGATTTAGAGGAGTGCGATTTTTTCGAAACGAGGTTCAAAGAGTACGAGTCGTACCACGAGTTCAAAGAGGACTGGACCGCAAACCACTGGGACGCAAAAGACGATACCATTGACCAAAATAAAGACGGGATGTATCGCGGCCTCCTAATTCATTTTGCACATCGAGACAAAAAAACGGGATACATGAGTCAGACCCCGACCTACGAATACTGTCCGCCAACCTATTCCCTGGAACAAATGGAGGCCTGGGAGGAACAAACATGTGCCGCCCGAGAAAAAGCGGGGTACGAATGGATTCAAAACATGTACTGGAAGCTCGAAGAGTACAGCTGCGTTCTAGTCTGCCGCAACCACCTCTGGTTTCAGCATTGCGTGGACGACATTGCGAAAATATGGAAAGTCATTGAGGTGGAGCGCGAGACGGGATACACCCATCGCGCCCCCACGAGTCGCAAGCCAAAGCTGGATGCGGATGGCGCTGTAGTGAAAAAAACGTACAAGGGCGATTTGCCCGCCAACAAGTGCTTTATAAAAATAAAGAAATTGGATTAATCGAGTGTTTTTTTAAGTTTGGTTGTTTATTTGTTTATTTGTTTATTTGTTTATTTGTTTTTGTCTTTTAGTAAATAACATGCACATTTGATCGTTTATATATTTCGCAAGTTGTTTTTTGTTTAATTTTTTAGACGGTTCATCCATATAACACATGTTTGAATTACACATTGCTTCTAAATATGCTTCATTCGAAATTTTTAAGTACTGGCCCCGGGCATGATTTGGCTCGTTGTACCCTTTCATGTACAATCCCAACACAATTGCATTGTTTTGGTAAATGCAGTTTCTGTCTCGATAGTCATAAAATGGTTCAAATTTGAATGAACATTTACATCTGCGACAATCAACCCAATAATAATCATATCGACCGTTTCCACCATCCTCAATATAATTGTCAGGATTAATAATGGTGTTTTTATCACACCATTTGCATATCACCAACGAGTATTTACTTTCAGATGGCAAGCAGTTGATGTAAAAACTGGCTTTTTTTACCTTGCCGTCCAAATATTGATGAATGATTTTTCTGTCCTTATTATTTTTGTTGCAAATGATTGAAAGTTTTCCTTGAACGAGAAAATTCGCCATTTATCATTCCAACCTTTTACATTTAATTCGTTTTTTCCATTTAACAAATGAAAGAAAGAAAATATAATAGACGCACATAATAAACATGTCATCGAATCCAAGTACCTTGGACCAAAAGAAAACGGTTCAACAAGGCGAGGAAAGCAGCGGAACATCCCCCAATAATATAAAAAAACCAGACGCGGCGGGGTTTGGAAAACAATTTATCATTACCGCGCTTCAAGTGTTGTTTTACGTGGGATTCATCGGATCGGTCGGTGCGTATACCGTAAAAACTGCGGCTGCTACAGCAACCAGTGCGGGTTGTAATGCCGAGTTGTTTTCAAACGTAAAAGCGAAACTCGCCAATTGTTCTTATGGGACAGCCCCATCCGCTCCATTCGCTAGTGCGGCCAAGACCTCGGCGATTGCCGAATATTTTCGCGAACTGTTCAAAAATGTGTTTGCGGCGAATACATCGTTCATCGACACCTTTAGTCGTTTGTTGGGTGCCCTGCCCAACTGGGCCATTTTGCTCGTGTACAGCGCGGCAAGCATTCCTTTTTTCCTCGTACTGTGGCTGTACAACTGGCTCACCAACCTTTTCTTTGCCCTATACAACATTAAATTACTCTTTTTACAAAAGAACAGTTGCGAGCAAACCCTGTTTAGTCGAAACAAGGGCTGTGACAAGAGTGCATGGCAAAACACCAAAGACATTAGCTTGCTGTCTTTTCGGTGGATTCCTGTTTTCTTTTATTTATGCTTTCTTGGGGTAACGTCGTTCTTCGGGTCGCTGTACACCACGTTTGCCTCGCTGTTTTCGCCGCTGACCCTAAATTTCATCTTGCAGCAAAATCCCAAATACGGGTTTGCGGATTTCTTGCAGGACATGGTAGTGACCAACAAACCGCTGTGGTTTATTCTTTTTTCGTTGATTTTGCTAACGTCGGCCAACACGTATTTGGGCGGGACCTATACGGCGGCGGCTGCGATAGCGATTCTGGTCGCGTATTTCAAAATTGTTTGATGAAACCTCTTATAAAAATCATTCGACCTAACAAAGATAATTAATTTCACCAAAATATACAATTAATTCAGCGCATATTTAATCATCGCACGTACTTGCCCACCCTCACAAAACTATCCACAATGAAAATAATAAACACACCTAAAAACGAGTACAAGACCGTGTCTTCCATGACGCTGTCTGTTTTTTCCGACTGCTGCTCTTCCATAAGTCCAATCAAATAATTCAGTTTCGTCATGACTGGGTCTGATTGATTTATGGATGTATTCGTGCTTAAAGGCAGCTGCGATACCGAGGTAGTGTTGGGATAATTCCCCATGAGTTTGCGGTAGTACTGTTTGGATTGCTGGTCTGTCATGAAATTCTGGTCTAAATCGTGCGTGTCGTTGGACTCGTAGGCATACGATATGTTTTCATTTTCATTGGATTCGTTTTCTCGTGAAACTGCTGCATTGCTTGCATTAGGGTGTGAATTCGCATGTGCGTTTGCATTGTCGTCCATGTAAGGATTGTGGTGTGCATTCGCATTTTGAGGCGCAACGTTCTTCATCCGTTCGTGGCCCGCGGACATGGGCGGTTCCAATGGCTTGAAATCGCCTAGATTGTCATTGTCCAGCGGATTGATGCTCGCGTATCCCTCTTTTAACGGCGCCGACGACGCATAATTTGTTTGGGCGGATTGAACCGCCGATTGCACCTGACTCGAGTCATAAACGGGGGGAGGTTTATTTCGCTGGGTTCGTTTGTGTTGATTCGACAGTTTTCTTTTATTTATCAATGGTTGATTATTTGATAAATTATTTGGAGACAATTCATAATCGTTCTCCACACTCGCCGCAGAAAAAGAAAACGACATTCTTATTTAAAATGAATATTATTTTCTTTACGTTTATGTGTTTATCTAACAAATGCAAAAATGATTTAAATTTTTGTTAGACCAGCCACAAAAAAGGAAAATAAAAGATGAACAAGATTGCAAACAATAAAATAAAACCCCCAACCAAAAACAAAAAATGAATAATAAACAAGCATCATGTATAATATTCAATCAACAATCAGTAACTAATCATGTCTGCGAGCGCGGATGCAACCATGGTTGGAATTAATCAAATACGGCGGACTTACTATATTGGCCCTTGTTTGTCTCGATTCGCAAAACTCATTTTCCAACATGGACAACTGGCCAAAGCATACATTGAAGTATATGGAAACGTGTTTCCAGATATCCAAGAGGTTTTTCCAGACTATGCATCACTGCAGGCTCATGTAAAAGGAGTGGGCGAAGCAATGGAGCAGCATTGTTCTGACGACATGTGGTATGAACTGCAGTTTCACTACAACAACATGACAGAGTCATAATAAGTGACGATTGTTTCGCAGGGAGCGGCCATAAGTGACAATAAATTCGCAGGGGGTGTTAAAAGATTCGGAATAAATTCTTGTTGTATTTTTTGGTTTTATTCTTGCTTTTTTTTCTCGTTTTTCCTTGGTATTTTTTATATTTTTTTCGATGTCTTTTTCTCGTATTTATCCGTTTTGTTAGGTGGGCGCGTTTTTTCTTTGATTTATTTTTGTTCAAATTTGGTTTTCCACTTTTTTTTTTCGTTCTAGTCGCTTGGCTCTGGCTCCGTTTCACTCGACCCTTCCCTTGGTCGGGTCGGTATCGGTAAAACATTTCCTCGTATTCCTTGCTCCCAGGGCTTTTCGACAATTTCTTCCACATCTCGCTCTTGTGCTCGCGAATCTCTTCCACCGTTTCCTGGTGTCCGATGCAGTTAATACTGAACCGTTTCAGCAGCCCTTTTTGCGACAGTCGGTTCTTAGCCTGCACGTCAAACAAATACTTGGACATGCACACGATGCGATTCACGTCGTAGTAGTACTTGTCCGCATACAAAAAAGCCAAGTAATAACTCAACATAGTATCGATGGTTGCGATGCGCACCGAATTGCCATCTTTTCCGTCGTCTTTTAAAACGTTGTAGCTGTGGCACGCATTGGGCTGGTAAATAAACGCCACGGTATCTTTTCCCACGCGGATTTCATAGTGGCCCGAGACAATCTCGCCAATGTCTGCAAACTTGTGCACCGACACGTCTTTGCAGCCAATGTCTTCCAAACGTTCCTTTACAATGTCGGCCGTTTTTAGCGCGTCTTCGCTCAGCACGTCGAAATCGGGAATCTTTTGGAGCTGCGACCGAACGTGGTGCGGCATGTACTGCGCATACTTGGAAATAGCATAGCCGCCGAAAAACACCACGTCTTGGTGGATGAACGTCTTTAGGACCTCGTCGTAGATTTCTTCGTTGGATATTTTCGTTCCCTTTTCTTTTGTTAAAGACTTGTCGGAATGCTTTTCTTTTTTGTTTTCCTTTTTTTTTTTATCTTTATTTGTTAAAGGCTTGTTCGCACTTGCGTGTTTATCAAGACTCATGCTCATGGGTCGCTGGAAATCCACGTGCGAGCATTCCTTGGACGTTAGCGGGTAATGCTTGTTGATTAGAACCAGGCGTTTATACACTTTTTCCCAGCGAGACACGTCGCCGTCTGGCCGCGACAATTCCAGATACATTCCCATGCGCAAAAAATTTGGCGGCGAGTAAATAATGCCGTTTATTTTCAGGGCGTCGCGTTTCAGCGTATTGAAAATAGATTGGGGCATCTGCGTAATGTCTGCAGTGGGAATAAAATTTACGAATAACTTGTACGTGCCGCTGTGCATGCCCGATTTCGCGTCCACCTCAATGTAGCCAGCCTTGGCGTAAATGTCGGCGAGCTCCTTTACGTCTTGCTTTGCGTTTGGTGAAAAAAAATCATAATCGGGAATGTCCACGTTGGTATCGTAGAACTGGTCTTTTTTTGGCAAAATGTTGTTCTGGGCCGTGCCGCCGTACACAATGAGCTTTTTCTTTCGGATGAAATCCTCGACAATGGCCATTATTTTATTTATTTCGGGCATGTTGGTGGCGGTCTGCTGCTTCTTCACCTCGGCTTTCGCAATGGCCTCGTGCAGAATCTCCAACTCGCACTCTTCAAACGACTGGTCCTTGGTGCATGTATTGGGCCTTTTTCCCATTGCTTTTACTTTATTTAAAACAATATTATTTCGTAAATGCGTGAAATATATAAAAGTAAAAAATACAATACCTTTTATTTTATTTTTTATTTTTGAGTAAATCATAAATTTAGAATCTGCAACTCTTTGTTTTTATAAGAGGTGACGGTTCGGTACACAGGATATCCAATCGTCAGCGGAACACACGCCATTAGCGGCATTATTATTAGGGGATTGACAACGTCTGCCTGAATCAGCGGTGTAGTCATTAGAGCGTAGGCACTTAATTCTGTGCACAGTAACTTGTGCTCAATGTACGTTTTGCTAAACGCCGAAATAAGAATCTCGGGTGTTTCTTTTGCTGGTCTAAACCACACGGAACCCTGTGTCAGGCGTTTGAGCAAATACAGGGATGCCATTTTGTTCGTTTGTTTGTTTTTGTTGGTTGCAAATAATAATCATTTTTATTGAAACACAAAATATCACAACACAATAAATGAGCTCGTCCAACGTCAGTGCAAAAATGCCGCAAGCCTCGGTGCACATTAAAGCGTTTGCCAAGCCTGCGTCCAACCCGAATCTTGTTAATCAAACCAAATTGTTTCGTTCTGCGACCGTGCTAAGAAAACAAGTAAATAACGCCAGAACAAAAATGTTTAAAAATAAATTAAATAATTCGTTACAATAAAATGAGCGAGTTGCTGGAAACCTCCGATAAAAACGGATTCGTGGGCCACGTATTTAATTTCAATGCCAACGCCAAAGAAGAAATGATGAACATCGTGCAGTACGCCGTTCTCGCCATCATTCCTGTGGTACTTTTAAACAAGAGCATCCAGCGATTCATCCCCGACGTGGACGACGAAAAAAGCAGCCTGGAAATCGGCGTCGAGGTGCTCGTGCAGGTCGTTGTCATGTTTTTAGGCATTTTCTTCATCGACCGCCTCGTTACTTTTGTCCCCACGTATAGCACAAAAAAATACGAATCGCTGTCCGTGATTAACATCACGCTGTCCATGCTGGTGATTACCCTCAGCCTGCAGACGCGCCTGGGCGAAAAGGTGAGCATCCTGGCCGACCGCGTGGGCGAGATGTGGTCTGGCGAAACCAAGAAAAAGAAAAAGAAAAAAGGGGGACAAAGCCAAGGAGGAGGTCAAGCGCAGCAGTCGGCGCCTCCTTCACAGATGGCTCCGCCTGGTTCCACGTCCATTGGCTCTTTGCCCGCGGTGAATTACGATGCCATGTACCAGCAGCAGCCGACGCCCATGGTGGGTGCGGCCGAGCCTGGAATGGAGGGCATGGACAACATGGGTCCTATGCCCGCGAATTCTGGCGGCGGTGCCTTTGGGTCGCCTTTTTAAAAAAATATGTTTTTATTAAATCATTGTCAAAAAACAAATAAAATATTTCAAAAGTATAATTAGACAAAATGATTGACATTCCCGAACTCGTGCGTCGCATCATCAAGTATTTAATCGAGGGCTTCATGGTGGCCATCGCCGCCTATGCCATCCCCGAGCGCTCCCTCAACATTGAGGAAATTCTGGCCCTGACTTTAACCGCCACGGCCACCTTTGCCATCCTGGATACCTACATTCCCAGCATCGGCGCGAGCACCCGCCAGGGCGCGGGCCTCGGCATCGGTCTAGGACTGGTTGGGTTTTGATTTTGCAATCAATAATAAAAAAAATGAAAACATTGAAACTTAATATTTTCATTAAAGAACAAAGTCTCATCTCATGATTGGTAGCAGCTGCTGTAATGTATATATTGAACATTGCAAACATGGACGCATGCGTGACATTGAGGCCCAGTTTCGAGAAAACACGACCAAGCAAAATAAAGCACTCGTCGCATTCCATTTTTATCAAGGATTTCGGTTCGCGTGCGAACACGGACACGTAGCCGTTGCCAAATACATTGCTTCTAAAATCAACAAAGAAGAAGCGCGGATTGCCATGTTTTCCGCCTCGGACGAGTACGCGCTTCGCCACGCGTGCGCCAACGGCCACACAGACGTCGTGCAATGGATTCTGCTGCATCACACTAGTATTAATATCCATATGTTGGATAATTATGCCTTTCGAAAGGCATGTCTGAATGGTCACATGGACATTGTGGCATTGTTGCTGCCCTGGATGCATCCAAGCACGTTGCTGCTTCTATTTGATATGTTGTCGGACGAAACCAAAATATTCATCATCGATTGGATAGCCCAGCATCCCAACAAAATCACGCACATCAAACGCATGTTTTCGCACCTGTGCATCGGCGGAAAGGTCGCGATTGCCCAGCATATTTATAATTATAACTGTAACCGCTCACTGTCTACGGATGACGACGGCATCGAGGGAAATAGGAGCAGGAGCAGCAACGCGCTTGAATGCATTCAGACAAAACAATGGGACACGATATTTCGCCGCACTTCCTACAATTATAAATTTAGTACGGTAGACTCTGACAAAAAAATCCAGTATCGAAACGTGCTGCAGTGGGTTTCCTCTTTGTTCCCCGACCGTTATTTCGTTCGGGCCAACGCCGCCGACGACGACCAGTACCCGTCCAAATGTTTCATTCTGCCGCTCCGACCCCGCGCCGACATCCCCGCCGTCCTTGTCCAAGAAAAAATACGATGTGAATTGTGTCAAAACGCAGAGTCCGACCTTATTGGGTGCTGCGGCCACCAGTACTGCACGCCTTGCACCGTCACTACGCTGACGCATCCCGACGCAATTTATCCGTGCTGCGCCCATTGCCAACTACACATGGACCAGTGCTATCCCAGCACCTATGATTACGAGAAAATACGCCAGGATACGCTTCCCATAAGAGGGGAAATCATACAGAACCGATTCCATCCCAGAAATATCCATAAATTCAACAGCTGGGGAATCGACGGGTTCAGCGACGACGACGACGAGTACGATTGATTTTATTTTTATATTTTTATTTTTTATTTTTATATTTTTATTTTCCAGTACAATCAATCACAAATCAATATAGAAAAAATGAAAATAATAAATGCCAAAAAATAAAAAGGAAAAAAGACAATGGAATTGACACAAGACCAACAATCTGCGTACGACACCATTATGGAAGCATTGGCGGCAAAACAACCAGTACTTCTCACTGGTTCAGCGGGAACGGGCAAAACCACCTTGACGAAATTCATCGCGCAGGCCTGCATGGAAAACAACATGGCCATCTGCGGAATTGCTCCAACCCACAAAGCGGTGCATGTACTGGAAAATGTATTGAACGCCAGAAATATGCTTCCCATTCCAGTGTTTACCGTCGCATCCGTCTTGGGAAAAATGAAACAGCACAGTTATATAGGGGCGAAAAATTACGGAAATAAAAACATCAACAAACTGAACTCGTACAACCTGTTTATTTTAGACGAGGTATCCATGACGAGCGACGGGGACATAAAAACCATTGAAACGTATGTGCGAAACACAAAGAAACGCCTGATTATCATTGGCGACGACTGCCAATTACCCTGCCCGTCCGCCCCATACGATTTGACCGCCCCCATTATCCGAAAAAAAGATTCGTACGTGTTTGGCCATGCTGGGTTTGTGCAGGCGAAATTAATTCACGTGGTGCGTCAGGCCAAAGATTCGCCCATTATTTGTTTGGCCACCTATATTCGCGACCACATGGAATCCGACACCTCGGCTCGCGGCATCATAATGGGCAAAAATGGGAAAGAAGGCGACATGCCGAATTTTGACCCGAACCATATTATTTCGCACGAACAAGTGACGGATTGTTTTGCCGACCTAATAAAGCGGTATTCTATCGAACGGGTGAAAATTATCGTGTATACAAACGCGTCCATGATGTGTCATAATTTGGAGATTCGGCGAATGCTGGAAATCGACGACCAAAAATACGTAGTGGGCGAAATAATGATGGGGTACAACAACCTCGGCTACCCAGAACTGGTGATTGAAAACGGCCAAGATTACCTGATTACAAACATCAAATCGACCACGAGCCGAAACATTGACCGATTTACCGCCTTGAGCGGCCTCAATATCGACCTGAAATTGCTGGGAATCGAAAAGCGTCGGTCTGTACAGAGCAACCTATTCTTTATTCACATTAATTCGCCGTGCAACGAGGCATTCATGACGGAATTGGTGCGGTGCGCAGAAGTCCTGAATGCGCACCATTCCACCAAGACCGACTATTTGCGATACACTGCGCTGAAAAACTCGGTGCTTTTCATCGACAATATCTACTCTTACAATGACCAAATATACACCGAGGCGTCTTTCAAGGAAACGCACCCGCTGCTGTTTACCAATTTGTCCGAAGTGATACATTTTGAGACGAAAACGGTTATTGGGTCGATGAAATCGGACAAAATAAATCAACTGTATTCCGATATTATTACAGAACGGCTGCGCGACGATAAAAATCTGGGAGACTCGGAAATGCTGGCGGATAAATTCATGGTGATTGAAAAGGATTTGTACTATGGCTATGCCATCACCACACACAAGTCTCAGGGGTCCACCTACGACGCCGTTATTGCCGACGAAAATGATTTCAGCAAAATCGTCAATAAATGGAACTTCAAGCACAATAAATTGGAATCGAGAATTCGCGAGAAAAATCAACTTCGTTACGTGGCCTATACCCGGGCCAAGCACGAATTATACATTGCGGAAAATACCAAGGATAATTAACAAAAAATGTCAAAATAATAGGAAAAATAAAAAATGAAATATTTTCAATCATTGTTGGCATTATAATAATAATAATAGCAAAATGGCATCATCTATCCAGACGCAGACTATTTTTGAAACGGAAGGCGAAAGCAAGGCAGATTATGTATACGACCATGTATTCCGCATCCAATTTAGCCGCGTCGCAGATTCGCAGCGGATGCACGTGGTTGCAAAGTACACGGATGAAAAAGTCCTTACCATCGAGTTTGACATTGATGTCTCTGATGCTCGTTGCAGCTTTGGTCAGTTTTTGGGCGAAATGATGGGCGACCTAAAGGTGGTCGGCGCAAGAGGAGAATGGTCGGAGGAAAGTAAAAACAACCTAATGTCGTACGAGTTCAATCGGAACGGCAAGATGAAAAACATGGTTACCTTTCAGCTTCCCGACCGCAACATTGTACTAGAACTAAAAAAGAAGTGCGAGTTCAAATACACGCACACCAATTAAACTGGATTTATAAATAACCCAACAAAATAAATAAAAATAAGAATTGTATTTTTATTTTTTTTTATTTTTTATTTATTTTCGAAAACAACACGGAACCAGTTTGGTGGGGTGGTGCATATCTAGCTTTTACTGGCTGCCCTGCCCAATCTCCAAAGGAGGGCGCATGAAATCGGGGGTAATCGTCGACTGGTTCCAAATGCCCGTATTCATTTGCGGGTTTGGCGGCTCGGACCGTATCGACAGGTTGGCGTTTTTCATCGACTGGCCCTTGGTATCAATGCCCATAATGGCACCCGCTTTCAGCAGGTTAATATTGCTCAGGTCGCCCTTGCCCGCGGGGTTTAATTGAGCCCACTGGCTGTTGGTGTCCTTGGGCAACAGATCCGATGGATTATTGGCACCGCCATTGTTGCACGAACTGGGAAGACCCACCGTCTGCGGCTGCGCACCCACGGCCGAATACGTGCTATTTTGGCCTAAAGATTCCGAGGGCTGGACCGCGCCGCCATTCCTGGAACCATTGTTGTTGCCGTTTCCGCCATTTTTGTACGCGGCATTGCCGTTTTTGGACATCTTTTCCGAACCCGAATTATTTTTCTGGCTCATGTAGTAAAAATACAAAACAAACACACCCGCTAAAATAATCACCACGTAGTTCTTCTTTGTCAAATTCACCAGATTGTTCATTTGTTATACTCAAATATTATTATAATAAAGATATTTTTATTTATTCATTCGTGTAAAATACATTCGATAAATAATTCGTTACATATCCCGCAATTCGTATTTTTGCTTTATTTCGTCGGCCTCTAAATATAATTGATCCGCCTGTCGCTTTGCCTCGTCAGCTTTTTCCAAGGCCGCGCGAAACATTTCGCGGTAAATTTCATCGGGCTTTTTCAATATTAGCGAGGCCTCGCTTTCCTTGTCCTTGGACGCTCCCCCTTTATCCTCAAAATCCAGCACAATTTCCTCAATTTCGTCCTCTTTTTGGTCTTTTGGTTCTCCCTCGTTCATGTCCTCAAAATCCAGCAATCCGTCGGTTTCTCCTTGTCCGTCTGTTTCTCCTTGATTCAGACCAAGGTCCGAACTAAACTCGATGATTTTTATTCCGCCCGCTCTTTTTTTGGGAACCTTTGCCGCGGGAATGGTCTGGACATTCACGCTCGGGTTAAACGATACATTCAGGGCCTGTTTCACGTCGTTAATGTCGTCGGCCGACAGCATGGAAAAATCATCGCCTCCCGTTTTTACTAAAGCGTTCGAGGCTTCTGGCTGGGTCATATCCGAGGCTGCGGTTTCCGCCTCTGCATTTGATTTTATTTCTAAATCAGGTTTTAAATTGGTCGGCAGCGGCGACGTTGTTACATCGTTCAGCATTGCGGTTGATGTCGGTAAAATATTAATGGGTGGGTCCATGTTCGGCTCGGGTTCAGAGTCTTTTTCACTCGACGGTGACTCCTCGTCGGCTTGCTTGAGCTTGGGTTTCGTGGCAATCTTGACAAAACAAGTATCCAAGTACGGGTCGGGGCTCACCACGGCAATCTGCTTCGCCTCCACCTCGAATTGAAAGCTCTGCGACGTGAATCGAATTCCCTGGATTTCCAAGATACAAATCATCGTGGTTTTGTCGGGCAGGACGTCTTTATGGCTTAATAATTCCCCCTTGTTGGTATACTGGTCGTAAATCGGGGCGTTCGTCTTGACGTTGGTGCGAAATAGGTACTTTTTCCCCGACTTGTACAGCTTGAAACACGACACAAACATGGTTTCCAGTTCTTCGGCGTCGATGCTTTTCTCAAACCAGTCTCTCGTGGCGATAATCTGCTGGACTGCCGCCTGCAGATTCTCCATCCAGTCGATGAAAAACACGTCGTTCGAATTAAATACGAGGTCGGTATAGACCTTCTTGCCGCTGGTTTTAATTCCCTGCTTGGTGGTGCACGGCGGGCTCTGGATTATCACGGACTTGTCGTTTAAAAAAAGCGGCGTGAAATACACCCCGCTAGAGACCACGCTGGGTGTTCCTAAATAGAGCTTGTTGCTAAAATCGAAATTGCTGGTCGGCTCGAGTATGTTCATATTCGGATTAAAAAAAGACGCAGTTATTAAATTAGTCAAGATGTTTTTATGTGTTTTTTTACATATTTTCATAAATGGTGTCGTGGATGCTTTCTCTGACAATAATTTCCAACGAGCGTTTATTTTGTTGCTTTTGCATTGGAGACACTCCTATTTCATACACGTATACATTGTTGTACACTTTGCGTGCAACATTGATGTATACTTGATGGATAAAATCACCCGTAATTGAATGCTCTGTATTGGCGAAATATCTATGCTGCCTAATTCGGTTTCGTTCTCTTTCAATAATTTCATTGTCCCATGTTTTAATCTTTGTTAAAGATCTTTGAAATATAACAACATAATTGCTGTGGTATTCACGTTCTCCACATTTACAAACTTCGGTAAATATAGAATTAATGCCTTCAATGATGCGCGGGCACAAAACAACAATCAGTTTATTCGCCTGTATTATTTTTGATTCTGTTGTTGCAAAAGATTGAGCTTGAGCCACGCATTCTGCTACAGGTACGACTGCTACAGGTATGACGGTCGTTGTCTCTTTAAAATTCATGTCGTTTCAAATAAATAAATTCATTATTTTAATTCATTTTTTTATTATTCAGTAAAAATGTATTATAAGCAAAGTGCGAAATATGGTAAAATAAGGTCATGCTGTATCCACCATATATTAATTTGCCGATGCGCCTCCTAGATTGGATCGACCTGGACAAACTGAATTGGAAGTTTGTGTGCTACAACGATTCGCCAGGTGCACCGCAGCTGGTGGAGCAAAATATGGACCGAGTGGATTGGGACGCACGGGGGTACAATCCGTTGAAACGCGTGCTAAAAATGCCGTATACACGCAAAGAACTGGCCGATATCCGTGAGCAGGATTGGTGGGTAACCCTGTCAAAAACAGAGTCCGACTATGCCATGGACCAACTTGAAAAGAATTTGGACAAAATAAGCTGGTATTGTTTGGGGCGCAATAATTGTGACCGCGCGGTGCAAATCATGATTGACAACCAAAACAAAGTCCGCTGGAATACGTTTGGTAACAACACGACAGACAAAGCCATGGAGTTTCTGGAAAGCCATCCCAACAAAATTGATTGGTGCGCCTTGTCGGAAAATGCATGCGACGGCGCAATGCGCATCTTGACCGCGAACCAAGATAAAATCTGCTGGGCTAGTTTGTCGGCGTGCAACAAGTCGCAAAGAGCTTTGCAGCTGCTCAAAGACAATCCAGAGAAAATACACTGGGAGTATTTCTGCGGCGGCGAAAAAAGTTCCGACGACCCCCTGTTTCTAGAGTTGCTGGAGGCCAACCTGGATAAAATAGATTGGCGGTCGTTGTCGTCCAACGAATCGGACTTTGCGTTGGACGTGCTGGAAAAGAACCAGGGAAAAATAGACTGGGACATGTTGTGCAACAGCAACACCTCGTCCAGGGCGTTTCAATTAATGGCGGATAACCAAGATAAAATCAATTGGGCTAACCTGTCAAACAACAACTCGCCCCAAGCCTTGGGACTGTTGGAAAAAAATCAGGGCGAGATTGACTGGGGGGAATTGTCGGCCCAGCCAACCATTTTTCAATACGATTACGACGTGATGCGTCAAAATTGCTCGGTATTTAAAGAAGAGCTGATGGAGGAGCGGTTTCACCCGGATAACCTGCCGAAATTCCCAGGGTGGGGATTTAGCAACAGTTTCGACATGAACTCGGATTGCGAATAATTATTTGGTCAATCTAACAAAAGTGCAAAAACAAAAGCATAAATAAACCGACATAAACGCAACTTTTATAAATATTTTATTTATACGTCATTCGCATGGTTTTATGCACCAGCGTTTTCCGTTTTGTCCCATGAATATCCCGAATCACGGCATCGATGTTTTTTGTTAGCGTGGGCGTTTTATAGTGCGTCTGCAAAAAGCTCAAAAATGAATCCATGTTGCTCTTGTTTTGGTAAAACACGATATAATCCGACAAGCGAAACGCGGTGGATTTATTCATATTTGCGTTTTGTTTAAAGCTCCATTCAATAAACGCGGGATAATTCGAAAACAACACCAAGGTAATTATATAGTACGCCAGAATGGATGTTTTTTCTCGGTACAAGTCACTAATGCCTCGACTAAGGCCCTGGCCCCGAATCAAGTGCCCGTACGACGGGATATCCATGTACTCGAGCACCTTGCCCGCCTGAAAAAAAGAAAACCCAATCTCCTCTGCGAACCGCTCGTTCAGACACGCCAGATATTTGGCGTCCGACTCGGGCGCGCGCCCGTAAACGCAGGAAAAGACAATCATCAATATGCGCGCCCAGCATTCCGTGTACGCCTCGTAGACATTCATCTCGCTCCGTATAGGATACAATTTCTTCGCAGTAAATACGGTCGACTGGCTGAGCAGATCGTCGCTCGCTCCAGAAAAATCGAATCCGTAGTTGTGAAAGGTCTCGTGTACAAACACTTTGAACCACTCTTCTTGGCGAAAAATGATGATTTGCCTTGCCTTTGTTTTATTTATTTTATTGGATCGGAGCGTTGCATCGGAATCGTCGCACACCATGGTAAACGCCGAATTCGCGTTGCACCAGTCCAGCGTGGCCTTTTCTTTCTTTTTTCCTTTTTCTAGAGGCAGCATCTTGGGCAGCGGCGATAAAAATAGATAAACGACGAGCGGGGACTCGTTGCATTTGTTTTTCTTGGCGTTTTTCTGGGCGATATACAGCCATGTTAGGCACTGGCGAATGCACGCGTTGATTTCTTTCACCTTTTTGGGGCTGCACACCTCTTGTATCGCCACGACAAACGTAATGGACCGCTTGTCTATCAATTCCATGGACGGCGGAAAATGATAGGTGAGTGTGCATTCCGTTTCGCTTTGAATGTTTTTCCATATTTCCGCGGGAATACCGCGGACCAAACTGGGCCCGAACCTTGTCGCGTTGGTCATGCCTGGTAAAATAAGGTCGGGCTGCAGCCCCGATTGAATGACGGGCCGCAAATCCTGGGTATGCGTATTCACAAGGACTTCGACGCGCCGAAGCTGTGCCGCGAATTCTATAAAAAAATAATTTATATTCGCTGAACCATTCATTCTACCTTGTATTTTTATTTTACTTTTTTTGATTTATGTTTTTCTTTTTTGTGCGCTGAATCCATCTATTTTATCGGGTTTTCCAAAAAAGTCAATCCTCAAAATCTGGGTCCTAAAAATGTCACTTTTCCCTCTGTTTTTCAGATGTAAAAATCCATTAAATGTAAAATTTACAGTTGAAAAGTAGAGTAGGTTAGCATGATATATGATGATAAGCAACTGTAAATTTATTTACATTTACATTTAATGGATTTTTATTTACATTTAATGAACATTTAATGGATTTTTCTGAATGGGTCTTGAGTGAAATGGAGCGCGTGTATTGAAGATTACGCCGATGTTTTGGAAAAATCCAGGGCTCAGATATTTCCAGAATTTTATCGAGTTTTCAAAAAAGTCCATCTTCTAAATCTGGGTCCTAAAAAGGTCACTTTTCCCTCTGTTTTTCAGATGTAAAAATCCATTAAATGTAAAATTCACAGTTGAAAAGTCGAATTGAGTAACGTAGTGTATGATGATAAGCAACTGTAAATTTATTTACATTTACATTTAATGGATTTTTATTTACATTTAATGAACATTTAATGGATTTTTCTGAATGGGTCTTGAGCGAAATGGAGCGCGTGTATCGAAGATTACGCCGATGTTTTAGAAACCCCGATAAAATCCAAAGCTCAAATATTTCTCGAAATTGCATTGATTTTCCAAAAAAATCTATCCTCGAAATCTGGGTCCTAAAAAAGTCACTTTTCCCTCTGTTTTTAGGTGGATTTTTTAGTTAATCTTTTTTATACAGTTGAGAAATAATCATCCAAGGTATATGGTAAGACGATAAGCAAACATAAATATGATTTATTTTTATGCAATTAAAGATTAACTAAAAAATAAAAAGGATTAACTAAGATTAACTAAGATTAACTAAAAAATAAAAAGGATTAACTAAGATTAACTAAGATTAACTAAAAAATAAAAAGGATAGTTTCAACTGAAAACCTTGGTTTGTTCTTTTAAAATTCAGGTGCTCAATTTTTTCAGAAATTTATCGGTTTTCCAAAAAATCCATTCTCAAAATCTGGGTCTTAAAAAGGTCACTTTTCCCTCTGTTTTTCAGATGTAAAAATCCATTAAATGTAAAATTTACAGTTGAAAAGTAGAGTAGGTTAGCATGATATATGATGATAAGCAACTGTAAATTTATTTACATTTACATTTAATGGATTTTTATTTACATTTGATTAACATTTAATGGATTTTTGAATGGGTGTGTATCAGTGTTGTATGGCGAATTTGTGGGTTTCTTTGAAAATCTGGGTGCTCAAATATTCCCAGAATTTTATCGGGTTTTTCAAAAAAGTCCATCCTCAAAATCTGGGTCCTAAAAAGGTCACTTTTCCCTCTGTTTTTCAGATGTAAAAATCCATTAAATGTAAAATTTACAGTTGAAATGTCGAATCGAGTAACGTAGTGTATGATGATAAGCAACTGTAAATTTATTTACATTTACATTTAATGGATTTTTATTTACATTTAATGAACATTTAATGGATTTTTGAATGGGTGTGTATCGGTATTGTAGCGAAATTGTTTAATTTATTTTTCTAAATTCATTAAATGTAAATATAAATAATTTTACAGTTGTTTATCGTCATATACTACATTACTATATTCGACGGTTCAACTGCATTTTCCACATTTAATGGATTTTTGCGATAAAATTAAATAAATATAACATATTAAGAAAATACAAAATGGTGGATAATAAAACTTGCCAAAATTGTCGAAAAATATTCAGCTCACCCGCGAATTTAAAAATTCATATGACTCGTAAAACGCCATGTGTCTCATCAAATATGGAACTTCAGAACCAGCCCCAGCCCATAAAATATAAATTCAAATGCAATCGTTGTGAGTCTTCCTTTCAAACTAACCAGAATTTAATGAGTCATTTAAATCGGAAATTTCCATGCAAAATTAAAAATCCATCTCCCGAAGAAATTGAACTTCGTTTATTGTTTGAACAGCTGCAAGAAAAAAATAAACAACAACAAATCCAAATTGATAAATTAGAAAATCAATCCATCATCACGAATAACATGGCAAATAATATCAACAGCAACAATAACAACACAACCAACAACATCACCATCCATTCTTACGGAAACGAAGACATGTCGCACATAACCGAAAACATGTATAAACAATGTTTTCAGGTGGTATACAAGTCTGTCGAGAAATTATTTGCCCTGAAGCATTTTTCGGAAAACATGAAGCAAAACCATAATTTGTACATCACCAACATGAACAGCGAACACATGATGATGCTGACAAATGAAAAATGGGGATTGGTGGAGAAAGCAGAGACACTGGACAATATATATGAGGACATTCGAGAAAACTTATCAGACGCCTTTAACGAACTGCGAGACAAAGACCGAGTAACTGCCACGATGGAAAAGCAATTCAGTTCCTTTGCGGACGATTACAAGGTGGACGACGACGAAGACGAAGAGCGCGCCAAGAAAGAATCGTGTAAAAAAATGGCTTATTTAGCTTTCAACAATCGACAGTTTGCAATTGATGCACAAAAGCAATTGAAAAATAAAAAATAGAAAAATAAAAAAGAATTGTTACCAAGTCGCGTTTTGCAATTGCCGAATAAATTCCATGTTGGATCCGACGCATTTTCTTTTACTTTTGCACAGGGCATATGCGTCGGCATAAGACATGTCGAGGGTTCGCATCAGATAATACATCACAATGGTTGCGGACCGAGACATGCCCGCATGACAGTGCACCAAGACGGGTCCAGTTGCCTGCATGATAAAGTCGTAGCATTCCTCGAAATACTGGGCGATGTTTTCGTTTTCTTGGTCCTCGATGCACACGTGCTTGTAAATAAAATCATCGGGAAAGTGCGCGGGCAAATCCGTCCCGATAATCAGAATATGAGTAATATTCAAGTTTTGCAGCATGTGCTTTTTGTTGGTATTCATGGACCCAGACAGATATACGCGGTCGTCGATTTTGCTGATTTTAAAATTTGCACGAGACATTTATTATTATTATTATGAATAATACATATCTTATTTTTAACTGGTTTATTCACTTAATATGTGCGACGGATTTTAGGTGCAGGGAGCACCGCTTGAAAAAAGCATCCAGTTGCGCGGGGTCGGTTCCGCTCACGCTGTCGGTTGGAATAAAGGTTTCGTTGCCGCGCTTGTAGCATAAAATCGCGGGAATACCATTCACCATTTTTTTGCTCTTGAGAAACGCATACATGTCAAACGACTCGTCCACGTCAATGTCGCAGCACAAAACCGTCTCGGGGGACGACACGAAAAACGCATCGACCACGTGCTTAATTTTCTTGCACGGACCACACCACTCGGCGCCCAGCTTCATCACAACCAAGCCAGGGTTGTTGTTTTTCAAGAGTGCGAGAAACTCGTGGCGCGACGAAAAGGTGGAGATAATCGTCTTGGACATTTTATTTTGTTGTTAGTTGTGCTATCTAAATAAAATATATTCAATTCATTTACGAACTTATTTTAACTGTTTTTTGTTACAATAAAAGATATACGCGATAATAACATAGGCATAATCATAATGGCGTCAAAACCCATCTTTGGAAAAGAGTGGCTGGAAAAGTGCATGGAGAAAATAAAAGACAATCGCTGGATCATGCGGGATATTCTAGCTATTTTTAGGGAAGAATTAAACGGCCTTCTTTTACCCTATGTGTGCGTTCTAGGCGTTTATATTGTCTGGTTGCTAGTTTTGATGATTTGTAATACTTTTTTACTTTGGTCCATACGAAGCAATTACTCGGTAATCGCCAGCAATTATTTAGCCATCGCCAATTGATTTCTTTTTTCTTTTCTTTTCTTCTTTTTTTTCTTTTCTTCTTTTTTTCTTTTTATCTTTTTATTTAGCACATGAATTTAGAAAAAATATTGAGTTAGACTAACAAACATGGCTAAAACCCGAAGAATCCGCAGAGTCAAGAGAGTCAGGTTGCATAGAAGGGGAGGTAAAAGAACAAGAGGAAGCCGTAGAACCCATAAACGCAGAATGCGCGGTGGATACGACAGCGCGTGGAGCTACGTGTCGGGGCTGTACGGCGACCTGAATACCCAGGTGAACAACTCGCTCACGCTGAGACCCGACCAGGATATTGTGGCGCGCAACTCGACCCAGTCCGTGCCTGTCGGCATGCCCAACGCCAATGTTAAAGGCGGTCTTGCCAGCAGCATGAACGGTGGCAAAAGACGCAGACGCAGAGCGAGCAGCAGACGGCGTAGCAGAGGTGGAAAGCGCAGCAGTAGAAAGCGCAGCAGTAGAAAGCGCAGCAGTAGAAGACGCCGCCGAGGTGGAAAGCGTAGCAGAAGCAAAAGACGTAGAAGACGCAGACGCGGCGGCATGAGACCTGATGGTAGCTATAGCAGAAGACGCAGCAGAAGTCGTAGCAGAAGTCGTAGCAGAAGTAATAGCCGCAGAGTGCGTCGGCGTTTGTTTAACCCCAGTCCAGTTGCCCACACTAGAAAACGCGGCCGTAGTCGTAGCCGTAGCCCCGTGCCCAAGCGTCACCGACCGTAGTTCCGCGGCGCCGTATTTAATTTTAAATATAAAAAAATGAATATTTATATTTTTTTACAATAAGAAGAAGCGAGCAAGCATGGATATTATTCAGCGACTAGATGCGTATTTGTACAACAACAAGCCCAACCACAAGTTCACCAATAAAAAGTGGAAATTACAACTCGGAAAAACATATCAAACGGATGATGGAGACACCATTCAGATGGTAATTATTAGAAATAAAGAAAAACGAGGGTCTATATTTAAGTATTGCAAGGACCAAACTCAAACTTATACGTATCAAAAGTTAACATCGGGTGGCAAGTACATTCCTCATATTGCATTGAATTTAACCACCAATACGTTTTGCGTGAAAACATCAATATCTACAAATAATTACGGCGACACTTGTTATTGTGAAATGTACGAGCTAAATGGCAAGTGTAATTGTTATAGAGAATACCAGATTTCAAACGAGATGAGTTTGCGTTAAATAAAAATCATTTATGATACCGATGCAAATACATGATGGTCCCAACCAGAGAAATAATTACCAACGTGTAAACCAGCTTTTGCTTCCACTGGTTGTCTTCTTGCACTAAAACGGCTTTGGGTTTATACTGGTCGTAGTAGGTAGAGTAAAACACGTGAATTGGTATTTTGGGCTGCTCGAGTTTCTCGTTGATTTTGTTGTGGATGAAATGCATCCAGCGCACGAATTCGTCGCGAGAGTCTAGGTAGGAAGACACGGGGTATTCGTCGAGCAATTTGCTAAATTCCGAGGAAATGGCCTCCACGGGAATAAACAGGGGGAGGTTGCAGATGAACTCGTAGTATTTTTTCTTGGTTACGTCGTTGGGGTAGTGCGGGTAATTCAACGTAATGGTGTGCAAAAAAAACCAGTAATGCGGTCCCCACACCTCGGGATTCAGGCCGCTCGTAGCCGACGACGAGACTTTCACTTTGGTTTTGTTTGGCGCCGATTTGACCATTCTTTCTTCTCCTGCTTCTTTCTTTTGTTCTTTTTTATATTTTTCCGAAATAAACTCAACCAAATACACAGCGACAAAAATGATAAATCGAAACGCAAAAAAACAACATAAAAGCAACGTGTTTAATAACATAGACAATCGATTCAACTTTTTTTATCAAACACCAAACAAAACAAAAAGAATGGTAAAAATATGCGACTTGACTTATCCCGCAGACCGCGAAGAAAAGTATGCAGCCTATTACGCTGCGTATCCCTATGAATTACACGATTTTCAAAAATGGACGGTGGAGGCGATTGTCTCGCGAAACCACGCCCTGATTTGCGCCCCCACGGGTTCGGGCAAGACGTTTGGCGGAGACTTTGCCCTGTCTTTTTTCCACGGACAAGGCAACCGCCCTAGCGGACTCGACACAAGTCTTGGAAAAAGCCCCAACGGGGTCAGACAAAGTATTCGACGAAAGACGATTTACACGTGTCCCATCAAGGCACTGTCCAACGAAAAATTCTACCAATTCACCCGCAAATACCCCGACATTTCCTTTGGCCTCATCACTGGCGACATTCGCTGCAACCCCGACGCGGACGTGCTCATCATGACGACCGAGATTTTGTTAAACAAGCTCGTGTCTCTGCAAAACAAAGATATTCAAATCAAAACCACAACCAACAACAACAAGTCGTTTGAGATGGACATTCCCGAGGAGCTGGCGTGTGTGGTCTTTGACGAAATCCACATGATTGGCGACGAGGGCCGCGGCACCGTCTGGGAAAATACGCTGATGATGCTGCCCGCGCACGTGCAAATCGTCGGCTTATCCGCTACGCTGGCGGTTCCAGAGCGTTTCGCCGCATGGATTGAAAACTTGCACAAAGAATCCCATTCGAGCAGTTCAAACAATAATTTAAATGAACCAAACAAACAGGTGTATCTCGCCAAGAAAACGGTGAGGGCAGTCCCCTTGACTCACTATGCATTCATTACATCACCCGCGGGCATTTTCAAGAAAATCAAAGACAAGACGACGCAGCAAGAGATTCGCAAGCAAATCGACAAGCCGATTATTTTGCAAGACGCTCAAGGCAGGTTTCAAGATGCGAATTATTCCACGATTCAAAAGACATTGGGACAATTCAACCAGGCGAGGAGCAACGCAAAGCGCAGCCACGTACTGAACCAGGTGTGCAAGCACATGGTGGAGCACGAAATGTTCCCCGCGCTGTGCTACGTGTTTAGCCGCAAGAAGCTGGAGCAGTGCGCCCACGAGGTCGGGACGAACCTGCTCGAGTTTGACAGCAAGATTCCCTATACGGTGGACCGAGAGTGCGAGCAGTTGCTGCGGGAACGGCTGCCCAATTTCGAAGAGTATTTGCATCTGCCCGAGTATGTGAATTTGGTCGCACTGCTGCGAAAGGGAATTGCGATTCATCATGCTGGGCTCATGCCCGTGCTCAAGGAGATGGTGGAGCTGCTGTTTGCCCGCGGCTATATCAAATTGCTGTTTTGCACCGAGACGATGAGTGTGGGCATTAACTTGCCCGTGAAAACCACCATCTTTACGGATGTGCATAAATTTTCTTGCGACAGTTCAGGGAACGGAGCAGGAAGACGCCAGCTACATTCTTTCGAAATGACGCAGGCGGCAGGACGGGCTGGAAGACTCGGAATTGACACGGTGGGAAACGTGATTCACCTGAATAATTTGTTTCCCGAGGTGGACGCCGCGAGTTATAAAAAGATGCTGCAAGGTACGCCGCAAAAGCTAAAGAGCAAGTTTCGCCTGAGTTATTCCATGGTGCTGCAGCAAATATTGCTAAATGAAAAGCAAGAAGATAAAGAGGATGGCAAAACAAACAGCCTGGATTTGAATGCGTATGCCAGCAAGAGCATGGTGGTCGCGGATTTTCAAAGCGAACTGGAAGCGTGCCGCACAACATTGGCAAAAAAGCAGCAAGAAAAAGCGGAACAACAGATTCAAAGCATTGAAATAGACGCACTAAATCGATACCACCATTGTTTTACCACACTGCCCAAGTCTGTGAATAAACAGCGAAAAGAACTGACGAAAGAAATGGATGCACTACACACAAAACATGGCGAAGCGGCGCTAAAAAACGGATTGCATGCATTAAAACAACGTCAAAAGCTGGACGACGAAATAGAAGACGCGTCAAACGAAATAAAATACATGGAAAACTACATGCGGCTGGAAATAAACAAGGTATTGGGTTTGCTGGAAGATTGTCAATTTATTGGTACAAAGTCTGCAACAACGCCAAGCTTAGTAAAAGCAACCATAGCACAAAAAATCCATGAAGTCCCGTGTTTGCCTTGGGCCGAGCTTATCGTTGGACTCGATGCGGGGTCTAAACCCATCAGACCTTATATTGACTCAACCGTTAAATTTACCGAATTGAATGCGAAAGAACTGGTCACCATGCTGAGTTGTTTTACCTCGGTGCGTGTCTCCGACAATGAAGCGGACAAACAGACGCATTTACCCGACGAAGCAATTATTGGTAGAAACGTAAGAGATGTGATGGAGTGTATGCAGACGCTGTACAAAGAGTTTGACGAACAAGAGTCAATTTGTTATGTTGACAGCGGGGAAGAGTACACGATGCATTTTGATTTGATGGGACTCATGGAAGAGTGGTGTAAGAGCGAGACAGTAGCGGAAAGCAAGGCGGTGCTGCAACAGGTGGAGCAGCGGGGAATCTTTCTGGGCGAGTTTGTCAAGGCGCTGCTGAAGATAAACAGCGTGGCGGCGGAGCTGGAAACAGTGGCCGAGTACCTGGGAAATCTGGAATGGCTCGCCTCATTACGCGAAATCCCGAAACTTACGCTGAAATTTGTCGTGACGAACCAGTCGCTGTATGTGTGATTATTTGTTCTTTATTTTTGCTTTTTTAAACTTGCGATTCAAATAACATCCTTGGTTTATATACAAAACAACGAACAATTATTTTCATCAATGATACAACAATATCAATCTTCTTTGCTTCGTTAGCTCAGTTGGTAGAGCATTCGGCTGTTAATTTATTTGACAAACATACACCGAAAGGTCCTCGGTTCGACCCCGTGATGGAGCGATTCTTTTTTATATTTTTGCAAGTTTATGATTCTTTTTTTTGTTAGGTCACCAATAAAAAATAACCATCGTAAGCTTGTCGTAAACTTATAAAAATGAAATGAAAACAACGTGGATAATACTACAAGAAGAAAGGAAAAGTAGAAGACAGATGCACAAGAGAAAAGTATCGGTTCAGGTTTTATCCTCCATCGTAGTGCGCGACGCAGACGCCAAGAAGCGAATCCTTGAGAAATTCCCCAAAATTGCACTTTCCGATGAAACCTTGTTGCATCAGAAAGTACACAACGCAGACGTATATGTCGCCACGCCATACGGCACCAAATATTTCGCATGGTTCACAGACCAGTCTTTAATAAACAACCGTCAAAACAATACCAATGAAAATGATTGCATTTGTCTTTTCATTGAGGCCAGAAATATATCGAGCACCGACGTGCATTCGCAGCCAACCATGTTTTATGTACCTTTAAATACATCAAGTACAATGGAACCAAACATCAAATGGTCCAACCATTACATCTTTCACGGCATACTCTTCAACATTAAAAACGCGGCATACTTTGCGGCGGATCATGTGCATGATTGCACCAATGCCCACATAACAGGTCACAAGACGTTTGAGCAAAACATGCAAACGATTCGATACATTTTCAAGCACGAGGCATTTGTCAATCAAATCAGGAATCCACTCATTGAGAAGCACGCACTGCATTTCGGCGCGCCCATCATGGAAAAGCATTTTACCAATCTCGTTGCACAAATCCAAGATTTGCCGTATAACATTCAGTACATTTACTTTCGGTACAACAACCGCCCAGACAACGAGACAGTGCAGTTTGTCAAGTATTTCAAGCCCAACAAAAACAAGGTTATAAATGAAAATAACAGCAATAATATGCAAGCGACTGGAACTGGAACTGGAACTGGACCAATTGATTTGGCAAAACCAACCACGGTAAAGCCCACATATATCAACAACAACGTGAAACGGCTCAGCCATGCTATATTTAAAGCGTATCCGCTACCCAGACATGATTGCTATAATTTGTTTGTTTTTAACCAGGTAAATAAAGAAGAGAGTACGTGGACATGGCGTATATTCCGAATTATAAAACAAGCATCATGATGAATACGCTGCTGAGAAACGTGAAAGAAAACACCAACATGGATGCGCTAGAGGAAAGCGACGACGAAGAAGAGTTTGAGAACCCCGAGGAAGACGACGCACTAAACCTGGCGAAATCGGTGAATGTCTTGTGTGAGTACAGTCCCAAATTTAAAAAGTGGATACCCATGAGTAAGAGCAGCGAACAGCAGCCCATTTCGGCGGCTGAATTGGGCGTTTAGATAAAAGGCAGATATTGAATGGTCGAGTTTTCGTATTTCGTTAATTTATACGGCTTGTCGGTGCCTTCGACAAGCACCGTGTCGCCCGTATATAATTCGTCCACGCCGTTTTCATCCAACCCGCTTTTTTGTTTTACCAACACGGGGAGTTTCACGTTATTGTGCTGGTTGGAAATGCAATAGTACTGCCACTTGCTGCGACGCGTAAAGAGGGGGCGACCCATGAGCGGCAGCACGCCGTCCTTGGACGGCTCGTTTAGCGGGGTTAAAATCCCGATTTGGCGAAACGCGGTATCGACCGCACTCGTCGCCACGTTAATGGGGACCGCTCCGATTCCAGGAGCACCCAAACCACCCACTACGGGATTTATCATGGGACCAATCGCGGGACCAACCGCAGGGCCGACGAAATACCTCTCGTCGCGAAACGGCGGATTGTACGGATTCACCAGCGGATCATTCGCCAAAGGAAGGTTGTTGTACGGGTAGCTCGGCAGCCAAGAACCAAACCAGGAATTAAAGTATCCCTGGCCTTGACCTTGACCACTGTTGCGGTCAGAAATATCCACGTCCACATTCACGTTGGTTTTATTTGGTCCAGCGAAAATATTGTATCCTATGATGCACAATATAACAACGATGAAAACCACCATCATGTTGTCTAAACAAATAAATCCAGGTTGACACTTTTTAATTCTCATTTATTACTCTACGTTATTATTTTATTCATTTTCTCTTTTTTGATTCTTTTTGGGCATCAATGGCAAACTGTCGGTTGTTGAAAGCTAAATAGGCCATTTTTTTACACGATTCTTTCTTGGCACGCTCTTCGTCTTCGTCGTCATCCACCTTGTAATCGTCCGCAAAGGAACTGAATTGCTTTTCCATCGTGGCGGTTACTCGGTCTTTGTCTCGCATTTCGTTAAAGGCATCGGATAAATTTTCTCGAATATCGTCGTACATATTATCCAGCGTCTCTGCTTTCTCTACTAATCCCCATCCTTCGTTTTTCAACATCATCATATGCTCGCTATTCATGTTGGTGATGTACAAATTATGGTTCTGCTTCATGTTTTCCGAAAAATGCTTCAAGGCAAATAATTTCTCGACAGACTTGTATACCACCTGAAAACATTGCTTATACATTTCTTCGGTTATGTGCGACATGTCTTCTTTTCCATATACATTTATGGTTACATTGTTGGTTGTGTTGTTGTTGTTGCTGTTATTTTGAATATTATTGTTTGTAATATTCAATGATTGCTTTTGCATTTTTTCAATTTCCATCTTGTGTTGTTGATTTTCCTTTTTTTGTTGTTGATTTTCTTGACTTATTTTTACCATGTCTAATTTATTCTGCTCATGTTCTTTTTTTAATTTTTCAAACAGTAATTGCAGTTCAATTTCTTGGGGAACTGGCGACTTAATTGCGCATGGAAATTTTCGATTCAAATGGGTATTCAAGTTTTGTCGGGTTTGAAATTTTTTGTCACATCGTTGGCATGAAAAGTTAAATACAATTTTAACTTGAGCAATACACGATTTTTTACGGTTTAAGTGCGAGGCTAAATTCTGATTAGTCGCAAAAGATTTTCCACAATTTTCGCAAATTTTCTTCACTACCATTTTACTTTATGAAATATTACATTAAACTTATTTTTTCATTAAATAGTTAATTATATCTATACGACAATTAATTAACTGTATGAAAATTATTGTGTTACAATTCGCATGTAAAAATACAAATCATTGGATTTTAATAAATTTTAATTAATTATTAATAATTTGTAATGTTGTTGCGATTGTTGGGTAGATTAGCGTCTCATATCAGTTCGGATAATATTATCATTTATATAGTAATATTTTTTTAATTGGGTTTTCATTATGTATCGATCGGGGGAAAAGTGACCTTTTTCAAATCCAGATTTTGACAAAAACAAAAAATGAAAACCCAAAAAAATTTCCTGGAAATTCTAGATTTGTATTTTGCCCAATATCGCGAAAACTACTACGCCTGTTGATTTTCTAAATGTTTAATTTTTATTTCTTATTGTTTATGTTCCCGGATTATTTTATGTTGTTTTTACAAAATGAGTGCCAAATCTCCAACATACGCGTTCCATTTCGCCCAAAATAATAATCAAGCATTTCCGTAGTACATTTCGCTGTTTTTTTGCTGTGTGTCCATTTGCGAATTCATTTTATTGATTCGGGGGCGGTTGTGGCCCGAAATACGCATGGAAATATTCATTTCTTTTAGAAACGCGTTGATTCCGTGCTTGAAATTCATTGGTTCGGATACCTGACATGTTTTGCTTTTTACAAATTTTGTTGTTGCGGCAGCCTCCTCGGCGGTTTTGCGTATAAAAAGGATGCTACTCCCAGGTTCTTGTGCCCAGGAAACGGCCATCATGATGTCGTGCTCAATAATAAAGATGGCCTTGTCGGACATTTGCGAGAACCGCTTGACCACTTTGATGCATGCCAATCGCGTTTCAATGTCCAAGTTGGATGACGGTTCGTCCAGCAAATAAATGGCGGCGGGAGTGCCGAGGGCAAAACACAGCATGACGCGCTGCAACTCCCCGCCCGACAATTCATCCAATCCCCTGTTTTCCAGAGGTTTCATGTCCAAGAGTTTCGACACGTTGGTTTGAAACGTGGGTTCTAAATATGCCGTGCGAATGTGGCGGTAAAATAGCTCCAATACGGTGGGATAGGTGCCATCTTTGTGTGCAAATCGAGCCAGGTTGGTATGCTGCGGCTTGTACGAAATGCTACTTTTGTTGGCGGCAACAATGCTGTTCATAAACGTGGTTTTTCCGACGCCATTTTCGCCTAGAATCAAGTGGATCGCGGAGCCAAGCTGCAATTTTGCGGCTGGTATATGTAAAATAAACCCAGGGTGTCGAATGGTTTGGGCCGCATACGTCAGCGTATTTGTCCCCGTTGCGGTCAAGGTCAAACCCGCATAGGTAGAACCGATTTGACTCAAAGGGGATAGATGAAACGGCTCGGAGCGAAACCGAATATTTTGAGAAGACAGGTAGCCCTCTAAATATTCGTTCAAGCCGTTGGAAATCGAAAGGGAATTTGAAACGATTCCGTATGCGCCTGGCTCGCCGTACAAGATGTTGATTTCGTCGGAAATGTAGTCTAGCATGGACAAGTCGTGCTCTACGATTAACACATAAGTATCGGACGATACGAGGGAGCGAATCATTTTCGCCACAATCAGTCGCTGCTTCACGTCCAAGAAATTAGACGGCTCGTCAAAGATATACACATCCGCTTTTTTGGCCGCCGTCATCCAGCACAAGAGCCGCTGCAGCTCTCCCCCAGACAAGGTATGTACCGCATTGTCAAGTAGCACATCCAACCCTAGTTCGCAAAAGGTGCTGGTTTCAAAGGACAAGTCATGCTGCACTATATAGTCTCGTACCAACATGGTCTTGTTTGCGGATTGTAACGCGGACTTGATTTTTTGCGACTTGAACGAAAAGGTTAATTTGCTACTGTACAAATCCTTGAAATAATTCATCATGACGGTTCCCTTGAAATGGTTGATAATGTGCTGGCTTGTATTTATAATTGTTGTTGCAGCACGCTCAAAATTGGGGGTCAAAGTACCAGATAAAATATCCAAGATGGTGCTTTTGCCGATGCCGTTCTGGCCGATTAACGATTGGACGCAGTTTTTCTTCATGATGGGGAGGCGGTAAAGGCGAAAGCCATTGAGTCCGTATCGATGAATAATTTCTTTGGGGTTTTCTTTCGGCAGTTGCACGATTTTAATCGCGTCAAAGGGACAGGCCACCACGCATCCGTTGCAGCCGATGCACATGGATTCCACGATTTTCGCGATTTTATGTTTGTTGTTGGTTGTTGCGTCATTAAACACAGATGCTACTGCGGGTGAATAAATGTCCTCAATGTCCACCAACTCAATCACCTTTTTTCCGTTTCGCATGGGTGGGCACTTTTTCATACATTCCTTTTGACACTTGGTCGGCTTGCACCGCTCCTTGTTTACAATGGCAATGCGATTAGAATGCGACATGATATATGTTGTTAAGTATTAAATTCGTAGTTTGATTTATTTCATTTTTACTATTATTATTTCTTACATCGATTTTCAATAATAGTAAAAATGAAATAAAGAGTGAAATAAATATATAATTAAAGTATAGATAGTATGCCTCCCAAAAAGTCCAAAGCCAAGTCCAAGCTCAAGTATGAAGAGGAGGAGGAGGACATTGACGAAGAAAACAACGAGGAGAATGAAGAGGACGAAGATGATAAAAATGGAGACGAAGACGAAGACGATAAAAATGGGGACGAAGACGACGACGACGGAGAAAATAATAATTTGGTGGACGAGGAGGACATCGGGGAAGACGACGAGGAAGCGGACGAGGAAGCGGACGAGGAAGCGGAAGTGGAAGTAGACGAGGAGGGGGAGGAGGAGGAAGACGATGCTTATTTAAAAGGCATGGATGGTGGAGAAGGAGCGGAAGAGGATGACGATGACGACAGCGAGGACAAGTACAAGAAAATCAGCAGGTACATCAACAAGGACGAGCTGCTCAAGTACCACACAGAATGCATCGTGCAGAATTACGACGAGATTCGGGCCATGACGGATATTCAGCTGAAATCCGCGCATGTAACCATTCCTTTGCTGACCAAGTACGAGCGCGCGCGCATCATTGGTATGCGGACTGTGCAGCTGAATAACGGGGCCGCGCCTCTAATTGAAGTGCCCGATACGCTGCTTGACAACACCATTATTGCCGAGAAGGAACTGGCGGCCAAGAAGATTCCCTTTATATTGTGTCGCCCTTTGCCCAACGGCCGCAAGGAATACTGGAAACTGGGGGATTTAGAGATTTTATAAATATTTGCGTTTTTGCGTTTCTTTTTTGGTATAAAACTATTTTGTTAGTTTAGTTATAAACAATGGAACAAAATTTAAAAATAAGCACCGCGACCCCGCTTTTACTGACGCCGAGCAACAAGGGAAACAAGGGAAACACGGGAAAAGCGGAACAAAAAACTGTCCTAAAAAAAGAGGCAAACCTGCCAGTTATAAAAAAAGCCCCCGTGAAGAATATTCACTCGCAAATTTTCAAAGAGTTTCGACGAGCATTGTACACGCCTCCCGTGTACAATAAAGAAGAAATTAATATGCTGTTGGCCGACCAGCAAACGATGACGGAACAAGGCACAGAGACGGGACTAAACATCAAGTGAAGTCAAATAATTTAATAATATAAAATGAAAAAATGATTTATTTTTTAACCATATTCGCAGTAGAAAAGAAAATGGTTGCGTATAAATATACCAAATCTACCTTTATTGGAAGCGATAACGAATTGTTGCATGTCACGGAATTGGATTGTTCTCATTGGGGGATTACCTCGTTTGAAGGACTCAATGCACCCAATCTTACCACGCTGACTTGTTCTAATAACCACCTGACTTCCTTTCAGCATTTGAATTGTCCAGCGTTAACCACGCTTGATTGTTCTTATAACCACCTGACTTCATTTCAGCATTTGAATTGTCCCGCGTTAACCACGCTTGATTGTTCTTTGAACAAGCTGACTTCCTTTCAGCATTTGAATTGTCCCGCGTTAACCACGCTTGATTGTTCTTTGAACAAGCTGACTTCCTTTCAGCATTTGAATTGTCCTCTTTTAACCACGCTGAATTGTCCTAATAACAAGCTGACTTCCTTTCAGCATTTGAATTTTGCTACGCTTTCCAATTTAACCAAGCTGTATTGTTCTGGTAACAACCTGACTTCCTTTCAGCATTTGAATTGTCCTGTGTTAACCGAGATGCATTGTTATCATAACAACCTGACTTCCTTTCAGCATTTGAATTGTCCCGCGTTAACCACGCTTGATTGTTCTTTGAACAAGCTGACTTCCTTTCAGCATTTGAATTGTCCTCTTTTAACCACGCTGCATTGTTCTTTGAACAATCTGACTTCCTTTCAGCATTTGAATTGTCCTCTTTTAACCACGCTGAATTGTCCTAATAACAAGCTGACTTCCTTTCAGCATTTGAATTTTGCTGCGCTTTCCAATTTAACCAAGCTGTATTGTTCTGATAACAAGCTGACTTCTTTTCAGCATTTGAATTGTCCTCTTTTAACCGCGCTGATTTGTTCTGGTAACAACCTGACTTCCTTTCAGCATTTGAATTGTCCTGTGTTAACCGAGATGCATTGTTATCATAACAACCTGACTTCCTTTCAGCATTTGAATTGTCCTCTTTTAACCAAGCTGTATTGTTCTTTGAACAAGCTGACTTCCTTTCAGCATTTGAATTGTCCAGCGTTAACCATGCTGTATTGTTCTGGTAACGAATGGGAGTTTATTCCTCCACACATCAATCGACTTTTGAATACAACCAGAAACACTCAAAATGTGTACAGCGATGGGCAAAACGTGCACAACCACCATATCCAAGAAAGCATTCGCAGTTCCATCCAAGCAGTCCTGTCGAAAAAACCTTGCATCGCCGCGGAAAACCTCTACGAAACCGTTTTGGCAGACACGGTACTAACCACGTCAACCAAGGAAATATTGGTGGATTACTGCAAGGAAACCACGGTGCATTCCACGCTGCGAATCACCTTTGAGGAGTTACTTTTACATGTATTTAGTCGCATTGAAAGCAATGCAAATAAAGAGGAAATAAAAAGCGTGATGAACGCGGAAATGTCGGATTCGGTATGCAAGTGCTTCACGGGCCGCATGTCCCGTCTCATAAACTGCTTGAATGGCTTTGATGACCTGGTAAGCATTCGCATCTCGGATACGGAGCAAATTGGACAAGTCATTGGCATGATAAAAGAGCAGCTGAATGCAGCCAAAGCATATACGGTGGAAAAGCATAGGGAACTGGCCCAAAAAGAATTGGAGGCGAGAGACTACTCGGAAGAAGTCATTACTGAGTGGATTGCATTTATTGAATAAACTGAAATAATCGCACGAGTAGTGTCTGGTTTTGTTTGTTTGAAATTATCATCTGTGTTTTTTCGTAATGAAAATCGAGCTTTTTGAGGGGGTGTTTTTGGCAATAGAACTACAGAAAAAAAAAATTCAAACATGTTGATTGCATCGCCTATGTGCGCGCGCAAATGAACAGTTAGTTAGTCTCACATACGTAAAATGTAGTAGTTTTTTATTCAATAACTAACAAAACACAAAAAATAATGTAAAAAATAAAAATGATTTATTATTCGCATCAATGTTTCATAAGCAAATCAAGCCAGCACCATGCTTAAATATTTCAAACAACCCGATTTGGATGTAATCTATGCAAATACGCATACTGATATTACACAAAAATGGAAAGACGTGGACAAGATGAATGATTGCATACTCCTCCAAGCCACAAACATGTGGCAAGAATACAAGGCCAAAGTCAATCTGTATCGTACCAACAGGAAATTGCTGAAGCTGTATCAAACGCTTCGTCGCATTTTTGGTGAAAAGCTGACGCGTATGGATGTCAACAATGATAATAACATGGACAGTTTCGCCGAGGAACTCAACAACGCCGTGCAGTTGGAGCGAAATTTGATAAAAAATACAAAACAACTGCGTACCGAGTTGCTGGACGGCATTAATGTTGCCATTGGATGCATATGTTGTGTGGTGGTGGCTGTATTGTATATATATGCTAAATGGCGTGGCAGTTCAGCATAAATAAACAAAAATAAAAAAACAAAAAAAGGTTGCTGCTACTACGGCTGCTTTTGTAGGTACCAAATACCCTGTAAAAAACAATCGGACAAGTCGTCCTTTTTTTTGCACGAATGAAAAAAGTCTTTCCAGCAAGCAAGTGTGGCTTCGGTGGCAAGTAAATCTGTGCAGATGGCGACCGCCTGTTTTTTCCGCCCCTTGTAATCTTGTTTGTTTTTTTTCGCTACTGTCTCCACCAAGTCCAAGTCTGTATGTACGTCTAACAAAGGGTCATGGGCAAAATCAAAATCTTTTAATTTATTACTCGCATTAATAAATTCAACACGCACGTTTATATTTCGCATGATAAAATATTGCATCAGCATTCCCTGGACCGTTTTCATCTTGGTGGCCAGCGGACCGATTTGGTTTTCGATAATCACGTGGGTCACGTCGGTAATGCCCTCGACCTTGTCAAAAAACGAAATAATGCTGCGGCCGACAATTTGCAGCGGGACTTGGTCGCACGCCACCTTTTTTTTGGGAACATGTATTAAAAATAATCCATGGGTAAAATGGTGCGCACCTAACAAATCCATTAATTCCGCTTTTTTCTTTGCAGGAACGGAGTGGGGCACTACAACATTGTATTTTTCAATAAGAGACTGCAGGCCTTTCAAGGATTGTTTTTTTAGAAAGGCGGGTCTCAAGTCGGTTGCCGTGAAATATCGGTCCTTCTTCGCATGGGCCGTGCAAAAATAATCAAAGGATTCTTTTTCCTTGTTTAACACACGTTTATACACAGCCGCCTTGGTGCAGCGTTTCTTATTTGCATTTATATATGTGCATTGATTGGCAGCCACAATGGTTGAATCTGTGGATGTTTTTTCGTTTTCTTTTTTTTTTAAAGCAAAGCTGGATGACGCATCGATTAAATTCACAATATCCCAATGTTTCATCACGACATTCTTTTCTTGTTTTGTTAGGACGCAAAAAGAACAATTCTTGATTCCCACGTCGATACTGATGACGTTCATGTATGTTTTCATTTCGTTTATTTGAAACGTGGGATTTTATTTTTATATCGTTTTTTGCAAAATAAGTTGGTAAAGTAAAAATGAAAAAAGAAAACGACTTTTCGAAATAACACAAAAAAGGAGAAACGGAATCATTATCGGAAATCGAGACGAAAAACGAATCGCAGAAAATCAAAACAAAGAAAAATGAAGGCCTCCTTTATTAGACAAAAGTATGCGGGGGGAGTCCTTGGTCAAGGAACTCATGGAACCATTACGGTCAACCCGAAAAATGACGCACTAGTAGTAAAATCTTACACAGACGACACGACAAAACATAAATATCGCATGGGGTCGTGTTTTGTGGATACAGATGTTGCGTCCAATACATGCGGCGTGGCTAAAATGGAATACAACGTTCAAGAATATATAAGCAATCGTTTTGCCCAAGCCGACATTTCCATTGTGGTTCCATCGGTAAGTGATTTTAGCCAAAGCGCCAACAAGTGCAGTTATAGCATGGACCGCATCTTTCCACTGGACGACAATGGAATTATCATTGTCAACATGTACGAACCAAGTGCGAATCGTGTATTTAGCCATAGTGCGTCGGGTATTGAATTGGGCAGTGCAAACATCCCATGGACCGAATACGGGTACAAAGATGGAGCCGAATTTGCTTATGAATTGGGCAGTATGTTTTCCTATTTGCATTACGTCATGAACATGGACGGGTACGATTGCGAACTTCTTTTAGGTCAAGTTTTAGGCACCCCTCGTGCGTTTTTGATTGACTTTGATAAAGTGTCGTGCTTGAAATATACATTGGGTGAAACGGTACATAGAAAATTGGACGAAAGTACGTATGAGCCAAAAGAGCTGAAAACGGTGAAGAAATATGCACTGTTTTTGTTTACCGCCATGATTTCCATGTCGTTGATTCCAGTTGGAACCTTGCAGCCGTCGTTTATTCAAGGATACCAGGTTTATGTTCCTGATGGCATGAAATCGGAAATAGCTCAGCACGTAATACAGCTGATTCAAGAATATGAATGAATAATCAAAATATTTATACCGTTTTTTTGTGAAAAATGAAATAAAGTCAACACGCGATTAATATAAAGTAAATCATGTTGGTGTTGTCAGATTGTGCCATGAAAAATGAGTGCATTCGCACGCTGTATGAATTTGCGCACAATCCCATGAATTCATCGAAACAATGTTTGCGCGCCTTGCACTTTTGCGACGTGTTGAAAAAAAAAGACGTCGACTATGATGAAATTATTTTGACCAACATTGAGTTGTTGTATTATGTAGGTCGCGCATTGGAAAGCTGCGCCGATGCTCCTTACCCAGATTCTGAAGTACGCCGAGATGATATTAGATGTAGTTTAGCAAAAGTAGTGCCAGATTATCACCCACGACTGCGGTCTTATCCATCCGATGATAGTGGAGATGATGCTTTATAATCTTTTTTACTGAAAAATGAATATGTGTAACATGTGGTAAAGAATACATGGATAATAAAATATGCGAATATATAAATGAAGAGCCGCGCTCAACATAGACCCAAAAGAAGAAGAACAATGCGTTCTAAGCGAAACGGCGGATATGGGTGCGGCTGTGGGTCACAAGGCTGTCCCATTGCTCCATTTCCCATGAAATTGGGAGGAAAATGTAGCCGAACCAAGTGCAGATGCAATAAACGCGCCAAGTGCAGATGCTATAAACGCGCCAAATGCAGATGCTATAAACGCAGCACTAAACGTAGTGGTGGCGGCCATTTTTATCAGCAGGGAGCACCTGTGCCACCACCGTTTGTGGGCGAGCCATGGACGGCAACCCCCAACACGTGGCCAGGGTACGGAGCGTCCAATAACCACGGAAATCATTTTGCTCAAAACATGTATTACCAAGACCCAAAAATGATGATGAAACTGGGCGGTAAGCGCAAGCGTAGCAAAAAGAGAAGAAGAGGCGGTGCGTCGTTTCTTCAAAATGCGGCCAACAGTTATCGCGATTTAGAGTATAATTTCAAGTCGGCCTACAATGCGGCCAGCGGATACGAGCCGCCCGTGAATCCGCTCCCGTACAAGGACCAATTACAGCCTAGACAAAATTAATCAAGGTCATCATCTTTTTCCTCTGTGGAATCCATCATGTGGTTTGCCACATTTTGATTACCCTCTTCTTTTTTTTCATCCATTACATCTTTGTTAGCTGCAATTGATTCGTCGGCTTTTTCATCTATAGGTATTTCATCTATAGGTATTTCATCTATAGGTATTTCATCTATAGGTATTTCATCTATAGGTATTTCATCTACCGTGTGCGTTATATTTGGTTTCGAAGAAGTTTCTTGATTAATTTCGGGCGAAATAATCGTATCTATAGGCAAATCTTTTACATCAGGCGAAATAATCGTATCTATTTCTGCGGGGCGTTTTTGAGCAAACAAGAGGTCGTCATTGTCTTCTTTTTTCTTTTTTTGAGGGGCGGGTTTCACGAATTTCTTCCGTATGTTGTGCTGCTGCAAAAAATACATGAGCGAATGACGCACGGTCGCCACCGTGTTCATATACGTGCGGTATTTGAAACTCATCACGCTTGTGTGCGGACCAAACTGAAACGAGTGCCACCAATAGGCGGGGATAAACAGGATTTTGCCAGGCGTGAGGGCAATTTCCAGCGACTTGACGTCCGCGTTGGAATTATTGGTCCACATGTTGTGGGGCGTGCGAAACTCGAATAAATCGTAGTCGTAAATCGCGTCCAATTTGGACGTGTATTTTGGCGGCACCAGTTTGATATACACGATTCCTTTTGTACACAAATAATAATTTCGGTAGTTGAGGTCGAACCGCAAGGGAGTCGTGCAGCCCTCGGTGCCAAACAACACGTCGGTCTCGGTGCGACTGCACAACGACGGCCTCAACATGCGGTCGGATATATTTTTCAGGGCGCCCGTTTCGGCCAAAAAATCTCGGTTATTTTCGGAATAAAAACACTTGTTTAACAAAGTACCATTTCTAAGCGTAGCGGAACTAGAAGAAGTAAAAGACGAAGCAGCCATTAACTGCGTGGCGGCGGTTAAAGGCAGCGACGCGTATTCCTCGCCGTTTTCTTCTCGCACTTGAACCGAATATTGCGGATACCGTTCGTTTAGCGCATCGATATTTATTTTTTTAATAGCTGCATTCACCAGCTGGTCGTCCACGTGGTTAAACACGGTCGGCTGCCGCATGTTGCATATTTCCTCCATGCCTTCTTTGGTCGTCTCGTAGATTTCAAACAATTCTAAATCGTTGCTGGTTTTGAACTGAAACTGGATGTGGAGATAAAAGAATAAAATAATGCAAAATACGACGACGATTAAAATTGGCCGATTCATGTTTTACAGATACATGGATTATATTTTTGCGGATTTAACTTGTTTGTTAGATTGAATAAATAAAACCAATAATTACACATCAACATTACAATTAGCGTTGCACTTAGCGTTGCACTTAGCGTTGCACTTAGCGTTGCACTTAGTAAAGTCCATGATGGACGGAAACAGCGGGGCAATCGCTCGGGCGCATTCCACGGCAATCAACTGATGCTCCTTTTGCGTTCCCTCGGCGCTTCGCAGCTGGATGTAATGGATCCACGACCGCAGCGTGCCGTTCATGTATAATCGCGACATGGTGATTCCCTCGGGCAGCACGGCGCGCGCCTGCTCCTTGGCGATACCATTCGAGACCGCCCAGTCATAGGTGCTCTGGCACTGGTCGGCCACCTTTTTTTGCTCGTCGATCCACTGCTGCTGCAGGGGATGGTTGTGTTTATCCTCCAGGTCAATCGAGTTTTGGCGGTTTTTCTTGTCCTGCAGTCGCGCGTCCTTGTACTCGATGCCCAAGGCGACAGGCTCGGCGTACCGCTGCGAAAACTCTTGGAAAGAAAAGGAGCGGTGCCGCAGAATCTGGCGGCCAATGTCGCGCGTGGTATTAATCTCTAAACAGATGGACACCATCTCAAATGGCGACCAGTGGTTGTTTTTCATCAGATACTTGACCAGTTTTTGGTTGGTGGCCGTGTTCATCTGATTCGACGGGTTGGACACGCGGGCGCAGTAGCACACGGATTCCTCCAACTGCGAATGCGTTTCGCTGCCGCTACCACCGTCCTTACCCTGCGAGTGATTGACCAACTTGACCGACATTTTTCTTTTATTAATATATCATGTGAAATTTATTCATGTTGTTTTTTTATTTTTCGTTTTTTTATTTGTTAGACCGACCAAAAAAGAAAAAAGAAAAAGGTAAATAAAAGAATAATACTAAACAACAACAACAACAAGAAAGCATGGCGGGCGGGTTACTGAATTTAGTATCGACGGGCCAGGAAAATATTGTATTGAACGGAAACCCCACGAAAACCTTTTTTACCAGAACGTTTGCCCAATATACCAATTTCGGTCTGCAAAAGTTTCGCGTAGACTACGAGGGCGCCAAGACGCTCCGTCTCACGGAAGAGTCCACGTTTATGTTTAAGATTCCTCGGTACGCCGAGCTGCTCATGGACACGTACATTTCGGTGAATCTGCCGGACATATGGAGCCCCATTTTTCCGCCGCAGCCCACCGACGACAACTCGGGCAAGTGGGCGCCCTACGAGTTCCGATGGATTCAAAATCTGGGAGCCAAGATGGTCAAAGAGATTGCCATCACGTGCGGCAACTATACCCTGCAAAAATATTCGGGGGACTATTTGCTCGCCGAGGTCCAGCGGGACTTTTCCGACACCAAGCGCGCCCTGTTTGACCAAATGACGGGCAACACGTGCGAGCTCAACGACCCCGCCAACTGCCAAGACCGCGTAAACATGTATCCCAATGCGTTTTACACGAGCAATGTGGCGGGCGCCGAGCCGTCGATTCGCGGCCGCACGCTCTACATTCCGCTCAACAACTGGTTTGGATTAAAATCCCAGATGGCGTTTCCACTGGTGTCGCTGCAGTACAACGAGCTGCAAATGCACATTACTTTTCGCCCCGTGAATGAAATCTTTCAAATCCGCGACGTCATGGACCAAACCAACGATTTTCCGTACATTGCGCCCAATTTCAACACATACTACATGCAGTTTCACCGCTTCTTGCAGTCACCGCCAGACGTGGAGATCGGCATCAATTCGTATAGCGACACACGAACTAGTTGGAACGCGGATATTCACCTGAACTGCACGTATGGGTTTTTGTCCAACGACGAGCAGGATATATTTGCAAAAAAGAAGCAGAAATACCTGATAAAACAGGTCCATGAATCGGTGTTTCACAACGTCACGGGGGCGAACCGCGTGGAACTGGATGCCCTGGGAATGGTGTCGAGTTATCTGTTTTATCTGCAGCGGAGCGACGCCAATTTGCGCAACGAGTGGTCGAACTACACCAACTGGCCGTATAATTTTCTGCCGCACAACGTGGTGGCGGCGCCCGACACCAGTTCCATCGCGGTAAATGGTGGTAGCACCACAATAACGGGCATCGGGCCAGGCGTGGAACCAGACGGCACGCCGACTGGGCTTATGATTACGGGAGTATTGGCGCCAGACAACGTAAAGAATATCTTGGTGGATATGGGAATCTTGCTGGACGGCGAGTACCGCGAGAACATACAAGCAGCAGGCGTATACAATTACGTGGAAAAATACACGCGAACCCCTGGAAATGCCCCAGATGGATTGTATTCTTACAATTTTTGCCTGAATACGTCGCCGTACGACTTGCAGCCGTCGGGCGCCATCAACATGAGTCGGTTCAACACGATTGAATTCGAGTTTAATACCGTCATTCCAGCTCTGGACCCGCTGGCCCAAAGCATGAACATCTGCGACCCCGCGACGGGACTCGTGATTGGTGTGAATAAGCCGAGCTGGAGAATTTATGATTATAATTTTGACCTGCGCGTGTTTGAGGAGCGATATAATGTGATATATTTCATGGGCGGCAACGTCGGCATGATGTATGCCACGTAATAAGAAAAATAAAAATAAAAAAACATCATTGTAAAAAAATGAAGTATAAATCTTATAATCACCACAACATGAGATAAGGACAAGATACGAAAAATATGAACGCACTCGTCAACCACTTAACCGCTACGTGGATGAATTTGGGTAATCAGCAATTGTTTATTTCTACTGTAATTATGTGTAATATGATGAATTATTCCTGGTGTAAAAAGGAATACTCTAAAAGTAACAAGCGTTCTTACTTTGGCTGGAATAGCCAATTTAGACATTTCGTACAGTTTTATATTGAGGCCAGTATATTTAGTTATACACATGCCAATCTTCCAGAGTGTCTCAGACCGCTGAATTTATTTGGGCTAATGTATATAACCAATATACATAATTAAATATGGTAATGATTACAGTAACGAAATAAATGCTTTTTTGCCTTTACACCATGTAACGACGAAATCGAATAAGAAAAATAAAAATAATAAAATAAAAAATTGCAATAAATCAATGTTTATCGCGGGCGGGTATCACAAAACGGGGTCGGTATTATTCGAGGAAATATTGAAAAAATGCAATGAATTGCACGGCAATAAACTAACATATAATTTTTCCAATCATTTCGACCGTGTTCCAGACAAGATGGTGCACAACCACAGGGGAATCGTACTCGTACGAAATCCATACGAAATTATTTGCTCGGGGATGAGGTATCACCAGATTACTAATGAAAAATGGGTGCACGTGCACAGGCCAAAATGGAACACCACCTATCAAAAACAGTTGAAGAGTCTAAGTGAGGAGAACAAGTTGCTGTTTGAGATGAATCATTGCGCCAAAGATACGATTCATGCGATATACAACGACATGAAAAATAGAAATGCGAACAATACGGTTTTATTTATTCAGATTGAAGAGTTATACGACAAGGCCCATTTGCCCGACGTATGCAGAAGAATCGCACATCATTTGAATCATAATAATAGCGACCCTAACAATAATATAAAATGCGATAAATTATTGCAGGCGTTTCGGCAAAAATTAAAGGTGAATTTTCATCGAACGCAGGCGGTCAACGAATACACATATCCGAAATTATTCAAGGAACGGCATTATGCGGAATTCAAGGCCTTGTTTCCCGAGGATGTACTGCAAGTATTTGGATATGCCGCCATTTGAGTATGTTACTTACTGCTTATCCAGGTGCTCCATGGTAATGTTTAAATTATTCTTGGAAGATTGCAGCGTATTGAGCGCGTCCAGTCCAGCCAGCAATTCTTTGCCGCCGTCTAGTTTTAATTGCAGACATTGCTGCACCATGAGCATGCCAATGTATTCGTCCAAGTTAATCAGCGTGGTTTCGTATTCTTTTCTATATTTGGCAATGAGCAGGGTATCTTGCAATTCGACGGTTTTCGCCTTTATTTCGTCGGCATAACCAGCGGCCAGACCCGCTTCTCCGTTCCCCCCAGCGTTGGAAGACGCGGCAGCGGAAGTCAGTCCTTCCTTTTTGGTTCCAAGCATGGTGGCGAGAAAAATGACAAAAAAGAGCGCGATAATCAGCACAATAAAATCATTGTTTAGTCTCATCATGGTTGATGTATCCTTTTTAATTACAATTATTTTATTTAGGTAAAATAATTCAGAAAATTATTTCGAATGACCTAACAATATATTTTATTCCGTATCATGTATGCGTGATATTCTTCGTCTAAATATTGAATATCCTCTTGCAATACACGTATCTTTTTTTCCAAATACCGATATTCTACCATTTCCGCCTCGTCTTCATAATAAAGATGATATGGATGCCGATATGTTTGAAAATCGTTTTGCAGTTGTTTTAGTTTCGTTTCTTTCGCCAGTCTGATTTGTTTGTAATGGTTTACATGTCGTTGAATTTTATCAGAAATATTAGTATTATTCATTGGCTGTTGCTGCATATTGATGTAATCTGTTTATTTTGTTTATGATTATTTGTTATATTATTTCTTATATTTATAATTGGGAGGCATGTAATTTGTCACATATTCTACAATGGTAATTGGAGGCGGTGGTTGGATGCGGCAGCTTGAAACGGGGAGCAATATATCTGCGGGTTTTAAATCGATGGCTTTCAAATTCTTATTGTTGTTTTTATTTTTTGCAACAAGACGGTATACTGGAAATGTGACTCTGTTATGATTCATGGATGGCACATTAATATATACGAATTGCTGTTGCAAAGAATCCTGTTGGTAGCAAATAAACATTTTTTGGTTTGCAAATTGATGTGCCTCGGGTATAATAAGATTGGATATAAACATGGATGGGATTTTAAAATAATTCAGCAGCAGCCACATGTCAAACAGCACGGGGTAAAAGGTGTTGGTCAAAATAACGTCGCTCATTTGTTTCATCCCGCTTTTTACAAATTGAATTTCGGTTTTATTTTGTATTTCCTTCATTAATATTTGCATTATATTCTTCTTATAATCTGGAGTAATCATTAAAGATTCGTATAATCCAATCAACCTGTCCTTTACCATTTTCGTGGTAATGGTTTGCCCAAATAAAATATACACCAAATCCACGATTAGCCCGAGTCCACATCCTGGGTGCTGGTCATAGGGTATTTCCATATATTGGGAAGTGTCTTTAAAACATTGGGAGGCTAAAATATATGTGCTGCTAATGGGTTGAGATAGCGCATCACATGCGATGAATTCATTGACATTGTCGTCGTCGCTGTCTATTTGACCCGTTTTTTCAGCAGCCGCATCCATCAACGCCGCGTATGATTCTGGCGAACGATTATTTTGGTTGCCTGCATCGTCGTATGTATGTTTCAATATGTATGGATTTTGCACATTGTCCAACAGCGATTTGATATTTTTCAAATATTCGCGATTTTTATACAATAACTGCGATTCTAAAATTAGAATTTCATGCGGCTGCACCGCGTGCTCCAAGGTTTGAAACAACATAAATTGTTTTTTATTGAAAAACATGTGAGATATCTGTTTGAATCGTATCAATTCATCGGCCAATTTCGTGTAATATATTTGCTTGTTATCTCCCCTTGATAATAAATGCTCTTTGGGTAAAATAATTGCATTTGCATTTGCATTTGCATTTGCATTTGCATTTGCATTCTCGGAAATTAACTGAGCCGAGAGGTCGTCCATTTTGCTAAACTGAACGGCGGGATTTCCTATTTTTTCCAGCATATTTTTCACCGTTTCCAGTTGCGCGGTATAATAGGACAAAGAATCGGTGCATTGCCGATGAAGGTTTTCGTATGCGTCGCTCTTTAAAACCAAATCTCGCATGGTATTTTTGAAAAGGTTGTAAAATTTAGTATCGAGTGTTATGCGATTCATATAATTCACGCGTTCCTTGTCTTTTTCATCGGATAATTGCGTCTGTAAATTCACTTGATATATTTCGGCCACGTCTGGTCGTTCTTCTGTTAAAAAATGAGGCAAAAAGGGGGGGCTCTTGGGTTTGGAAAATGGCACAAACATGTTATAGCTGGAAATAAAAAGACCGATTGCCTTTTTTGATGTATCCACCACCTGAACAATATCCGAATAAGAAATGTTTTTTGTTAGGTCGTGGTAAAATGCAATGGATTTATCATATGGTTGGGGCGAAAGTTCGTTGATAAAAATCAATGGCGGATAGGATTCCATCGAATGCGGCGGCATTGCATTGGAATTGGGATAAAAAGACGATGCCGCACAAGGAATAAATCCGACAAAAGATGTCTTAGTCTTAGTGCCTGATGATGCGGCCATAACACCCACGATTTGTCCCACGAAATTCATGACCAATTCTTGCAACAAATAATTATTTTTTTGTAGTTGGTGCAATAATTCCGCAATGGGCTGCCGTTTTGCGTTGCCCGACGACACGCATTGATGTTGGAAGGTTGGTACGATGACTTGACGAATAATGTTTCTCATAAAAAGTATGCTGGTATCGAAATAAAAATATTTATACACATTTTGAATCATTTGTTTTTTCGAGATTATTTCTTTTTTATGGAGATACATGGGTTCAAAATAATGATTGTGCGACATGAGCATGAAATAGGTTGGTTTCTTGGCATCAAAGGCCGCGACATTGGAGGAATGGTTTGTGGGGCACACCAACCCGACTTGATTCAGGTCTTTGTCCATTTCTAAAATACATAAATTCATGCCTTCTTTAAAAAAATGAGCGTTTGGACTACATAAAATGTCCCATAAATAGGTGTAGTCCACGTGGCTTTCTGGGTCGACCAAATATTCTCGAAAATTTTCAAACGATTGCATGGCACGAATTACAAAATCATGAATTAACGGATTTGTTAGGTGAACCTTGGATAAAAGGACGGAATTATATTTCGTCACGACATCTCGCACCGATAAAGTTGCGCGATTTATTTTTTTGCCAAAAGAATTAAATACGGCAAATAAATTTCCATTTTGGGCCAGTAAAAAGTCATCCAATCGAACATGTTTTGCCAAATAGTCGCACATGTTGGGCACGCTCAAGACGTCGGACGATGCTTTCTGATAAAAAAGCATGTTTGCGACCGCGGCAATGAAAGATTTATTGGGAGAATTTTCCACACCATATCTCAACATGCAGTTGTAATTCAAGGAGGAATTAATGGTTGGGTTTTTTTCTTGGGTGCACACCGAGGTCACATTATTTAAAAATTCTTGCAACACGCTGGGCAAATATCCCCAGCGTTTATTGGGGAGGGGAACGCTGCTGTCCGACCCCAAGATATAAATATTGTCGGCCGCCTTTTGGAGAGTGTGGGCCAAGCTGTCTGCGATTTCCAGGGTTTTTTCTTTCCGCGTTTCTTCTTTTGTTTTTTCCATTCTTTCTTCCTTTTTATCCTCTTGTTCTCCTTGACATTCTTTCTTTTTTTCCATGTGTTTCTTTCCTATTTTTTTAAAGCAGCAAGGCGAGCAAAATCCGTTTTGCAACCTGCTCGAATTAAAGCCTGGAAACAACGTATCGTCCCCATACGGTAAATATACGTGTTTATTTCCCCGTTTTTTAATGTCGGTAAAGATGGCTTGTTTTACATCGGTTATCGCCCCGCATTTTCCCTGCCGAATATCTTCGTCGGATACGGGGCCTTCTTGCCCTTCCTTCATGCAATAATATTTGGGACAAGAAAAATATAATGCGTCGCCGTGTGCGTCGTTTCCGTATTGTAGCAAATCTTGCTGGGGATTTTTTATTTTTTTATTTTTTTCCAACACTTCTTTTTCCAGTTTTGTTAGGATGAGCGGCTCGTTGTTCTGACAGATGCGGGAGTATTTGTTTAATTTCAAATCCATTTTGGTGATGTTCTCTTTGAATAAATCGGGCATGATTCGTTTCATTTTGGTCACAAACGGGTTTCTGTCCCCCACGCTGCCTCCTCCTCCTTCACTTACAGTATCGCCGCCAAACATTTCCAAATCGTCCATCAAGTCATTTCCATCGTCGTCGTCGTCGTCGGAATCCCATGCGTCCGAATAAATATCGTCGTCGTCGTCCTCGTCCTCGTCCTTTTCCGCATCTTCGGACATGTCCGCAACGACCTCGTCCTTTTCCGCAACGACCTCGTCCTTTTCCGCAGCAGCCGCAGCATCCAACAATAGAAAATCCTGCGCTGCGGTGCCGCGACTCAGCTGGTAAAAAATCGCCTTGAAATATATTTTTAGGACATCCAAATAATAAACGCTGTTGATTTTTGTGATGCTCATTTTATTGTCCTCAAACACAATGGGAAATCCAACTCGCTTTAAATTCGATACTTTCGCATACATCATTTTGTTTCGCGCCGTTGCCCGAATTTTCACGTCGGTTTCATCCACGGGTTCTGGCTGAATTAACTCGGCAAGAATTGGATGATTTTTATTTGTATTTGTTTTGATTGCTTGGCGAATGGGTTTGTCGTAAAAGAGCGCATACGAGATGGCGTCCACGGTGACGTTGGATGCATACAGGGCGACTGCCGATTCAAAGGCGATGGAATAAAACGATTTCAGCAGCGGCTGAATTTCGGCTAAAATCGGCTGCAATGCGAGATCTACAATTTCCTTCACGTCGTCCGCGTCGATCAAAGAGGTGAATATTTCATATGGATAAGTGGAAGACACCGAGATGCTGCCGTCGGCGTAAATCTCGCACGAAAGGTAATAATGATTTCTTTTATATTTTAATTTGTGCACATAAATGGACAGGGATTTTTTTTGCCGCTGCATGATGAACGTGTTGATATTTTCTTTGGCTAAAAACGGAATCTTTTCGTTGTCGGTTGTGACGGCGGCGCTGTATAATTTATAGATGGACCCTTTTTCGGTATCGTCTTCCATGATGAATTCATTGTTGGGTTCTATTGCGCCCAAACTGCGAGAACTAGTTCGAGGGTTATATTTTATCAGCGGATGCTGCTCGGAGCTAACAAATTGCTTAAAAATGGTAAACAGCGGGAATTTCACCGTTTTGATGGGGTGCACTGTGACGCGAAATTGCTCAACACCAAAAGCAAACGGGTTCTTGTAATCGGCGGGATATTGCATACCGTATAATTCGTCGGCGATACGCATCGAACGGTGCAATTGTTGTATTTCGCGCGCTGTCGGTTCGGGCTTTTTTAGCAACGGAAAATACCACTTTTCTTTTGGTTCGGACAAGGTCCTTACCGCATCTTCGGACAATGCTTTTCCCACATCTTCGGACAAGAAATCGGACAAGAAATCGGACAAGGTGTTTATCCAAACACAATAAATCGTGTCATCAACAATGGTACCGTTCTCGGAAAACGTCTCAAAAAGCATGTAGGGATTTCGGTTCACGGGTTTGAGCATGATGCGGTCATCGTGGCGCCACTCTAAATAGGGGTCGGCGACGGCAAGGTGTTTTTTGGCGATTTTCATAAAGGTGCTGTGCTGTCCGATTTGCTTGGTAATCGTGGCGCGTGTCTTTGTTTCCTCTTTATTGATTGATTCCTTATCAATGGAATCTTTTAAAAAGACGCGCGACAGTAATGCTTCCATGGTAAATGCCTCGTTTTTATTAATGGATAAACCAAAGTTGGCCAGGAAATTGGAGGCGTAATCAAAGGAAATGTTGCGGGTGCGTCCGTCGTTGTCTGCAGAAATCATTTGCTTTAGTTTTTCCAAATACACGGTTTCTTTCGTGTGCCCAAACAAGTACAAGTCGTTGGATTTTAATCCAGTAATGTGGGGGAGTGAAACTCGGCTCGCAACCTGATCCAAAATCTTTTGCTTGATGATTTCCACCGTATCGTCTATATAAATAAACGTATCGGTGTAATAGACGTTTTTTTTATTTTCTTTTTCTTTTTTGTTAGATGTGGCACTACTTGGTCCATTAAATACCAAGGTGAAATCCACGTCGTCGCGGCTTTTACCAAGGAACTTGACTTGATATATACGCGACATGTTAGTCTGTTATATATTACGATAGTATTTTTTTAATTTGATTTCGAATAATAGAAAAAATATATTGGAATACTACTGAGTGATTCATCTTCCAATAGTTTGATAAAAATATGCAAACCAGGCACGTGTCCTAACAACTATACATGCAAACGAAAGACGAAAAGATGCGACCCAACAAAAACTAAAAAAAGACGAAACAAGAGCAAGAGCAAGAGCAAGAGCAAGAGCAAGAGCAAGAGCAAATAAATGCAAGCCAGGCAAGTGTCCCAAACATCAAGCATGTTCAAGAAAGACTAAAACATGCAGAAAACGAAAACGCGAAAAAAAGAGCAATTCAGTGAGCCCTTCTGTTAATAAAAGCCAGTCCATCAGTAAAAGTAAATCAAAAAGCAAGTCCATCGCAAAAAAAGCCAATGCAGTTGGCATGATTGTGTTTAAAAATCCATTGTACGTGGTTGGGGCGTGTTTGAGCGCGTGGACGCACAGGCAATTCATCCGCAAACTCGGCTTGAATATTCAGTTGATTGTCATGGTGGATGACGTCATATATCAGTACAAGGATGAACTGAGTAAATACTTTGACCGCGTAGAGTTAATCCAAATGAGAGAGATGAAATTGAATCCCGATTACAAGGTTATTCATAAATATTCCGAGTGGATGAAGAATTCCGTCACCAAATGGGAGATACTTCAATACGACGAGTACGCGAAAATTCTGTTTATCGATGTGGATATATTGCCCATTAAACCCGAGTTTTACAATGTGTTTAAAATGGACACGCCAGGTATCGTGGTGAAAGGAATGAACGAGCAACAGAACCAGGTAATACCACCCGAGACATTTTTGAATAATATATCGGTGGATCCGAGCGAGTATTACAATTTATCTTTGAAACTAAAAAACTCGCTGGACGCTGGCTTTGTGCTGTTTACACCAGATAAAACGCTGTACGACGAATATTTCAAGTTTCTCAAGGTGTGCGAAGGAACGGCGGGATATATATCGTCATACCACTCTAGCGTGGACGAAACTACGCTGCTGCTCTTTTTCGTAGTGTATAAACAGATGCCCGTGCACCACATTCCGTACGATTATGCGGCGATTCCGTGGGAAAAATTCGCCTATAATAAAGCCAATGTCAAGGGCGTGAATTTCCTGTCCATGGTGAAACCGTGGGTAAAAGTGCCGATGATTCAGTGGGCCGACGAAAACATCTGGCACGACATTGCTAGAAAAGCGTTTGTCCACAATACCGTGTTGCAACGGCTGCATGCCAAGTATCTAATAGAATATCTATACACGTTTTACCACACTTGGAAAAAGAATATTCACAAGGGCAACTCGCCGTACAACATGGAATGCGTCAAGTCTAACAAACTGAAATATAAAACATTTCGGTTGTTTGACTACTTGAAACGGGTTCATCAAGAACGGCTGTCGCCGCAGCAGATTAATTATATCCTGGCAGAAAATGCAAAAATACACGCCGAAATGAATAAGAAATTGCTGATTTCTTTCACCGAATTGGACAAGCTTTGACTAACTTGATTTTTAAGAATCCATGTTTTCGTAAAACGCTTCTTGGCCGCGTAGATGGGAAAATACACCAAGATCCCAAATGGATTGACCGCGTCATGGCCAAATACGAGCGTAAAGGCCCTGCGAACATATCGTATCCTATTGCTCCTTTAACCGATGATGAAAAATAATCAAAGGTAACCCAGCTGCTGTTCATATTTAGGAAATAAATTCTTGTTTTTGACCACCTTGTGTTTGGGGATAGCGTGCGGTTTTATTTTTTTGGGATCGAATGTTTTCGCGGTTTTAATGGCTTTATAGGTGTGAATGTTGAGCGGATATGGCACTCCATCCTTGATTTCGAGGTTGCCCGCGGCCTTGATGCGGTCCATGGTGGCGTCAAAATGGTTCATCAGGTCTTCGTATTTGATGAGGAGATAGTGTTTTACCTTTTTAGGCATATCTTCCACCAAGAATCGGAGTTTGGTGTGCCGCATTTCGAAAATATTCTTGTAGCGGTGTTTGGTGTAGAGATGTACGTCGGGAATTATAACGCCCAATTCGTCGCTCGGCAACGAGTAAAAGGCCCCGTTTAAAAATCGATAGGCGTTGTGGTTGTGGTTGTTTCGTTGGGCCACGATATTATTTTTCAGGCTCGAGGGAAGAGGTTTAGGGCATAAATGCGGGGGCAAGTGATGCAGGTGCCGATAGAACGAATTGAGCCATTCCGTGGGATCGCGGACAATGCCGACAAACAGCGTGTCGTCTGCGTCTGCTCCCGACAAATCATTAAAGCCGAAAAAATGCTTTCGGCCGAATTCCCAGGTGACGGTCGCGTTAAAATTGCGGGTGATGAGCCCCTCCAAATAATTGGTCCCACTACATCGTTCGCCGTAAATCGTAAATTTATTGACCATTTAATATATAAGGATATTTAATTTATTTTACAATGGAAGAAAAATAAATTAAATATCCTTATATATTAATTATGACCAGATACGCCAAGACATCCACGGGAAAGTACAAAATTAAGGGAAATGTGTACCCCAAGTTAGTCGGAAGTAGGGCCCAGGTGTGGCACGGGACCGCGTATAAAACCACGGGCGATTTAACCAAGCACAATTTGATGAAAAAATCCAAGAACGGCCGCATCATCTCTAGCAAAAAGCACAAGTCCGCCAAGCGCGACAACCGCCTGGTGAAGCACGGATATGGTGCTCAAAAGGGCAAGTTTGGCATGGTTCGTTTGTCTAAAGGCAGACGTACCAAGAGACGCCGTGGTGGCTTCAACATTGGTACATTGAATCCCGCGCCTGTTAGCGGCATGGCCGACGATTCCATGAGCACGGATGCCCTGCAGTTAGAGGCGGGCATGGCTGGAGGCCGTCGTCGTCGTCGTCGCAGCAGCCGTCGGCGTAGTCGTGGTGGTAAGAGACGCCGCACCCGTCGTACCCGTCGGCGTCGTGGTGGTAAGAGACGTCGTCGTAGCAGTCGCAGAGGTGGCTTTAGCATTGGAACACTGAATCCCGCGCCCGTGAGCGGCATGGCCGACAATTCCATGAGCACGGATGCGTTGCAGCTGGAAGCGGGCATGGCTGGAGGTAAGAGACGCAGACGCAGCAGCAGCAGACGCAAGCGTAGAGGTGGTCGCAAGAGCCGTCGCAGCAGCAGACGTAGACGCCGTTAAATGATTGTAGCGGCATCAATAACTAACAAATAATTTAATATTACATTATTTTTGAAATAATATAACAATAGTATAATACTTTGATGCCTTATTCGAGCAATCCCAACAGCATGACGGGTGGTCCGTTTGGCACGACCGCGGCCACCACCAATACGGGTTTTTTCACCGACAATACCAATCCGTCGTCCGTAAACTGCAATGCGTTACCCGAACCGTCTTCCAACGTGGTCGCTGCAAGCGGGAAATGGGCTGGAGGCCGACGTAGTACCAAAAGACGCAAAACTAGACGTAAAAAGAATACCAAACGACGTCGTTCTCGTAAGCATAGACGGTCTGGAAAAAAACGTATCCTAAGAAGGCGTCGCACTAAACGTGGCGGAACAACTAACAATGTTCCGAATACCCCGAGCTATGCGACGGGGACCGCGTTGCCCTATAATTTGTCTGCCTTGGCCAACCCAGTGCCGTATTGGAAATTGGACAATAATACCAACTGTGCGGATAATTACAATCATTTCACGGGCGGCAAAAGGCGAAAGAAGCGTAAAACGCGCAGCAAGCATAGCAAAAAGCGTGTAAGGCATGTTCTAGGAAATTGGTATTTTCCAAAAAAAAGAAGCAAAAAGCGTAAAGGTAGACGCGGTGGCTGAGGCCCCGCCGTGGATGTCGTCGCAACGACGGGAATGACGGGCGGATGAGGCTCGCACCCCCAAATGTAACATGTAACACGTAACAAACAAAAACCAAAAAAAGCAAACGCAATAATGGATGACGAGGCCTTAAAAATAAAAAAATGTTGCCTCCGATAATTATGGCAAATTGTCTTTATATCATTTTTGCAATTTTCGAATCGTTTTTGGCCGAATTACAAAAAAAATGATTTAGAAAAAACACACCATATATAGTCAATAGTATAAGATAATGGCCGACACGATTCTCAACGCTTCCCACTTTGACCTTGGCCTCGTGTCTTATGGCACCAAGAAGGTGAATGACCGCGGTGGGTGGAACATGAACATTATGAACAAGAGCATCCGTTCTGGTCTGCGTTTGTCCACGCCCATGATGCTTACTTGGGGCGCGAGCGATTATACGGACCCAGACACTGGTGAGAGCGACGGCAAGTACAGCATGGCTCTCCAGTTTCCCGAGGAGGAGTATTCTAATCCCGAGTGCGAGGCGTTTTTGGAGAATATGGTTGCGCTGGACCAGAAGATTAAGGACGACGCCCTGGCCAAGTCCAAGGATTGGTTCGGCAAAGACCACAAGGTTCCAGAGGTCATTGATGCCCTGTATTCGCCCATGCTCAAGTATCCGCACATCAAGGGAACCAAGGAGCCCGATTATAGCAGAAAGCCGACGCTGAAGCTAAAGATTCCTTGCTGGAAGGACGCGTTTAATGTCGAGGTGTATGACGAGGAGAGCCAGGCACTGTTTCCCAATTCGGAAACCAACCCTGCCACTTGCAAGGACCAAATTAAGACGTATTTAGCACGAACCAACGTGATGTGCATCATTCAGTGCGGTGGCGTCTGGTATGCGAATGGCAAGTTTGGCGTGACCTGGAAGCTGATGCAGGCGGTGATTCAGAAGCCGCGCGAGATTGTCCAGGGTAAGTGTTTGATTAACTTGGGCGCGAGCGACAAGGCCAAGTTTGCGGCACAGCCTGCTGCCGATGCCGAGAACGAGGATGCGGGCAACGACAATGTGGGAATGGAGGTGGTGCCCGATTCCGAGAATGAGGATGAGGATTCAGTTGCACCAGAAGAGGCAGCGGCGCCTGCCGAGGAAGTAGTGGCACCTGAGCCTGTGCCTGTACCCGACCCCGTGCCTGTCGCAGCGGAGAAGAAAGTGGTTCGCAGAACTAGAACTACAAAGGCGTAATAAACGTAAATAATATAAATATAAATAACATAAAAATCAAAGACTAAATCTAAATCTAAACCTAAATAAAAAATAATTGAATCAACTATTTTTTCGTCAACCTGCATTTATTTACCTTTCAAATCATCCAGCACGTTTTTGTACATGTTGCTCGTGTTGGTAATGTGTCCCGCCAAGATGGACGATTCGTACATGTGTTTTAGCACGTCGTCTGGGGCGACCGATCCGCACCGAATGATGCCTTTTTTAAGCAGGTCGTGTTTGATATCGTGGATTTTCGCATTCTGGATTTCCTTTTTGGCCTGGATAATATCCTTTCGGGTTTTCGCATTTTTCACCAAGACCCCCACATTATGCTTGGTCCTGCCGAGTGCCACCTTGCGCTTGCGAATGATTTTCACCGCGTTTGGCTCTCTATCTGTACTAATATTTAATGTCCCGTTCATTGTCGTCGCAACGCTGAGTGAGGGTCGATGTTTTTGCGTTTGATTTACCCAGTCGCGATACAAAGGCTTGGTGCCGCCTTTTAAATTGCTAAACGGAGGAGGGTCTTGAATATTACCATTACCTGTAGATAAGGGCATGTGTTTCATGGTTTTGTTCAAGTTGGCTTTTTCTGGATTAATTTTGGACAAGTATTGCATGGCATCGGTAAGGTGGTTGGTGGGCGGATTTACTGGAGTGGCCATTGCGTTGGAAAAAGTAGCCATCGCATTGACGGGGGCAAAGGTCGTTGGTTTCGCGGCGTTTATTTTCTTCAGAGCCGCGTCGCTGTGGATTTTCTCGATGCCGCCCATTTCATCTGCTTTGTGCGACTGAATACGCTGCACTAGATTATTTTTAATGGTGTTGACGGTTTTGTTGGATAGGTGGGGCTCTTTTTTCTTGCGCGTGCTAGCGCGTCTTTTCTTGGCCTTGAAGAAATCGGCGGAAAATTGAATTTGTTTCACGTTGTCCTTGTCATTTTTTTCGCTCATTCTTTTATTTGTTTTGTTCGCTTCAATATATTATACCAGAGTAAATTTTGGAAAAATAACCAATAATACATAAAATGTTGCTTTATAATAAATGGTGAAACGGAGTACCAAGGTGAAACGGAGTACCAAGGTGAAACGGAGTACCAAGGTGAAACGGAGTACCAAGGTGAAACGGAGTACCAAGGTGAAACGGAGTACCAAGGTGAAACGGAGTACCAAG